AGATAGCTAATCTTTCAAACAATTCTGCTTTTTTAAGGAGAGCCTTAGTATCAACCATTTTAGTTTATTCCTTCTTTGAATACTACTTTTAATACACTATTATTCCATGTTTAACTGATCATCCGCCATTTCAAAAGACACAATCTCTTCTTCGGCTTCTTTTTCAGCTTGTGCCATAGCAACAAGAAAGCCCTCATGTTTTCCATAAGTAGCGATTTTCTCAAATAAGTTTGCTTTTCTTAGAATAGATTTTGTATCAACCATATTTACCTGTAATTGTTATGCCGAATAAGTCAGACATTTATTTAACTTCTATTAATCCAATCTGGGTTATTATACTCGTTGTCGCAATTTGCATCATGCACCCCACTAAGATCAAATGGGTTGATAAGCATTTGTTGTAATTGTAATGGTAGATCCTTGAAGCAGTTACATCTGCAACCACAATGACATTTTCTACAGGTGAATGTTCGACAAGAAATGTTTTTAATATCCGCCAGTAAATTGAAGATATTAAGGCGCTCCACAGGTAAGGAGAGGGTAGGGGGACCGTAATTATTTTGTAAAACGGTGACCATCCCCTGCTTGACAAACATCACAACGTCCGCAAGTTGGCGGTTGGTGAAATCTTGCAAAGTTTGGCGGAGCACCAAAATTCTCTGATTATTCAAATGGACTAATACTGGATAGTTAGGGTCAACTGAAACACGCGCATCAAATTCTACATCACTCATTACTTCGTTAAGTTCCAATTGAGTTTGTAAATTGGTTAAAGTAATCGGCGAAATATCAGCGTTAATAAAAATAATTGCAGAGAGCATTTCCATAATTATATAGAATTTTATCCACTTGACGACGAATTAGATATAATTATACTGTATAGAAATCTTGGAGAAATAATGTTAAAATTTGCCACAGCACTATATGATGGTCTTAAGCAGAGAGTCGATGATTTAAATGAGTCTATTGATCTTTTGAATAAAAAACCTGAGTTCAAATTCGCAGTAAGAGAAGATTTAAAAGATACCGGAGATTTGTTTGTTCCCACTAAAGGGGAACCTTATGCTAGCGGTTATGACGTTCGTGCCGCCCCTTTAGATCGAAAAGATATTTTAATTTATCCTAAACAATTTTTTAAGATTCCACTTGGATTTAGAACTCTACCAGAAAAAGGATGGTGGTTTCAATTACATCCTCGTAGCTCTTCGTTTACCAAAAAATATATGCATAATTTGATAGGTATAATAGATGAGCACTACTCTAATGAATTAATATTTGCTGGACAATTTTTACCAGAAAAATTGGAAAATCACGGTCATTTAATAATTAAATTTGGCGATCCAATTGGACAAATAATTCCATTTAAAAGAGTAGATATGAAAATTGAAAATATATCAAACGAGGAATTTGATGATTTATGTGGAAAAAGACAATCGGTTAGAAAAGGTGGATTTGGATCAACTGACATTAAATAAAAATTCACACGTTATTTTTAATGTGTCATGTGATTTTGGGATTTCTGAAAAATGTCGTCAAAAATATACAATGGAGTTTAGGCAATATGTTAAGTTAACAAAAACAAATAATGGAAAACTTCCTTGTTTATTTTGCTCGAGATCCTTGAAATTTTCAAATAGAAATAACCCAAATACTAAATATAAATCATTAGATGATAATTTTTTCAAAAAAGTTGATAGTAGAGAAAAAGCATATCTACTTGGATGGATTGCTAGTGATGGACATATAGGGAAAAGAGGATTTATATTAAGAATTCATAAAAAGGATAAAGATGTCTTACTAAAATTGAAAAGTATAATTTGTCAAGAAATACCGATAAGATATAAACGTACAACAACTTCAGATTTATGTTCTTTTGAAATTAATTCAAAAGAAATATCTAAGGATTTATGTAAGCTCTTAAACATTTCTCCAGGAAAGAAAAGTTCTGTTATATCGTTTCCAACGATCGATAAAAAATATCTATGGGATTTTGTAAGAGGATATTTTGACGGCGATGGTACGATAAATAATATAGAAAAAACATGTAAAAACTATTTGGTAGTTTCTATAAGAAGCTCTTCTGAAAAAATGTTAAATGGATTGAAAAAAAATATTGACGTAAAAAGTTATTTGAACAAGAATCATTCTATTTCTTGGGAAAAAGAAAATGCATATACATTTTGTTCATTTTTGTACAAAGATACAGATTTATATTTGAATAGAAAAAAAGAAAGATTAAAAAAATGGTTACAGTTAAAGGGGCGGCAAGTTTTAATTCAGCCGGAAAATAATGAGCAAAAACTACGATTTTGATCCGATAGAAGACACAAAACAAGTTCTTCCAGAATATGAAAATTACGATTACAACCTTGATATGTTAAGAGAAAACTATAAATCAGAAGTTAAATTCATAAAAACTAATACTCCTATTGTCTCAGAAGAAGAAGAATTAGCATTGGAGAAATTTTTTTCGGAACATCCGGAGCTTAAAAGCAAAGAATCTCCTTATGATTTAAACAAATTTAATGCTTCTCGTGGTTTCACGCCACGTTACGATGTAGGCTCAGATGAGTTTGATCCTACTGAAGCTTGGATTCAAACATTCTCTGGTAAGAGATTTACTCCAACCAATCCAAACCCAGAGGCTATTGTCATTCAAGACATTGCCCATGCATTATCCATGCAATGCAGATTCAGTGGTCATGTAAAGAAATTCTATTCAGTTGCCCAACATAGTGTTCTCGTTAGTTATCTTTGTAACCAAGAAGATGCTTTATGGGGATTGCTTCATGATGCTACCGAAGCATATTTAGTAGATATTCCTAGACCATTAAAAAGGTCTGGTAAGTTTGATGCTTATTTAGAATTCGAAAAGAATATGCAAACAGCTGTTTGTCAAAGATTTGGGCTAGAAGATAAAGAACCGCTTTCAGTTAAAAAAGCTGACTTATTGCTTTTAGCCACTGAAGCTAGAGATTTAATGTCTCCTTTGAGAGAAGATTGGATTTATCTAGTGAGACCTTTGCCTATGAAAATAGAATCATTACATCCAGAGGATGCTAAATTGCTATTCTTAAACAGATTTTATGATTTGATCGAAGAATCAAAGTGATATAAATATTTTTATGAATCAAAAAGAATTAAAAAAATTGGCGGAACCTAAACCAAAATATTATTTTGATGTCAAAATAGAGTGTATGCTTCCCGCAACTCTTACTTATAGAGTATTAGCGGAAGATCCTCAACAAGCATCTACAATGCTAAAGAATTTGGCTCCGATCGGAGTCAAATACCGTTTGCCGGGTCGTAAAGAAATCAAGATGATGATTTACGATGCTGGCAGCTCTATTATTAAGTTAATTTTATATACATGGAACAAATAATAATGATATCTAGACAATATCTAAAAGTACAGCCTAGTAAATTAGGCGGTAATGGTTTATTCACTACTGTAAAAATAAATGCCAGATATCCTATCATAGAGGTTACTGGTGATATTTTTACATCATCCACTATTACAGATCATCCTGCAATTTTACAAGTAGCCCGTGATTTATTTATAGGTCCATCTGGGGGTCCCGATGACTACGTTAATCATAGCTGTAATCCCAATTGTTTTCTTTCTATTATGGGCAAAAGAGCAATATTATATTCTTTGTATGTAATACCGCCAGATACAGAATTAACATTTGATTATTCTAGTAGCTCTACTGATTCATTAGATATTTGGAAAATGGATTGTGCATGCGGTGATGTTAATTGTCGTAAAGTCATTAGTGGATATCAATACCTCACTGATAAACAAAAGAAAACATTACTTGATTTAGGAGCGATACCTCAGTTCATCAAGAATGGAATTTTTAAATGAAATATCCTCATACTAGAGTTCTATTAGTAATTGAGAAATTTCATAAAATGGTAGATAACATTTATGTTAATGACCCAGCCTCTATTAATGAGATTATAGAAGATTATCGTGCGTTTGATATTGCATGCAATGATTTAAGACTTGAAATATTAGCTGGAAAATTAGAAAATTCTCTTGATCAAATTGATGAGATAGGAAATAAACAAAAAATCATTAATCATCTTGATGAAATGAGACCAACCATAGAAAAAATGATGAGTTTGAAAGCGTTTTGGTGAATTATGTCAGGACTTCAATATTATGTTGTTGACACAGAAACTACAGGATTAAAAGCTAATTTTCATGAAATAACAGAGGTTGGTATTATACGCGCTAAAGATCGTGTACAAATTCACAGATGTGTTAAGTGTGTATATCCTGAGCGCGCCAATTTTGATGCTTTAGCTATTACTAAGAAAACTATGGCTGATCTAGATAGAGGTCATGATAAATCTGCTGTTATAGCAGAATGTAATAAATTCTTTGAGGAAGATGGCGCTACACCAGCACATAGAGTTATTGTGGCTCACAACGCGCCCTTCGATAGAAGATTTCTACATGCCATGTGGGAATCTGAAGGTTTAGAGTTTCCTGCACATTTATGGTTAGATACTGTATCTTTAACTAAAGCGTATGCTAAAAAAATCGGACTAATTAAACCCAAAGTAGGTTTGCATGCAGCTTGCGATATAGTTGGAATAAAAAAACTATCAGACGCACATAATGCTAAAGTGGATAGTAGAAATTGTTATTTACTACATCGTAACTTAGTAGAAGAAAAAAAGATAGATTATTTACCTTTTATTAAAACAGCTATTCATACGGTTACTTCAAATCAATATTATGAAGGATTAGATTTATCATTACTTGATGATTAATGAAAACTCCCAGTTTAGAAAAATTCTATTTCAATATAGATCGAGCAATACGTTTGGCGCAATCTTACTCTGAAATAAAAGAATTGATGTTTATTTTGAAAAGTTGTAGGATGAAGCCATATTCTATTTTTTATGGAAAAGAAACGCCCAGACTAAAATTATATAAGCATTGGTTTGATGAATTTGGAAATTCTTTACATATTATTAAACGCAAAAGAGTAAAAATAATCTATAATGATCTCTTACTAAGAAGAAAAGATATTGTTTGTACAGACTTGTATTATGGATTATCTTTTGATAAAATAGTTAAATTGAGTAAGTTAGTGCATTTAGTGATTGGGAAAAATGAAGATACTCATGAATATTATTTGATGCTAACATTTTATGGTATAGATAATTATCTTAGATCTTATTTATATGATGGAGATTGGAGACAAGTGTCCTCATTTATGCTAGGTATGAAAAGATTAAAAAACATACATAAACATGATGACATTAAGTATTTTCATCAATTAAAAAATTTAGAAAATTTTATGACCCCTTGTACATCGACCGACGAGTGGATATGTTCATTAACGCAGACTGCGGTAGGAGAATTCGTCAAAATTCTCAAGAAGAAATACGAAATTGATTTTTCGTTTTTAATGTCAAATTGAGGTATGATACAATAATCATGACTAATAGAGATAGATTAGAATTACAGGGTGAAGTTGTTGATGCAAACAAAGGCAAATTCAAAGTCAAGGTTAATGATGCTTTGACTATTCTTTGTACTTTGAGTGGTAAAATTAGAGTAAATTCTGTCAAAATCTTGATAGGAGATAAAGTGACAGTGGAAGTATCAGAGTACGATACTTCCCAAGGTCGTATTATTTATAGACTTAAATAAATCTTAAGTTTCCTTACCACCAAATTGATCAAGTAGACTGTCTATTCTTTGTAGTAAAGTTAATCTGCCTGATTGTGGTTTTTGTGGAGTATAAGGTTGTGTAAAATTAGGCTGCTGCTTAATAGCAGCTATCGGAGCTGGCGCCTGTTGATTAGGCGCCAGCTTTTTATCTTTTCCATACTGTTTAATTTGGATAGAATCTGCAATAGCTCCTGCTAAGTTGGGGTTTGCCCTTAATTTTTCCATAGTGGAAGTAACTTTTTTACCATTCGGTAAAGTAACAATAACTTCACCATCTATAAAACGAGCATTTAATGCATATTCAGTATGTGCGCCAGCTTGACCCCTATGAGCATAAGTATAAGGTTGTAAAGGATCTCCAGCAGATCCTTGCCATCCTCCAAAACTAACATCTTGAATACTAGCATCTTTATTGGGTTCAGTTATTTCTTTACCATGACCACCAATTAATCCAGGATTCTTATGTTTAGATAATTCTTGATCAGTTAAACTACTATAATACACGGCAGCATCAGATTGGCTAATTCTATTTTTCACAACGTCTTTGGCAGAATAATGTTTTCCAGTCAATGGACTAGTATATCCAGTTCCAGAGAGTGGAGCAGCTCTAACTTTAGTTTTGGCTGCATCATAAATCTGTTTAGACATTTTAGATGTAGGTAATACCATACCAAAATGATTAGCAATTCTTTGTGCCGTGACAGGTGTCATAGGCACTCTAATACCATCAATGATAAGATAGTCTGCCATAGTTTTATAGGTTATCTTGGTTCCTCCAGGACCATCTACGGTTACGGGAACCAAGTTTTTAGGAGGACCCTGCTTAATAGCAGCTTGATAAACTAATTCCTCTCTAGCGGCACCAGGAGGTAGTTTCATAAATTCATCTTTGAAACTCATTTAATCATACTCCGGGCTGACGAGTGAAACGCAATACTCCTTCATAACTTAGGAGTGGCGCTAAAATTGAGCTCTTCATAACATCTATAACACTCATAGATTGACCATCTACTTCACAAGTCTTACTCATTAGAATAAGTGTTTGACTATAATCAGTATGTGATCTATCGTGTCTAGTTCCTATGGTCTGCCACATTTTTAATCCGCCAGGTCCGATGTACGGGGCGGACTTGTCATAGAAACCATAATTAATGGCGCTAGTGGAAGTAGTCAAACGATTACTTAAAATCCAAGCTTTTCCACAATCACGAAATAGTCCAGTTTTTCCAGAACGTTTACTTTCAACTGATGTATTCCATTGTTTAGATTTGGAAGTAGTAACCATGTCTGGTCCGGCAGGTAATGTAGTAACTCCTACAACAACCTCGGCAGCTTTATAGGCAAGATCACTTACTTTGGAAGTAACAAAGGAAGCATCCATTAGATCAGCACATTTTTGTGCTAAAGTAGCAGAGACTTGAAATCTAAATCTTGTACCATCTTCTAGTTCAACACGAGCGGCATCATCGCAAACCTGAAAAGTAGCAGTATGTCCATTAATAGTTGAAACAACTGGAACCCAATTACATACTACAAGTCCACCATTGATAGCATCCAAAACTGCCTGATCCCTGGCAGAGGAGGGATTTTCTGGTAATGAATTTATCCAAGATTGTGCGTCCATGATTTCCTCATATCATTTTTAATATGCGGGCTTGACATTTATTTCCGCACATTTATACTATGTAAGCTATTAGTATGCTCAAATATGGAGAAAATAAATGCTGATTAAAGAGGGATTGACGTTCGACGATGTATTATTGGTACCTCGCCATTCAGAAATAACAAGTAGGTCATTAGTTTCAACTATGGTTTCGCTTCCTAAAATCGGAACCATCAGTCATCCAATTATTCCAGCAAATATGAAAACTATCATAGATTATGAAATGGCAGAAGCCGTCTACAATTCTCGTGGTCTAGGAATCCTTCATAGATTTATGCCTTTAGAAGATCAAATTGCGATCTTGAAAAGATTGCAACACAATTATAATGAATACGTTTGGGACTATATTGGATTTTCTGTTGGTGTTAAGCCGGAAGATACAAAAAATGTGGATGAATTAGTTAAAGCAGGTGCCAAAATACTTTGTATAGATATCGCTCATGGTGATTCAGATTTGTGTTTCAAAATGTGTGAATACATAAAGTATCATCATCCCTTAGTTTTATTGATTGCTGGCAATGTAGCAACAGGTAAAGCTGCCGCCGATTTATGGTATGCTGGTGCAGATATAGTGAAAGTAGGAGTTGGTCCCGGATCACTTTGCACCACTAGAATAGAAACGGGTAATGGAGTTCCTCAATTAACTGCTTTGATTGAGGCGGCAGAGGCTAAAGAAGAGGTAGAATCTCATTTCTTAAGAACTAGTAGTTCAGGAAATGAAAATAAGAGATGTCTTATAATCTCAGATGGTGGTATTAAAAATACTGGAGATATAGTTAAAGCATTATGTTTTGCCGATTTAGTTATGATTGGCAACATGTTTGCTGGTTGTGAAGAAACTCCCGGAGAAACTTTAACTATTGATGGTAGAAAGTATAAAGAATATGTTGGATCATCAACTCACAAAGCAAATCACATAGAAGGTGTGGCAGCTATTGTTCTAGCTAAGGGAAGTTTCAAGGTTATTTTAACCAAAATGTTAGAAGGTACCAAATCAGGAATGTCATATCAAGGAGTTTCAAATTTAACAGATCTTAAGAAAAATCCACAATTTGTTAGAATAACTCATGCTGGATTAATAGAATCTCATCCGCATAATGTTAAGATATTGTGAAATAATAAAATCTGGACAGTGGATAAGTAATATTTTAGTATATATTTATGAGTAAAACAGTAGGCGTGTATAAAATTAGTTGTTCTGTTAACAGTAAGATATATATAGGATCTTCTATCAACATTTATAAAAGATGGTTTAATCATCGTTATGAATTAAATAACAACAAACACCACGCTAATTATCTGCAACATGCTTGGAATAAATATGGTAAAGACTGTTTTATATTTGAAATACTTGAGAAAATAGAAGATGTTTCTGTTTTAATTGAGCGAGAGCAGTATTGGATGGATTATTATCAATCATACAAGCCGGCATATGGATTTAATTCCAATTCTAAAGCAGAAGGCAATCATAAAAGAAAATGGACTAAGCAACAAAGAGAGAAATATTCTAAATCTAGAAAAGGCAAGCCGGCTTCCGAAGCACTACAAAACGCTTTAAATAATTCAAGAAAAATAGGGTCAAAATCAAATTTATCATCAATTGATGAAAACAAAGTAATACAAATTGTTAACGATATTAATTCTGGATTAACACCCAATGAAGTATCTAAATTACACAGTGTTGGAATTTCTATTGTCAGATCAATTTGTCAAAAAAGAAATTGGAAACACATATTACAAAACTTGACTATAAGAGAAATAGGCACTAAAAGTCAAAGACAGCGGTGCGCCAAATTGAATGAAGAACAAGTAAGAAATATTAAGAAAAGATTAGCTGAAGGAGAAAATCATCTGACGATAGCTGAAGAATATAATGTTAGTAGGACAACTATATTAGATATCAAGAAAAATAAAACTTGGAAAGATATTACAATATGAAAACAACAGCCATATACAATAATAGGATAGAAGATAAATCCAAACTTGAAAATATTCTAAACCTTCAAGAAGAAGGAGACTTGAATAAGATTTTTCTTTTACCCAATGGTAAAGTTTTTGCTGAAGGATACAATAGGATTGTATATGGAGATCACGGTCCTTATATAGAATTCAATAAGAGTCACATAAAATGTAAATTATATTCCAGATTTGGAAACAAAATTGATGAAGAGAATTTGCCAAAAGATAGTAAATATTACTATTTTTGGCTATTTCCTCATGGAAGTGAAAAAACTAAAGTTTATCTTCAAATAAAACCTGTTACTGACTTGCCAAATGCTCCCAAAAGAGAAGATGGAAAGAAATCTGCCTTCAATAGAAAAGAAGGATATGCGGATTATAAAAGTGGAATGTACTATGTTGATCCATATTCGCTCTCTATAAGATAAATGTATGAAAAAATCCAAATGGTGCCAGTGGACAGCTTGGGTATTTTTTATCACTGTATGCATTCATGCTATTTATCGTGCTCATACCTACCATCATTGGTGGGGGCTAGTTATCTTAATTGTAGGTTTTGCAATGGGTATTCTATACGACAAAGTTTTGAGAAAATTTAGATAAGGAATTTCTATGTCATTTGACAATGTAGCAACAGAAGCTAAGAAGCTTTTCCCAGTTCAAATAAAGTACAAAAACGAAGATACTATGATGAAAATATTAGGTAAACTAATGTTTTTTAGCCCTTCATTCATGACCAATTATATTACAACAATTGGTTATACTGTTTATTATCCAGACAAAACTTGGATTCAAAAAAATCCTAAAGAGGCTACTGTATCTTTCATTCACGAATGTGTTCATATGAATGATGAGAAAACAACTAACTCTTTTCTTTGGAAATTAGGTTATCTTTTCCCACAATGGTTGAGTTTATTGGTTCCATTTTTACTGTTCTTAGTTAGTTGGAAGATAGTTTTGCCGCTATTTTTATTCTTCTTACTACCATTGCCTGCTCCATTTAGAATGTTATTTGAGAAAAAGGCATATTTTATGGGTATGTATGCTGCCCATAAAATATACGGTGTAGATCCATCTTTGCTAGGAGATGAGTGGTCCGGTGTATTTAAGAACAGTTCTTATTATTGGATGTGGGTTTTTGGTTTAGACAAAGAATTTAAGGATGTGTCTGAGGCTATTAAGGCGGATCAAAAATTGCCTGTTGATGATAACACATTGAAAGTAGTTAATCAGCTAATCGCTGCGGCTAAATGAGGAATAAATGAAAGATCATACAAATAAAGTAGAGTTGGTTGGTTTTTACGGATCTGATGAGACACACGCCCTGTCTGCTTGGACCTCCACAGCAAGAGAGATAAATGATGAGAAAAGACAAAGAATGGATAAACTATTAAACATGCTGGGCTCAGAAGGTCATCATACACCTTTTGAAAAATCTAGCATACATTTTCTAGTTACCACAGAAGTCAGCGCCCACATTCATTTGTTAAAACATAGAATTGGTGTATCTATAAATGCAGAATCAGCGCGTTACAAAGAACTTAAAGATGATAAATACTACATCCCAGAGGATTGGATTTCAGAAGAAAAAAAAATGTTAATTGATCATTGCGAAGAATCAATTAAAAAATATCATGAATGTTTGGCTCGTTTAGTAAAGAATGGAATGGATAGAAAAAGAGCCAAAGAAAGTGCGAGATTCTATTTACCGTACGCAAACCAAATAACATCGGATGTCATGTTTAATTTCAGATCATTTATGCATTTTATTTCACTACGTAATAGCGCTCATGCTCAGCTAGAGATAAGAAAAGTTGCTCAAAAGATGTTGCAATTAACATGGGAAACAGATGCTTTTCCACTCTCGTTGGCAGCTTTTGGCTGGACAAAAGATAAAATATATAGTGATATATGAACTCATATGCATATTTGTATATCATATTATGAAAACTTGGTACGTATATCACATTATAGATCCTGTAACAAATGAAGTATTTTATATTGGTAAAGGTTGTGGAAAAAGATACTCCATTCATATGATTCGTGCCCTTAAATGGAGAAAAGATGGCACAATAATTCCTGGTGGAAATCGTCATCTTTACAATAAATTATTAAAAATAGTTGATGCGGGACTTCAACCAAAATATTCTATTGAATTTGAATCAGAAATAGAAAAACAAGTTCTTGATAGAGAAGTTATGGACATATCAAAATTTGGAATAGAAAATCTTTGTAATCTTACATATGGTGGTGAAGGAGAAACAAGAACAAAAGAATCTCTGGAAAAATTATCTCAATCATTAAGAGAATTTTGGGATTCAGAAGATGGTTATTTACTTAGAGAAAAATTTTCTCAAGATAAAATGGGTGATAAAAATCCAATGTATGGCACAAAAATGTCTGAAAAAGATAAAAGAATACATGTGGACGCTCTATTATCTGTGCCACGATGGAATAAGGGATTAAAGGGTGACCCACGTTCAAAAGGACATCATAAAGGCACTCCAGCTAATAATGCTTTACATTGTCGTTTGATACATGAAAATGGGCAGATTTTTGAGGCAAAATCTATGAAAGAATTATCAATACTATCTGGTATACCATTAATATCTATTAACAGAATGCGTCAAGGCAAGAAGAATAAAAAGGGCTGGAAGCTAGAAATTATATGAAGGTATATCAAATAATTACTGAGCCATATCAAGATTTTTGTTTTTATAGCCGAAATGGCATTCTTACATTATGTAGTGATCACAAATTCCCACACGTTGCTGGCAACTCTATGTATGATGGAAAAACAAAACGGTGGATAAAAATAAACAATCCGATGTCAAAATATGATACCACTGTTTATACAGATGGTCCTAACATTGGAACTTTGGTTTACTCACCAGATAAAGTAATTTGTCCAAGTTGGTTCGTTAAAAAACAATTTTACATAGAACACGTAAAAGAACAATTGGACCCATTATTGGAAACTTCTTTGTCAACATATGGTGATGAACCATTTAACCTTTTTGTTTTCAAAAAAGAAATAAAGAAGAATAAAGATATGTTGTCTATTGGCATGTGTGGTAGGACAAACTTAAAAGGAATACGTTGTCATCCAATATTTACTAAACACTGTCACAAAATACTGAACTTAAAAGCATTTTGGTAAAAAATCTCAGCAAGTTTCATAGCTTTTCTTACAGACGCTTTGCCTGACTCATCTGGCGTATAATCAGATAAAATTCCCACCCCAAGAAAATTAGAGTCATTGATGGTATGACTATTGCTAACCACTGCGTCCGAGCGTGGACCAGAGTTAGCTTCAATGGAAGTGAAGCTATTGCGACCGTCGAATGACTCTAATACTCCTATATGCCCCTTCCAAGAATCAGGACCTCCACGGCTCCACACCACAATATTACCTGGTGTCATAGCCTGTGGAGTAATCTTATTTTTTGAAACCCATTTGCCTATTTGTGCAAATTGTCCGGCAATATTTCTAGCACCTACGGCACCAGGAATAGGTCCGCCCCCTGCTTCTCTCATCCACGCTGACACTGCCGCAGCACACCAATCTTGTCCCCCGCCCATATTGAAGTATTTGAAATACTCCCTGATTCTTTTACCATCGTTCTTCCCCAAATCCTCACGCACACCCAAATCAGCTTTAGCATTAGCTAACACTTGGCTTCCGAAGCCGCCGGTTGGTTGGTGCTCAGCACTAGGAGATTCCTCAAGCAATTTATAGGGATTATCTTCCTCAGAAGCACCGCCACCACGTAGGCTTTGGAGAACGCCATTTAATAGGTTGTCGAGGTCGTCAAAGGCAAAAGATTTCATAACATGAATATCGAATTAACGATAGTTATCTGTAAGGGTTATTGCGACAGGACCAACATATGAATCTACCATTTTCTTGATTTGGGGCGGCTTGGTAGAAAAAATCTTTGCACTTGTCGCAGGAGCAGCCGTCAATAACGGACTTGACTTTATAGACAAAGCCCTCGCGAATATATAGGATATCGTCACCTAGAAATTTTTTGTCTAACGCCAACTGTTTCAACAAAAAAGAATCCACCCTGACACTTCCTTTCATGAAAGTGTAGGGTGGAATATACAAGTAATATCCAAAATTATCTACGGCTATAATATCGAATGAAGTTTCCTCATCGTAATCTGTGGTATAGGGATTGACAACAGTTTTTTCTCTAAGACGACAGATAATACGATCACCGATTTTTAGTCTAGCCATGACTAGAATACTTTATTATGCCGGCTCTTCGTAGAAGTAAACGCTAACCCCGTTATCTACAAGATGCTTGGAAAGCATCTCAGTTAACTCTGGTACAGCCTCAGTAATAACACCAGGAACGTGAACTGTTGCCTTTTCATATTTTGCCATTGAGCAAACCTTTTTTAGACACTCTTCTAGTCCTTTAGCATCCGTAACTAGTTTGTCATCTTGGCACAGCATATGAATAACCCAAGTGTCGCTTTGTACGGCAGTAGTATTAACAGCTCCCAATTTATAGGCTCCGGTTCTGGTATTGAACCAACCTTTGGCATCTTCCTTAACTCTTCTCCATCTCTTATCAAAAACTTTATACCAGTCACCATCTACTTTACCAAGTACGTTATTAACTGACAATACAAATCTTAATCCGGCATTCTCAGGAGCTAGGATAGTGCCTTTGATAATTTTCATCTTGCCTTGTGGTTGAAATCTGTTCATATTATTCCTTTTATTAACTCCTACCAAAATAGATATATCCTCATGAGTAAATTTCTTTTAGATGTTCATGCAAAAATTTAATTTTATCATTCTTGAACCCCGTCACACTTAATCCAAGATGATCATTTAAATCTACCCGTGTTTCATCATATATCAAAAAACTTAAACCTCTTTTTTCAGAAAAAAGAGAATTAGTAATACATTCGATATCTTTCAAATTAGGCATTATAATGGAGTATTTGTTATTATAGAAAGCATCAGCCAAAAAACTAACTTGCCCTTCGCAGACAAACAAATTACAATTTGTAAGATTACAAAAATATTCTTCCTGATTGGAATAGGATTTCAAAAATACTTTCTCATAAGATTCTTGATCAAATTCGCTAAAAGTAACACAGTCTGGATACTTACTAAGAAGTGAAAAGATTTTTTTATTGTTGGATAGCATACCTGCAACAATATTATGCTGGCATGGAATGGATAATTTCCCCGTTTGATGATAAGGTCTTATCCATTCAAAGTTGTTTTTTATTTTGGGTACATCTAAGGTGTCACCAAAATGAGAATAAACAAAGTTCCTGGCTGAGTTATCCACCATATTGATTATTCTTTGAGATGTTTGGGGGTTTTTGTTAGTTAGATAGGAGTAATTTTTGAATAGACCCAAATTATACTTTTCTTCTTGGGTCAGCGCTACATTTAATAACGAAGAGCTACATTGCCATAATTCGATGTTGAGAATATTAGCAATATAAGAAGTGAAGTATTCCAAGTCACTGATAATCAAATCAGGATTGAAATACTTCACTTGTTCAAAATAAGTTATTAAATTGTCGTTGTTATCAATAGAGATATGTTCTGGATTGAACATATTAAGAAGGGAATCAAGAGTCCAGTCTATGTTGATAGTTGGACTGGATTTTTTATATGCTGCTACCTTGATAAAATACGGTTTGTTTTCAATGGCTTGTAAAAACCTTGATAACATTATTTTAGCATTTTCATTATTGCCGGCAGCATATAGAATTTTAAGCATTCAATATCTTTTTGAAATTCTCTACTTGCTTTTCAAATACCTCTTTAGTTGCTTTGGTATCGGCTGTGGAAGAATGAGCTTTTTCGTTCTTTATACCATATTTTTTCACTAAAGCAGATAAACTATAACTATCTGCCATAGAGCCTTTACACCAATCTAGGAAAAACTCAATGATCATAGTGTCCATAGTACGTCTGCCAAAAGGAAAAGAATCTTTAGAATTGCATTTCAGCCAAAGCTGTTCCAGCATGGCTTTGTCAAAACTTATATTTTGACCACATAAAACACGATTTTCTGCGGGAACACCATCATCAGCAATCCAATTTTCTATATCAACTATGTTTTTTATGGGGTCAACATATAAATCACGACCAACTTTAGTTTCCAACTTCAAATCTTCTATCTTGTGTCCATTAACTCTTAATGCTCCCATATCAATTGTTTCATAATTGATAGGTTTAAACCACCAAGTTTTTTGAACATTATCATTTAATCTATACAATGATAATTCAATAACATCATGACTATGGCTATCTAATCCAGTTGTTTCTGTGTCAGCCACGTATATTACATATTCCATTAAATTACACCTTTGTGCTTGCGTCTAAACGTAGCATAATCATGCAAATTTACTTGTCAAGAGATTTTATTTTATTTTATTTTTTTCTTCATCTCAATTTTGAGAAAATTTATAGACTTTAGACCTTGCTTGTATTGAGATATTAAAAAGTTTACTCCGTCTACTGTTCGTAAAAATTCTTTTTCTTTATTAGTAAGCTTAGTTCCTTCTACAGTAAAAATAAGTTTATTATCATCAAAAATTTTCCATTTTTCACCTTTATTAGGTATTGATATTCTTTTGACTCTAATAACTTTTTCTACCGTATCATCTTCTTCATGATAAAGATCATATTCAAACTTACTTAAATTATATTTCAAATTTTGATCTTTAAATTCATCTATAACGGAACCAGAAGATTCAGATTGATTGGAAGAAGATGAATTATTAATCTGATTATTTTTCATTGATATCTCTTACTTGCAAGCATTGTCCGCCGCTATTATTCCCATACATGCTGCCGATAATATACCATGTACTCCAGCACTTTCGCCAGCAATAAACATACCATCTATCTCTGACTCTAAATTATTACCTATATTTATTTTAGGAGCCATCGGAAGAATTGTAGGGACATGAAAGTAACCTTTGTTATTTATTTCTGGAAGAACTGCACACAACTCTGCAACAGAATTTTTTAACCAATCATATTCTGGAATAATAGAAATTTTACTTTTACCATTTAAAATAGTAGATATTCTCTCTTTAATAATTCTATCATTAGATAAAACAAAAGCCAATTTACCTAATCTATCTGTTTGTTCAAATCCATTTCCAGGAAATGTTCTACTTCCAATCATAGAAAAAGACACCTTATCGGTTTTCCATCTATTTTCATTTGATCTAAAAGCGGAAATAGCCAAATCAACATGATCTTCTGGAATTACAGTCCCAAACCAATTCAAAGGACCAATTTCTAAATCTTTTTTCAGAATTGTACAATTAGATTTGTTGAAATCTCTCAAATAAGAAGCATTAATTTCTATTCTAATACCATATTTAGCAATATCATTATTATCAATGATTCCTAAATTAGCGTACAGTTCTTTGGACCAACGCCAGCCACTTCTACCCACAGCTAGAATAATCTTCTTACATTTATACTCTTCTTGTTCAGTTGTAATGACAAATAAGTTTTTCTGTTTTGATATTTTCTTTACTTCATTATCAAAACTAAAAGTTACATTTCCACAATTTTCGATTGTTTCTGCCATGTACTTAGAAAGAGAATGAATATCTTTAGGATAAATTTGAATATAATCATTCAAAACCACATCATATCCGGCTTTCTTTAATTTCTTATCTAAAGATACTAAAGGAGACTTGTCTTTTGTTATTTTGAAATTTCCCACATTAGAAAGGACATTAGAAAACCAAGTATTAGCAGATTTTACTTTTCTCAATCCCGTAAGATCAGCAACTTTATTGATATTATTGAGGTATAATTTACCGTCACTATTTGGAAAGCATCCTAACCAACCCTCTAATTGTCTACGACGTTTCATGGGTGGACGACCCAAATCAAAAACTATAGCTTTTGAATCTTTATAATCTTTAGCTATTTTTAAAGTAGCAAACGCGCCAGCAACGCCTGCACCAATGATACCAATATCAAAATTACTCATGCAAAGTCCTACGATAGATATATTAGATTACATCGGATATTATATCATAGGACTAATAAACTTATTTATTTTAATTCAAAATCGCTTCCATTAATATCTGTTTCATGATTAGTGATTGTTGTGCCTGCCCAACCTTCTTTATCCATTTGAGAAATTCTATTAAACTCTTTTTCTAATTGTAAAAATATCTTTGCATTCAAAGACGATAAAGCATTTTTAACAATAGTTGATACAGATTTATCACCAATCAACGATCCAGTAATTTTGAAACCACTAGTACCTGGATTAATTTTCCATTTTCCTCCAACTAAATTGGCGTTGACAATGAAACTATTGACTATTAAATTGCCTCTTAAATCAGGGTTAGTTTGTATAATTTTATTACCTACACCCTGTACAATATTTGCTAATGTAGGATTTTGAGAAATAATTGTATTAACAGTTGGTCTAACAATTAAAGTTACGCTAGTGCTATTTACTTCTTGAAGAGTCTGCGCTTCTTTTCTAAGTTTATATTCAAAATGATTGGCTAAGATATCTATCTGTCTCATATTTATATTTCCTCTATTAATTACGCTGTTGTCCCATTTGTTATAATTCCGGCGGTTTGTAAAATTGATAAAAGAGATACTAAAGCATCTCCGGATGCTCTAGAACCAGTTACAGTAGGTTTATCTCCTAGAGTTACAGTATTAGCACCGGATCTAATTTTAGCTACTCCAGATGATGAATAAAGCGCAAATCCGCCGCTAGGATTAGATATAGGCGCTGTTGTAGTATTAGCAACATATAAACAAAGCTGACCATTAGCGCTACTTGCTGCTGGGGCATTCATGTTAAATCCAATGTTTCCACTAAAATTTGAACCAGATCCTGCTTTTAATGATAATCCACCACCTACGGCGCTACCTATAGTTGCAGTACCAGCAGTTAAAATTAAATTATCTCCTGCAGCTGTTCCATTATCTAATACTGATATGGTAAATTGACCTCCTTCGCCATGTAATACTGTTGGACCAGTAATATCAATTCCAAGAGGTGAATATATACTTACTGATGTTCCATTTGATGAGTCAACTTGTAAACCAGCAGTAATAAAAAAACTACCATCTGATGTTAAATTAACATCACCTGCACTAGTAAAAGTAATTGGTGTACCAGTTAAAGATAAAGTAGTTACAGCATTTAAAGATATTTCACCAGATGACTCTATTGCTAATGACGAAGAAGTAATTTTACCATTAGGACTTAATGAATAAACTGCCTGAGTACTTCCAGAACTATATGTAAAAGAATGACGATCTTGACCATTAAAGTTAAGGTCAATACGTCCTAAATTAGTAGTCTGCATCTCTACTTCAGGTGCTGCAACAACAGCTTTAGTACCAGCTATTACTTGTATATCTGCTCCTGAAGTAACTGTTACTGTCCCAGACACCGATCCTATACCTAAATTGCTTGAATCAGATAAGGCAATTAAAGTGCCAGTTTTTATTGTATTTGCAGTAATTTCATCTACTTCAAGTATAGGAGTAGCAATATAGCCATCAACTGTAAGATTTTGTGTTATTTGAAGATTAGTAAAACTAGCGCTAGGAACCCAATTAGTACCATTCCAAATTAAAGTCTGACCAATTATTGGAGCTATAGTAGAAATAGGATTTCCCCGAATACCAGAAACATTTGGATTTGGAAGAGACCCAATTAAATCACCGCCAACAATATTGCTAAATACAGGCGTAAATGGAGACCACGATATTCCATTCCATCCTAAAACTTGATTAAGTATTGGAGCAGCAGATGATAAAGGTCTACCATATAGAGATGTTACTTCAGTAGAGCTAAATGTACCAATCACATCACCGCTTAAATTAATGGCTGATACATTAGTAAGATTATCTTCTATTGTTTCCAATCTAGTTTTGATATTAGTGTATACAGAACTTGGTTTAGTTCCTAGCTCTGCCTCTATAGCTAATACAGCATCTCTTAATCTATTGAAAATAATTCCATGAACAGGAGTTTGACCATCAATAGCTGTAGGTAAAGATAAAGTTGTATCTATTTGCGCAGGGTAATTTGACATTGATCGCCTTATACAGTATTATTGAACATATTAGATAGTGTTGGAGTATATAAAGAATAACCATCATCTATATTTATAATGTATCCAGTGTGGTTATTGATCTTGAATGCCCTCATATTATATTATGTTATAAAACCTTAGAAACATCATTAAATGATATATCGATATTATAACTGGTATGTATTAGATATATACTTTCTTTTTACACATCTCCCGGAACCATTTCAGCACTACTATTCGTATCACGAATTCCCGAACCAAGAGTAGATGTTACAGTGGAACCTATTTTGAATTTGTTTGTAGGCAATGTTCCTGAAAAAATTGGCGTTGTCGCAGAAGGATAATATATTCCTCCGCCCGGTCGCACATAAAACCCATTAGTAAGAGAAGGACTTTCTATTATTAAGAATTTAGATCCAATCACAAGATTGGATCTATTGAATACAATAATTGCATTATTGTTAACAGAATTTACGTGACTTACTACAAATGGACCAACGGCACAAAACATACCCCCACCATCTGAGGCATTTCCAATAGAAAAAGTATTGCCATAAACCCAAGATCTAGTATAAGAATTCGCAGTAGCATTATTTCTTACATCCAATAATGCTCCACCACCACTTTGCATTATAGTACCATACAAAGTTAAAAAACTATATGCTCTCAAATCATAAGTCGCACAGACAGTTAATGATAATTGATTAACTCCGGGTTGCACATCACAGCCTCTAAGAATACATGCTATGCATGATACGGAACCAGAACCTATAGTTACACTATGATTTGATCCTACAATTCCCATATCTACATCTTGAAAATAAATCCCGCCTCCGCTATTAAAAACCACAGGATTAGAGTTAATAACTATATTTCCACCTAATTTAGTCAATGTATATATTTGTATAGTATCGCCAACAATAGGTTCGGCAACTAAAGTAGTTGATTGATCAATAAAATTACCATTGAATACTCCAGTACTTGGAGTACGTACAATTAATGTTTTTCTACCTATAGCAGAAGAGTTGGCGCTTGCGCTAATTCTAGCAAACATTCCTACATTTGAAGATAAATTAGGAGAACCCGTTAAAGTATAAGCCCCGATAACACCTGTAATTTCATCCCATTGAGTAACGGAACTAATTATGTGGGTAGCTTGAATATTCTTTTGACCAATAAAAGCTATTCCGCCATCATGTATGAAATTGAAGTTAAATGAATATTGTCTACCATCATTGAAATCACTCAATAAATTAACAAATACAATTCCAACAGTATTACCATCAATAGGTTGATTTCCAATTCTATATTGTAATTCTTCTATACTAGCTAAAGCAGTTATGTTCGTTAATCCATCATTATTATCATTACCAACACTAGAAGACACATACCAATTTAATACTTCACATGCTCCAGGCGCGCCAGCCGCAATATCTCTAATCCAAATACCAGATGGTGTGGCTGCAAAATATCTTAAATTATCCGCTATTATGGTACTATTTTTGTCCAATACGCAAGTCATGGATCTTGGGAAAGTTACCATAACTTTAGTGCCATTAAGAAAATATGTAGTGTCAGTATTAAGCATAGTGTTGACACTATTAAATACAATACTACTTTCACTTTGTGAAGCGGCAGGTATTACGGCAATACCTGAATTGATAGTTGTGTTTGGAGGAGGATATGTGTATAAGACAGGTCCAATATAGCCTAAATTTGTCAAAATTACGACAGTGGGAGAACTAACAGTATTAACAGAATAATATCCTGCGCCTTGAACAAATACAATTTGTCCTTCAGACATCCAAGAGGTATCTGCTACATCAACATCAACTGAGTTGTATTGCGTTGGTTGAGTATATGGGGAGGTAACATATGTAAATGATGATATTCCGGCAGGACCTGCTGGACCAACTGGACCAACTAAACCAGGCGGTCCAGCAGGTCCTGTAATTTCAACATCCGAATCTAAAGTGTATTTAAATCCATCCCACCTTAAATATCCGGGGTTTAATACATTACTACTCATTCGACCTCTCTTGAATTATACTCAAGAGAATATCAAAAATTTAGTATATATTAAATTAGTTAAGCGCGCAAAGACAAAATAGAATCTATTAATCTAACTCTTTCTTGCATACTGTCAGTATTAATTTGAAAATATCTTAATTGAAACATTTCGCATAAGAATTTAACCTGCGCATCAATAGCGATAATTCCATCCCATGAAAGAGATTCTCTGATTCCATCTTCTTTTAATGTAACTTTAGATGGTCTAACAAAAAAAATATATGAATCAGGACTTTTCAAATCATTAATATATAATTCTAATTCTTTTGATTTCAATAATTTAGGAAGTATACGAGAATGCTGGGCGGCATAAGCCAAACAATCAAAACTTCTATCTGAAACAAAACTATCATATTTATTTTCTTGTTCAACTTGTCTGTTGAATATATTAAATTGATAATCGTCCACGACATCTAGATTAGTTCTCAAAGAATCTAGATGTAGTTCTTTCTCAGATAGAATCATACGAGCCACTTCTGTAATCATAGGCACATCATATTTTTCAGAAACATAACGTGCTAATGTTGTTTTTCCGCAACTGTGTGCGCCGCATATATACACTTTCATTTTATTAAACCTTTCACTAAATTATATTTTCTATCCATATGGATGGTTGAATTTTCATACAAAAAATTAGAAATTTTTTCTACGTGACCATTACCAGAATATTTTAGTTGATCTATTCCATTATTGAATTTGGGAATTGAATTTGTTGCTATTTTTTTATGAGAAAGTATATCTTTAAAAGAATATAAAAATGATTCAGTTCCACGAAGCGCAAATGTCATTTTACTATAAATTTTTAAACCATATTTTTTGGTTAACCTATTTTCTGAAGTTGTGTAAAATGAGCCATCACCATCAACATAACCTCTCATATAATGGTTAACTAATGGATGAGATTTTAACCATTCTGGAAATTCATACGTTAAACTTTTTTTAGGACCAATTCCAAATCTTTTTAAATCATTGATAATTTGTTTTGAATAAATATCTATTCTGCATTGCTCAACATCATTCCATTTTTTATTTAATTTAGAATGTTTCGCTACAGTTATTTTAATTGGTCCTGTAAATTGCAATATATTTTTAATTTTCAATAAAAAATCTTCATCTTTTCTTGATAAACATATTGATATATAATTAGGATCGTAACTTTTATTTCTATTTATACTGCCATCAGCAGCAATAAATCCAGCCAAATAAAAACTTTCTTCTATATCAGTACTAAATAAACTATGATTTACATCATAACTTATTTTTGGTGTAGTTTTTATGTCGAAGATTTTACAATATCTCTCAACGGTTGATCGTGGAATATGATATTTCTCCGCGATCAATTTAAAATTACCTAATTCTGAATAATCTTTTTCCAACACTTCTTTAGTTAACCATTCATATTTGTTCGACATACGATCTCCTTAATCATAATATCAAATTATTGGTAGCTGTTCTACCGGAAAAACTAAATTCACCAAAATACTTTCAATTTTATGGCTCGTGAAATTAAATTAGGATCGATAGAAAAAATATCAATATATTTTTTGAATGGTTTTATCTGTTCGGCAGACATTCCATGCATAAATCCACCTAACAATTCTTCAATGACAATATCATAATCTTTTCTAGATGTTCCAATACAACAAATATCACCTAGTCTATGTAAAATGGATTTTCCGTATATTTGTATTGAATCCTGATTTTCTTCTTCAGATTCATAAATAATGATAATATCTTCTTGTTTCCACTGTGAGCGATGCATGTGCGGCGCATTTGGTATAAAATATATTTTTGAAGTGTCTATATTAAAATCAAAAATAGTTTTATGAAACATTAGTGTGCTTAAAACTAAATTAATACATCTCATTTCAGCATCTTGTTGTTTCCAATTTAAATCCATAAATTTCCTTATACGAACGCCTTTAGCTTTTCAAATTTTTGTAGAATGTAGAGAGTTTCATCTTCACTTAACGTGAACACCATTAAGTACACGTCTTTGTATTCATCGCCATGAGGACAATCATAATCATTTGCAAATTGATAATCGACATAATATATGGGTATTTTGTCTTTACCATACTTTTCATAAATAGATCCTGACCAACCTCTTTTATTCAAACATTGTAATATATCTTTGCCAGCATTTACTTTATCTTGAGTCTTGTAGATAGCGGTAATACAGAAATTTTCATCAAATTTCTTATGAAAATCTACAAACTCTTTTAGATATCCATAAGTAATAGGCTTTCTATTTTTTAACAAATCAGTAATGGATAATGATTCTGTCAGTAAATACTTAGATGTTAACTCTCGCCATAAATCTTTGGCTTTTTCTTCAGCCTTTTGATTTATGAATTCATCATTGTGTTTCAGTGATTTACGTCTGGACATCTGAAATTAGCTTCTTGAAATCTTCAATTGATAGTTCAACTGAATTAGTAATCTTCTTCAACGGATTATCATAATCTTTGGCGGAAACAATAATAACTATCTTACCATCTTCCGATTTATGACAATCTATATAGCTTTTATCATCGAATTGAATTTTCATAATGTCTCACAAGAATAGCTTAAGCTTTTTGAATCTATTCCATCTATGCCAAAAATCTTTTACATCTGCACAAATAACATGTTTCTCTTTGTTATCAGGTAATTGATACAGCCAAGGATATAAATGACTAGACCAAATAATAGACGGAAATGTTGTAGCTCCCACTTGTCGTCCTTTAACAATTACCTTGATATTGGGATCAGGTTTGAAAACTTTCTTGGGAATAGGTATAAAGAAATTCTTTCTTTCACAGGGCAAAAGTTTCATAAACTCAATCCACAATTCATGAGGGTATCTTTCTATTTCTTGTTTGATTTCAATCCACGGATCATTCATACAAATGACCTCACTCTGGAAAACTTTTTCCATCTCTTCCAAAATTCTTCTGGAGTCTCATATCTAATATGTTCAGTCGTATATTCTTCTTTTATCGTTTTTAATTCTACACCTTGATTTTTAGCAACCTTCATCTTGACAGCAATAATATTTTGCTCAGTTACATACTCTTTGTTTCTTACTTCTATGGTATGCGCCGGATTCTTACAAGGGAAAAGCTCTTCGAATTTTCTTATGATTTTCCAGGAGACTTTAGACAATTCTTCGTCGATGAGCCTATTCGCTCTGCGTGCCTCACGATGCTCTTCGCCATACTTTTCGTCATCTTCTGTATAAATTACAACATCATCAGCCATGTCAACACCTTATTCCTTACATTTGTTGGGGAAATTGCTAAACATTGATCGTACGAATATATTACGCCACCCTGAACCAAATTGGTTTTGTTCTTCAATAAATCTAATTCAACGGTGTAATTCTTTTCGTTACTTTGGGTATCAATTTCTATTCTAACCAGAATATCATTCAATCCAATATACTGACAACTACAAGATTTACAATAGTAATATGATTTGATCGGTGATAGTAGATGAGCTTTTATACTGTTTTTACAGTACAAACAATCAAAATACTTACCCTTTCTTTCTTTGATTTTATCTGGAGAATTATTTTCTCCAGATACAAATACTAAATCAGATTCCATCATCTCTCCTTGTGATTATTTCTACCCTATCTTCATGAACAAACACAGAATGTTCAAAGTGGGCACTGATATTTTGTGCCCATACTGTCCATCCATCTTTATCAACATAAGTATAGGTATCTCCAATCACCAACATGGGTTCAATAGCAATAGCTAAACCTGGTTGAATTCTAATACCTTGTTCTGGATCAGCTTTATTATCCACAAATGGGGCAGCATGCGGATGATTCCAATCCAACCCGTGTCCACCATACTTAGTAATCAATCCAAAACCATATTTCTTATTAGTTTTGGAAATAGCATTCCCAATACATCCTAATTTCTTGTTTACTTGAATGGCGTTTATTCCTGCCATTAAAGCTTCTTCCGTAGCCTGAAGAAGTAATATGTGAACTGAAGATTTAGGCTCTCCAAAAATACATGTGATAGCAGAATCAGCTATAGCTCCCTTATGAGTTGCGCCCAAATCAAAACTAACTACATCACCGTCTTGTAGATGATAGTCTGTGGGGATACCGTGAACTAATTGTTTATTGACAGAAATACAAACTCCTGCCGGAAATCCCTTGTATCCTTTGAAAGTTAATTCGCAATCCTGATCAAGAATAAACTGTTCTGCCAATTTATTCATTTCTATTAGAGATAGATCGTTTTTGGATTTAACTAAATCTTGTAATAACAAAAGGGCGCCAGCTACTACCTTGCCGGCAACCCTTTGTTTTTCAAGCCAATCCCGATCTTTGAGTGTAACAAAACTATCGGGGGCGAATGCCCCATGGGACGAGATTCTCATTTCAACTTACCTTAAATGAAAGATCTTACTTTTTGAGACCTGATTTGATATTTGTGATACGAACTACATCTTCAATCGCTTGCTTAACGCCTTGATATCCAATGTAATCCTTGAATTCAGGACCTTTCAAGATTCCAACAATTTTTTTATCTAAAAGAATAAGCATACCATTTAATTCATTTACTGTTGGTCTATCTAAAGTCATGTTACCAGTAGAATTCACTACATATTGTCTGATGGCTATAAGCTCAGTTAATTCTTTGAGGTCCATTATTAAGCCTTTGGTACTGCTCCACCTTTGATAATCTCGCCGGCTTCGGTAATAGCATCTGCTTCTGTCAAACCATACTTCATATAAAGTTGAAGAACCATATATTTATATGCTAATTCTGAAGTTTCATTTTGAGCTAACGCCTTTTCAGCATTAGCTAAAGCCACCTTACGATTAGCTTTAGCTAATTCCAAAGTCATTCTATCTACTTCTTGCAATTTAGGTGTCGCTACTTGTTCAACCACTACTGGTGTATCTTTCTCTTCTGAAGTCATCTTAAAACCCTTTACAAAATTTCTGCTGCCTTAGATGCCAACTTGCTTCTTTCGCCCTGAACGAAAGTAACGTGTCCTGCTAATTCAGAATCCTTAAACTTTTCAATTACATAAGTTAAGCCGTTACTAGTGGCATCCAACGATGAATTATCAATTTGCTCTATATCGCCAGTTAAGATTATTTTTGTACCCTCACCAGCACGTGTTAAGATAGTCTTGACTTCATCTTTCGTCAAGTTCTGGCACTCATCAATCAAAATGATTGAATTTGGAATGCTTCTTCCGCGAATATAGGTAATTGCTTCCATCTCAATGGCGCCCTTTTTATGGAACATTTCTAAGTCTTTTTTCCAATCATGAGAGCCGCCCTTGGCTGATTTGTTAGCAAATAAGAATTCAAAGTTATCCATGACAGCTTGGAACCAAGGAGCCAATTTCTCTTCCATAGTACCAGGAAGATATCCAATGTCATTACCAACTGGTTGAATTGGTCTATAGATAACAAACTTTTCGTACTCTTTTCTATTCAATACCAATTCAAGAGCAGTAGCTAATACCATTAAGCTTTTACCTGTACCAGCTTTACCAATTAAAGTTACTAAATCAACACTTCTATCCATCATTAAATCAACAGCAAATGACTGCTCTTTGTTTCTAGATGAAATACCCCATGGAAAATGCTTCTTCAAAAGCTTAACTTTATCGCCCGGCATCTTGCGACCCATAGCAATACCATCGCCCTGTTCATTTTGAAATAGAATGCATTCGTGTGGATGCAACTCGGTTAGACCAAAGTCTTTTGGATTTATAGCGCCAAATTGTTGAATAGCATATCCAGCCTCTTCATTAACTATTGTTTGAAGACCGGTGTATAGCTCGCTTAGAGAATACTTAACATCTTCATGAGACTGAGCATCTACGCCTCTGGATTTAGCTTTAATTCTTAGATTGATATCATTACTTACTAAGGTTACATCACGAAATGGGTGTTCTTTCCAAGTAATATACAAACAAGCTAAAATCTGAGTATCTCCATAATCGGGATCTCCAAATCCAGCAAAGGTTGGATTACCTAAATCATAATAAGTGGCATCTATTTTCAATAAAGCATCATTATCTAATAATATTCCGGTGCTGATATCTCCTAAATTAGAGATTTCATCTATCATACGAGAAGCAACTCTTGCATTTTTACCAGCTTCATTAAGCTGTTTTTTCAACTTATCTAGTTCAGTCAACACAGCAATAGGAATAACAACATCGCTGTGTGAAAAATGCTTGTAAGCGCCCGGGTCTTGAATCAATGCGGATGTATCTAAGACGTATGTTTTTCTCATTAAAGGTTCTCTTCTATGGTTTCTTCTTGTTCTTCGAATAGTGACCAACAATTAATATCCATTTCTAAATATAATTGCTTCTTAGGATCAATTTGACTAAGATCCCTTTTTAACTTATAATTACACCTACGCCACTCTCCAACTAACTCTTTTTCAACGTACACTGCTAAGTATCCGTCTGAATCATCTATAACTTGGATAGCGTAATTAGAGAGTATACTTCTCAATTTCATTTTTTGTTCAATAGATAATGTTAATTCATCTTCTTTCCAAAATTCTTTAATTGGAAGACCCATTTCCTCCAGCAGATATCGAAGAAATCTATTTTTCTCTTCTTTCTCAATCTGCTGGAGATTTTCATTGTATTTGAGTTGGATGATAGCTTGCATTTACTTAGAGAATATCTTTTAATTAGTAACTTATAAAAATCTTCATCCACATTTACTGTACTTACAAGAAGTGCAAGTTATACAACCTTCCTGGTATACCAAAGTTCCCTCTGCATTGCAGGAAACACAAACTTTCTCGGCACCAGATTTACTACCATCTTTAATGTAAGATTTTAATACTCTAGCTACAACTTTAGAAAATGATGTCATTTCGGCATATTTATCTTTGGTTAATTGTTCTGCCACATACTGTATTGGAGTACCATGTCTAAGATTTAAAGAAATCATTCTAGTGAAAGCTTCATGAGTTTTATTCTCAAAAATATTAGCAATATCTTTAATAATCATCTTATCATCTGGTGAACTTTCACCAATTACCAAATTATAAGTAGTTAATCCGTCAGAGTTTTTGCCATTTTTAAGTATTTTTCCAGTCTTGTATTTATTAGGAATATCCAAAAATTTAGAAAGACCGCCAAAAACTTCATAAGGTTTCCCATTTAATAATCCCACAAATATAGTCCAAGCTTCTCCATTAACCTTAGCTTTTTTAATATCACAAGGCAATTCTATAGGTCTCTTGGGAGCCATAACATAGTCTACGTCAGCAGGTCTCTCGCCAGGAGTTTTAACCTTCTTAGCCGCCTCTTCACTAATTAAAACGCCAGTACGACAACCATCACGATAAACCGTAAATCCTTTACAACCAGATTCCCAAGCTCTCATATAGACTTGAGATACAATATCTCTTGTTGCATCATTTGGCAAGTTACAAGTCTTGCTAATGCTATGATCAACAGATTGTTGTGCGGCTGCTTGTAGATCTACAGAGGCAACCCAATCTACATCATTAGAAGTAGCTTTCCAATATGGAGATTTAGCAATATCTGATTCTCCAGTAACATCCATCCACTTCTTTACACCATGATGGTAAATAGTGAATTCTTGCCACCTATCACCTAGAGTATCTACAAAATCTACTCTGGCATTTTTATCCGATGGATTTATCTTCTTACGTCTTACATAAGATAGAAGGTAAGCTGGCTCAATACCAGATGTTGTTTGTGTTAATGTAGATACCGAGCCAGTTGGAGCGGTGGTAGTCAAAGCAATATTGCGACGACCATATTTTTTCCACATTGTTGCAACTGACTTACCAGCATCACTCATAATGCCTTTTAGGTAAGCATGATTTTTTTCTTTGGTATAATTGAAAGTTGGAAAAGCTCCTCTTTCTTTTGCCATCACACATGAAGAAGTGTGGGCGCCGATTGCTAAAGCACGATAAATCTTACGAGTTAATTCAATAGATTCAATAGAGCCATATCTAACACCTAACATAGCAATGCAGTCGCCTAAAGCAGTGATACCTAATCCTGTTCTACGTCCGCCAATGTTAGCAGCGCGGATCTTCTTCCAAAGATTCAGTTCGGTTTGTTTTGCTTCTTCAGGTTCAGGATCTAATTTAACTTTTTCAATGATACGATCAATACATTCTATTTCTAAATCAATAATATCATCCATCAGTTTTTGTGCAACAATTGTATGTTTATGAAATAAATCAAAATCAAACTTAGCATCAACTGTAAATGGATTTGTAACATAGCTCGACAAATTCAAAACCAACAAACGACAAGCATCATAAGCTGATAATACAATTTCACCGCAAGGATTAGTAGAAATAGAGCCATATCCTTCTTCTTCATAAATATCAGCGGGCGTAGTAGCTTTAACATTATCCCAAAACAAAACGCCTGGCTCAGCAGAAGTCCAAGCGGCATCAATTACTTGATCCCAAATGTTTTTAGCATCAACTATCTTAGTGATTTTGGCATTTTCAGGCGTTGCATCAACTGGCCAACGCAAAGTGTATTTTTCACTTTTTTTAACAGCCTTCATGAATTGATCATTGAAACGAATAGAAATATTCGCCCCAGTAACTTTCTTCAAGTTTCTTTTGATATTGATAAATGTTTCAATTTCTGGATGATTAACTGAAATAGTGATCATTTCGGCGCCGCGCCTACCATTTTGGGCTACTTCGCGGCAAGTATTACTAAATCTTTCCATGAACACGCCAATACCATCAGTAGTCTTAGCCGCATTAGCAGTTAAGGTATCTTTAGGTCTAATACCAGAAATATCAAGACCTACTCCACCACGACGTTTCATAATTTGAGCTAATTCCTGATCGGCTAACATAATGCCACCATAAGAATCCAGCTTATTAGAATAAACACCTTGTACTACAAAGCAATTAGATAAGCTTTGTAATTGATAAGGGTTACCAATAGCAGACATAGGACTGCCTTGTGGGACAATGTATTGAAAACGGTCAATTAGACTAAAAATATAATCTTCTGATAGAGGGTTAGGATACTTTTTCTCAATCCTAGCAAACTCTTTTGCCAAACGATGATGCATGTCAACAGGGGTTAGCTCTAAATATTCACCATCTGTAGTTTGCAACGCATATTTATCAACGAATACTTTGGCAGCAAAATCGTCTCCATTAAAGTATTCTATAGACTTTTCCAAAACCTGAGCGTAAGTATATCCCTGCATAATTCACCTTGTGAGAATTAAGTTCCTTGAAATTCATGTTATGTTAATTGCTTATACTGCAATATTGTTCTTCATAATAGCAAGCGCGTTGTTGATTGTTTTAATGCAGCTTAGCCTAGATATGCTTAACTTTTTACATATCTTATTAATAGATATTGGTTTGTCTCCATCAAACCCATATGCCAAATTGATAATTTCTTTTTGTTCACCTGTTAAGACAGAAAAAGCATTTTGAATAGCATTATTCAATTGAGATTCTTCTAATTCTTTGTCTGGACAATATCTTTCTTCTATCAAAGTAGGCATAATAGCCTCTTTGTGTGGAGTATTGTTCTTTGCAACCTTCAAAGGATATCTAATAGTAGTGTGTAAATTGGCACTTCTGGAAATACGAGTATCAATATACTTATGCGCCCACCAAAAGAAAGAGCCCTTTTTTGGGTTGTAATTATTCATGGCTTTGATTAAAGCCTCAAAACCTTCTTGATTCAAATCATCGTAATTGCTAAATGCTTTATAACGACCAGTTTTCATAGTAACTAAATACTTAAAATTCTGAATACAAATCTTTTCATGTTTTTTAAGCTCTACCTCAATTTGAGGATCAGTCTTAGATTTAGATCTTAGATCTATTAATTTGATCATTAAGTCTTGTGCTTCTTGTTCTGTTAACATTTATATACTCGCTCTTTAAGCCAATGGAAGTACCTATTATACTCAATTATTGATACACATTATTACTTGTTACTTATGTCCTCTAAAGTTTCAATAACTGATTCAATAGTTGATTTGATTAGTTCCTCATCATCTAATGATAGAACAAATTTAAGCAGATTAATAATCTGCTTAATTTTAGCTTTTTGATTTATTTTACTAGAAGTCATGTTCAACTATAATTATCTCGTGCCCAACCTGATCCATTTAGAATAAACCCGTTACTATTACAAATCAATCTAACTACAGTTAGTGGGTCTGATCCCTCTTCTTCACATTTGGGACAAGTTTCTAATTTATCTTTAATGGAGTGTTCAAACTCGAATTCTCCATGTTTTTCACATTTGTATAAATATGTGGGCATTTTCTACAGTCTCCCGGTTTCACAGCATAATGTAAATTGTTTTTTTAGGATGTCAATTCGGCGCAATCTTTTTTTATTCCTCAAAGATTTTTAATATCAGCCGCGCTTTCTACTATCCATTCGTGATTGCATAGATTGATACCTATCTTCTCCCAAAAGATTAGCATATACCTTTTCGCTCTTGGCAGCATCCTTTTGCAAAGCTTTTGCATCATCTTTTAACTTAGCTACTAATTCATTGACGCCAAGTTCTACTGTACCTCTACCGCTGCCACCACTAACTAATCTCTTAGCAGTTTCTTTTTGGCATTTAGGGCACACCTTAGGTGGGTCTTGTTTAATAGAATATTCATCTTCCCATTCGTGTTGACAATCTGTATCTTGGCATTTGTGCTCGTATGTCGGCATAATTAATACTCCTGTATCATTTTCAAAATGTCAGCGTCAGACATTTTATTTATCTGCTCATCAGTAATACGCAATAGTCTTATACTATTATTTTTAGCATACTGATTAAGTTTTTCATCTCTCAAGATTTGCTTATATATCTTCCTATCTTGGGAGGTTTTTTGCAAAGCAATTATTTCTTTTGGTCTATTGAGACCGTGCCAATAGACACCATCTATTTGTATATAAAGATTCAATATTGGAATATAAAAATCTACCCACTGTCTTATCATTAAAACTTGTCTCTCAACCTTACTATAAAATGAAGCTAATATATCAAATATTCTGTCTTCAACTTTTGATTTAGAACAAGTTCCATTCTTTATTTTAGTTTTCCAAGCTTTTTCAGCTATCTGAACATAATCTAATTTTGATTGATGTTCTTTGGAGCCCGCAAAAGTCTCTTGACCATATTTAGATAAGTTAGTTTTTCTTATCTTTTCTAAAATCTCCTCTGACTCTAAACGACTTTTAACCCCATACTTTTGAAAACACATGGTTTTTTGATTCTCTTTGAATTCAGTGAGTTCAACATAAGAACAACCATATTTCTCTTTTATAGAGTTTTGGAATTTATCTTTCAATTTACCGTTTGAAGAAGATAACTTTCTACAATCTATAGAACAAAAATGCAATGTGCTTTTCAAAGCCCTATTTTTATATCTAGGTTCACAAAGATATACATTAAGACATTCATCACATTTGAGTTTTATTTCCCTTTTCTTATATTTACTCCCTCGAGATTCTTCATATATATGTACTATAGTCATATTTTAATACATATATATTCATAGAATGAATTTACAAAAATACTAATAAACCTCTTTCATAAATATCTACAAATTTATGAAACTCTTGTAATGAATTACAATCAAATCTTTTGCCCTTGTAACACCAATTCAATGGATATCCGTTAATTTCTTGTGCGGGACCGTCATTACGATGTAATAACCCATTTTCGTAATAGTTAATAATACCTTCTTTAGGTTGTATAAAAGCTGGTGCGCCTACTCTATGAAGTTTACCATATTGAAGCCACGCTTTAGCACCAGGTAATGCCAAACAATTTTCACTATATTCAATTGCTGGAAGATCATCATCTCTATGTACATAACCATCTTTATAATACACTTTGGTGCCATCTTCTAATATTTCTATGCCATTTTTAGTTTCATTCGTCATTTATCACCAAATGTTTATCTACAATCTTATATTCAATATCCTTGGTCCAGTTCTTCTTTATATCTTGTTTTAGCTTTTCGTTTGTCACTTCAAATACAATAAATAACTGACCAGTTTTTTCTTCATATTCTATACGGACCGCTTCTGCTATTACTTCTTGATCTGGTTTCATTTTTCCTCACCAAAATGCTTTTAATTCAAAATATCTTTGTAGATCTATAACAGATTGTTTGACACAAAGATTAATTATATGACTTAATTCTGCTCTTTTATCAGAAGAAATTACTTGGCTTTCTAGGAATGCTCTACAATGTTCGCTGATCTCAGTGTTCTCTGGTAACAGTTTGCTGCGTTTAAGATCAGCCAATCTAAATAGATAAAGCTCATCACAACAACTAAAACCAATCAGTAATCTTTTATGCTGATCATTTGATAAAAATTTATGATCAACAGACTCAATTCGTAGATGATTAACGTATTTCTCAATCATATCAAAAAATGATACACACATTATTTCGTTCATACATTTACCTTCACATCATAAATCTAACAAATCTAATTTCTCAGAAATATCATCTGGATCTCTGTCGTAGAATTCTGTATCATCATCGTCAATCTTATCATCTAGCAAAGTACCGCAAGCTAAATTCTTGATAAGCTTACCCTTACCTAATTCACCATCTCTATTCTTGATCAAATGATAATACATATCTGGATATTGTTTCTCATTTGGGCGGGTTTCAATTTGAATAGCAATGTTAGCATTCTGCATGATCAAAGCAGAACGACCAATTCTGTGTAAACCAATCTTATCTTCCATTTCTTTACCACCTTTTGCTCTGTTTAGCTGAACAGCACTTAATACAATAAGGTTATGAACTCTGGCGAACTCATGAATCTTTTCGGCAATTTTTCCTAATTTCAACCAATCATCCAACTCGGCACTTTCGTAATCCATTAGACCTAGATAGTCGATAACCACAATCTTGGGGTCATAATGGACTTTCGCTTCCTCATATATTAATTCCAAACTTTCCATAGTAGCCCCTCTAGGGATATCTACTATTTCAAATTGATGAGGATACTTGGTAATAAACTTAAGAGATCTCTTAAGCTTACTAGCCTCTTCCGGATTCAATTTGGCATTTCTAATCAATTTTGAAGGTGCAGATGACATTCTAGCTAGAACACGATTCAAACAAGGTTTAAAAGGCATTTCTAGCGAAAAATACAATACACTGTTTCCGCCAGTAAAATTAGCTTCATCTGTATAAATAGTATTCTCTTGCATCCAAAGCTGGACCGCCATGTTCATTAGTAACATGGACTTACCACCGCCTGATTCACCACCAATCAATACTAATTCTCCGGGTCTTAAACCATCAGTTACATGGTCAAAATAGGAATACCCTGTTTTGATACCACGATCAAAATGGGGGTCATCCATCTTGGCATTATATTCTTCCCTAAAAATAGGTACAGCTTCTTTTAAAGTTTTTCTTTCATAAGCCCTAGTTTGATTAAGACTTTTTATAGATTGTACTGTTTTTTGAAGTTCTCCAACTGCACGATTTATGTCCATTGAACCTGGTTCAATGGATGCTAGTTTTTCTTTGACAGCTATAATTTGTTTCTCAGCAAAACGTTTTTTGATTTTCTCCAAATCATGTTTATATTCTTTGTCGTTGTACTCCACGCTATCTAGAGATGACCAGACCTTTTTGACGCTTTCAATGAGTCTATCATTGGATCCTTTTTCTAACTTCTCTACAATTACTCTCAGTGTAGGTAATTCTTTGTAGGTTTTAACATATCCTACAACAAGATTAGCAAAGTTCCACACATCAGGAGAAAATAACTTGGGATCGCATTCGGTAGCAAAATCTAAAGCATGTTTTTTGTTGGTGATAAGAGTTTTTAAGATAACCAAATCTAAATTGTAATTCATACTCTCTTCTTTCTAAAATCTTCACCCAGAACTGGAAATGTTTTTGTATAACCCTTCATTAAACTATCTACACTTTGTTTCAAAGGTCCATTGAATGATTCAACAATATTAGGACTATTTGTACACATTAATGTAGGTAGTTTATTTTGGCTACGTGTTCTAAAAACTCCCTCCAAACTTCTGGCATATAAATCTGCCGCATTTTCAGAAGGCATAAATCTAGAATCAAATTCGTCAATCACTAAAAAATCTACTAAAATCAATTCTCTTCTAGAAAAATACTTATCTTCTCCAGAAGATTGTGTTAATACATTTACAATATCACTAAGCGTAGTGTACAAACAACTATAGTTCTTGCTACATGCTCTTTTAAGAATGCAGCATACAGTCATGGTCTTACCTAAACCATGACCACCAGCAAAACAAATGGAATTGCCATTGATGTATGAGTTTTTCAAATCACTAATGTACTCATTGTACTTAGTTAATAATCTGGGATCTCCATGAAAATCTCTTTCCATCTTCAACCCCCAATATTCAATAGGAATATTGCTTTCTGCATATCTATTGATAGCAATCAGTTTAATATTTTTGGAAGATAAATCTAATTCGGAGTTGTTAATCTCATTCAGTTTTTCTTGCAGCTTTTTTTGTGGAACGTTATTGAGCGCGCGGCTTCGGGAAAAATCCAGGTTGTTCATAGGTCACTTTCTTTACATCACCATTAACATGATGATCCTTAAGCTTTTCTGCAATGATTTTCTTTTCCTGTTCATTCAAAAGTGTTTTCAACTCAGCCATGTTTTTGAGTCTTAATTCATCATTACTTGGTTTGGTTAATTCTTCTTCAAATTGAGTAGATAAATCATTTTTTATTTTAATGGGTTCTTTTAGTATAATTTTGATTACCACTATATCTTGTGCTGAATGCTGGATAATATAAACAGATGTATCATCTAAAGATCGTAATACTGATTTAGCATCCGACCATGATTCCACAATTCCATCAATTATCAAATTGTTGCGCAATAAACATCTAATATGTTGTCCTTTTTGCGGAATCATATGAATGCCTTTATGTTTACTATTCTTTCCATTTTGACAAGCAAGTTATCAAGAGTTTCCTCAGTATGTACAAAACAACAAATCACATCATCAGATATCTGTGGATTGTGTATGTAAAAACATATAATCTTATCAAAACTTTGATCTAAGTCATCTGGAAAATCTAGAAAAGATGTTAAGAACTTCATGTTACCTTGTATGTAACTCTTAACATCTTCTTCTATTGTTTCTAGTTTGGCAGTTGCCATACCCCACTTGATATTCAGTGAAGGTAATATTTGATGAGGCGACATTCCACTAAGTTTTTTGGCATGCTTTGCATAAGATTCTAAAATCATACGATTCTTCCCAAAACTTCCTTATCAAAACCCATTTCTTCTATGGCAGAGAAAGCTGTTTTAAGTTCATCGGACATATCACTCATCTGAGAGACAAACGCCAAATCACCATAAGTGCTAATTGATACACCGGCTCCTGAAAAAACGGTCTTATACTTATCGGGAAGAGGCGTTGACCTATCGACATTGAGATTTCTTTTACCTGCGAGAAGTACATTGAACTTGTATTCATTTACAATTCCTTCATTAGTCATAAAAGAAATAGAGGTTAATCTTCTTTTAGCTTTAACTACTTTATTATCATACACCCAATCTATGTATTCTTTCAGTAACGTCGGATTAGCAGTCAAATGCATTGCCAACTTCTTTACTTGAAAAACCTCGAAACATTTCATAGGAGACGGACTATTGAATTTGAACTGATATTTCTTGTCGTAAGCTTCTTGATACTTCTTACAGAAATACCCCAATATATGAACTGGTTTCCAATTCTCTGGACTCAGAGTATCTACTTCGGCGAACTTATCAAAAAACTTCTTGTATTGTTCATTAGGAACATCTGTTAATTCGCCGCCAGTTAAATCTTCTTTTTTCTTAACCATATTTCACCAATCATTGTTCACTAGACAATTTACCTTTTCTCCACTTTACAGAGCTAGGCAGTTGAACATCAAAGCCATCTTCGGATGAATAGATTTTGTATCTAATCTTAGAATGTTCTTGTAAGAAATGAGCCTGGTCCACGAAATCTATAATGACAGAAAACTTCTTTCCAGGATACTTTCTAATAACTCTACCTACTCTTTGCAAAGCTTTAACTGTAGATTTTCCACCACAAGCTATTACTAAGCCAGATAAGCTAGGTATATCAACACCAATATCAAAAATCTTAGACGCTAAAACACAATCTATCTTGTGCTCCATTAAGTCTTTCTTGACTTTATCTCTCTCTTCCTGATCATTATTGCCATCAAGAAGAGCACAATTCATATGCTCTTGAAACAACTCATATAAAATCTTACCGTGTTTCAAGCTGTTAAAAAGAACTAATGTTTGATATCCTTTTTCAACCATGGTTTTGGCGGCGTCCAGAACCAAACCATTTCTTACTTCATTTTCAACAACATACTTCTTGTAAACAGAAGGATAGACTTTATCCAAAAACAATGGATAAGGCGGCACAACTCTAAATCTAATCAAAGGCTGAGCCAAGAATCCTTGCTTAATCAATTGTGAAGCAGAGATATTAACAATGTACTTGCCTAATATTGATTCGATCAATAAATCGGCACCGTCATCTCTCCAGGGCGAACCACTTAATCCATAAATGTGCTCTGCTTTAGATGTTTTGAAAATCTGTTGAATAGTATCGCAAGCCGACATATGGCATTCATCAATGATGTGAACTTTAGTTTCTTTCATCATCTTATTGATTTCAATGTACTTGCTCTTTACAACTTCTTTCTCATCTCCGTTTTCATCCAGCAGAATATCTTTCTTGTCCAAACCAATGGCTTGACCAACAGACCAAATGCTGGCAATGTTGATATCTTTGATAACACATTTGCCATCACCAATAATACCAATCTCTTCGTCAAACACTTCGGAGAAAAATTCGTGAAATTGATAAAGCAAATCTTTACCAATTACATAGATTATGGTCTTCTTGCCCAATTTTGCGGCAATAAGAGCGGCGATCAGGCTCTTTCCTCCACCCGTTGCTACCTTAATAATTCCTCGATCATTGTTGTCAATGACCTTGAGAATTTCCATCTGATAGGGGCGGGGCTCCTTCTCTAATTTCTTCAAATTTTCTAATATGTGTCTCTCGGTGCCAATGGATTTAGCAGGGCGCTTATCAACTACTTCATAAGTTTTGCCAGCTTCGTCGTAGAACGCTTTGACTCTTTCTAATAGTCCAGATGGAAAAAGCAAAGTGGGAGTCAGCAGTTTTTTCATGCCGTCCCACTTTACGAAATCGCCACCCTTGTTAAAAAATCCTCTGTAGGCAGCAGTGTGCTCTGCCCCTTGGACCTTGAATGACAAATGTTTATCTAATGCAAGAATGTGATTGACATCAGATTCTTCTGTAATTTGCGAATTGTTGCCTTTGATGATTATCTTAGTCATATGGATACTGTAGTTAATATATAACCAGTACCCATATTTCAACAAAATATCAATTATTAACTGAGAAGACTTGTAGAAGTTGCGAGTAGTACAGAATTAACTTGCATTTCATCCATGTTTTCAACATGTGGTACCACCGTAAAATTCTTTTCTACAACACGTACATGTACATTATTTCCATCTGCCGATTCAGTATGAAAAGAATATAATAACTCTATTTCCGCCTCTTTATCAAATTCAGATAATTGGGCAATTAACTCTTTGATCTTCATTATTTTCTCCCATATGACGGACCATGTTTGCTCCATCTATAATATTTTGTTTAGCAGAATAAGGTCTTAAATTTTCCAATGACCAACACTTCTTGAAATTTTCATCTTCCATAGAAGCATATGGCAAATCTGAACGTGGAATAATGTGATCTATATTCCATTTCCACGTAGATGAATCATTGTCTTTCCATATTCTATGATCATAAATTCCTTGATTTTCCCAATTCATCCAAGATTCAAATTGTTTTTCCAAATGTAACTTCAATTCTTGAATTGTATATGGTAAAAATTTAGATTTCGAATTACCATTTTTAGAAGTATTATATTTTTTAAGAGATTTATTTATGACTGATGATATAATGCCATTTAACCTAAATACAGGGTCTAACTTTCTTCTCTCATTAACATAACTTCGTCTATTTTTAGCAACTGATTCTTTATTATTTTTCCTATATTTTCTAAGGTATTCTTTTAGAGAATCAGTATGAACCGAATCATACTGATTCTTGTATTTTTTAATGTGATCGGAATTATTTCTTCTCCATTGATCTTTATACTGCTTATTGCAAAATCGACACCAAGTTTGATTTTTCCCAAAATCAAACTCATTTTTATCAAGATTACAACGAGAACAGTATTTCATTTGCGACGATCTACAACTCCACCCATAAGCTTACCAAATGCGGAAGACTTGGCAGCGATTTTTTCCTTGATTTTTTGGGCGGCAGACACGGTGTCATTAGTTCCAGTATCCAACTGTAAAGTTAGGTTTCTGGATTCATCCTTAGTCTTAACCTTGGATTGTAATTCTTTAGTCTCACTCTTAAGTTGCTCAACTCTAACAGAAGGCAAACCTAATCCGGAGAACATAGAATAAACTTTGACTGTATCTTCTGGAGAATCAATCACATACATACCCTTGAACACACCCTTTGGATTTCCACACAAATCATTGATCATGCTGCTAGCATAGTTAACACTAGATGCTGGAATTTTTGACCAAACATTTTTGTTGGCGGCAATAATGAATCCAACATACTTTGATTGCTTAAGATCAAATCCTTCAGCCAAAAGATTTCCAGAAAGGTTGTTGATAACAGCCTCAGCAATAGCGGTATCTTCTTGATAATTCTCTACAGAGAATTCTCCATAGACACTTAATCCTTCACCATCAATGAAGAGCTTTGACCATTCCATAGGATCCAATGCTTTGGTTGAAGATGGCATGGAGGAAAGAGTATTGAACATATCAATTGGGTCTACGATAGCTTTATTAGCTACACTGTAGAAATCCATTTGACCAACATGATGATAGATAGTTTCTATCTTGGCATTATCTACCACAATCAAATTATTCACTTTTTTGGATTGTGCCATCTTAGCCAATTTGGATAAGGTTTCTAAAGCATTGCTTTTGGTTTGAGCATCTTCCGTGTCCATTGGTAAAACGGTAATAACTACCAATGGTTTGCCTAATTCTGACAATAGCTCAACCAAAGTTTCGCATGAACCTGCGCCAGAGCCTCCACCCAAACTCAAGCATAATAGATTGACTTGAGAAGAGCTTAGCTTATCATTGACTAATTGTAAAATCTCACCACGATGAGCTTCGGCGGCGGCTTTTCCAATTTCAATTTCCTTGGCAGCGCCACCCAAACCATACTCTAACAATAGCTTATTAGAATCTGGAATATCAATAAACTTAAGATCCTGCATAGCGGTGTTTACTACTATTGAATCGTATCCAAGTTTGTAAAATGCTTCTGCAATTCTTGAACCAGCCTGACCAGAGCCTAACACTCCTAGTGCTAGACTTCTTTCCTTCTTTGAAACAATCTTAGATGCCATCTTTGCCTCGGCTTTTGCTTGATTTTCTTGTTGTCTTGCTTGACTTTTTGCTTTAAGTGCGGCTAATTTATCTTGTTGTTCTTTTTCTTCGTTGTTATCTGTCATATCATCAATCACTTCTTCTGGTTTGTCTTGTTGTATAGAATGTTTAACTGACATTTCAATTCATCTCTTTCAAAAGGTCTGCCGTTTCCCTCTCCAAAAATCCCACGATTTCCAGAATTAACTCTTGCGGATCTTTTACCAGGTCTGCCTCATCTAATAGGAAATTTTTGAACTCATAACCTGTGTTAATTGTGAGTACCAAAGTGCCATTTTCCAACGTTAAAGCATGCTTACCTTTACCGAAAGGACCATTCTTGATTTCTATACTATTATGCGCTATTTGTAATAGTTCAATTGCAGATTTTAAGGACATATTTCACTCTTAATTAAAGAATTGCATTTCGTTGTTTCTATATATCGATCAAGTTGTTGAACTAATAAATCAATAAAAGGAACCACGATAGATCCTTCCAAATATGGTTGATCTTTGTAATTAAATTCACAAGAATCTTCCGACATTGGTTTTGATACTGTTATGTTAGTATCTTTAGCGATTAGCTTAAATATTCTTATAGTTTCTTCCTTTTTATTCTCATCATTACCGATAGCTGCGGCTAGATTTTGCCAACCTTCAACTGATGATAAGGCGCGCCTTATCATATTAATTTTTGATTCATCATCTATTATCATAATTATCTCCAAGTCTTACCAGAAACTATATTTCCTATTGTTGTTGCAGTAACATTATATTTCTTACTAAGATCCACTTTTGTATAATTACCAGTTTTCCACTCTTCTCTAATTTTCAAAACTATCTCTAGATTAAGTTTAGCATGAGGGTTATTTTCCCCGGCAACCCTATTTTTTGAAGATTTCCCTATCTTTTTCTTAGTTTCATCAGAATGTATTCTACCATAGAACGGGTTTCCAGATCCAGAAAATTTCTTGCTTAACTTATTTTTTGTATCTTGTGCATGTGTTTTGCCATACATTGGATTTTTCTCACTGCCTACTCGCAGGGACATTCTTTCTTTATCTTCACTGGATAAAATTACGGTATGTGTAGATCCACTTTTTTCGTTATATCCATATGTATCATCACATGAATTATAAAAATTGATCCAATACAATTCTTTTTCACATGATTCATAATAATTATCAACTTTTTCGAAAACTTCAAAAGTAAAATTATTATGTCCTAATTCATTTATTGCTTTATGAATTTTTTGGACTTTTGATGATATTGGGTTAATACCAAAGGATAAATGTTGTCTTTTTCTATAAGAAGGTACTTTTGTTCTGCCAATATAAATCTTATTATTTACAGTATTAGTTATTTTGTATATGTAAAAGGTCTCTTCAAAAGGACAAATATAATTCATTTCAAAAACCACTGATTGTTCAAATACCATTGAACCGTATCTTGTATACCATCTTTGAACTTGTAAGATGGTATCCAGCCCAATTCTCTAATTTTCTGAGAATTAACACCATGTCTGAAATCATGTCCAGATCTAGGATCGGTTATATGATTTATCAAATTATGCCCATATCCCACAGCATTACAAACTTTTTGAACCACCTCTATATTCGTTAATTCCTGACCGGCTGAAATGTTATAGATTTGATTAGGCTCACCTTTATTCAAGACTGTCAGAATTGCCGAACAATTGTCAAATACATGAGTCCAATCTCTTATCTGCAATCCCCGACCATAGATAGGGATCTTATTCTCATGCAGAATACCCTTAATCGCCTTGGGAATCAACTTTTCCGGCGTCTGGCGTGGACCATAGTTATTGGAGCTTCTGGTAATGTTATAAATTAGACCATGAGATTGGTGGGCTGCTTTAACCAACATCTCTCCAGCAGCTTTAGTGACAGCATAGGGGCTTCTTGGATTTAAGGACGAATCTTCGGTCCAGAGAGGATCATGTTCACTCTTTAACTGTCCATAAACACTATCTGTGGAAACATAAATTAATCTTTCTACTTTGTGTTTTAGACAAGCATTGATAATAACCTGCGTCCCCAAAACATTAGAAGTGACGAAAGAATTAGGGTCACTTAAAGATGAATCTATAAAAGTTTCAGCCGCCCCATGAATCACAATATCAGGCTTCTCGAATTGAAAAATGACATCTATGATATGTTGGTCTCTTATATCAGCTACATGAAAAGTATGATTCTTATTCCAATACATAGAGTTAATGGCATTAGCACTTACTCTATCTAAACTAACAAATTGATATGGATGTTTTTCATAAATGGCTTTTCTAACGAAATTGCCAAAGATGAAACCACAAGAACCAGTTATTAAAACTTTTTTCTTACTCATATTGCCTTTTCAAATCTGGGAACCCAAACACCATCAACCTCTACTTGTTCTAAAAACATTGACAAAGGTCGAGCCCAATATTGATCTTTGAGATCCCTATAAACAACCATTTCTTCCAAAGTTTCAGTATGTTTAGCAGTTGCGGTTACTTCGTATAGTTTGCCTTTGTAATGCCTGTAAATTCCAAGTTCCATGTTTGTTATAGTCCTACTCTTAATCCCGCCATGACTGAAAAACTACCATCTGTACTAACAGATACAGAAGGCGCAATGTAAGTATTATTCATCAGCGGAATATGTTTACCAATATTATAAGCTCCAGGCGTTAGAATGAATTGTGGTCTTTGTGATACTACTCCTACGCCCACACCTACCTGTAATACAGAGAAATCTGGTGAAGTTTTGTATTGACCATAAGACATAATACCTAAGTTAAGGCTAGGAGTAAATTCTCCCTTCACCTTGCTAACATTAACTCCACCGTCGGCGGCAATAAACAATCTAGGATTCCACCAACTCCACTTAGCAGTTGGATACTCTTGTTTGGTTTCTGCCTTAGCTATCTTAACCTCATAATCTTTGTTGTCAACAGTCACCACAAATTTATTATAAACGTATGTTCTTTGATTATCATCCGTCCCAATAACATTTGTTACTTTATATGCTCTTGGGGAGACGTTAATATTCCATGGATTTTGTTGCCACGCAGAAAAACCAACCTGACCAATTGGTACTGGTGTGCCCGAAAAGTCTTCGTGGAGATTCAATAATTGGGCGTTTTTTAGATAACCATAAGTATCTATAGTGGTAGGAGTAGGATTAACTGCGCCAGTTGAACTACTAGGCAAATTACCTACTACTTGCCCAGAACTCATCACTACTACCGTATTGGCTGCACTAATAGAGGCATGTAATTTACTCAAATCATCTTGAATAGCTTTTAGATTTATACCATTGTCTTTGACAAATTTTTCAATATCATTTTTGGTGGCATAACCACTTTGTGAGCGCATGATATTGTTAGCCAATTCTTTTTGCTGAACAATTTGTGTTTCAATGGCTTGCTGACGAGTTGAGATTTCATTTTGTTTATAAATGATGAATCCTAGTCCAAGAATGACTAGGATTGCTCCGAGGGCAATTAATATTTTAGTTGATAGCGACATATTTCATCTCTTTATGAAAGTTCGCTACCTCTATATCTTGTAGATAAAGATTATTTTTGGATTGTAGGACACCAGTGAATAGTTCTTCCTTCTGGTGTTGACTCAGATTTTATGGGGTTGCCTAATGAATCTGTAGTCTTACCGTAAACCTTAAAACAGGAAGAATATTTGCCCTCATTACCGTATGCATCTTTGTAAGTAAGAAGTGTGGCACCCTGATGCTCATACGACTCTTTCATAACTTTTATGATTGATTCACATAGAGTATCAACTTCTATATTTGACATGTTTTTGCATAACTTCCAAGGAGAAATCTTGGCATCATATAAAGCTTCTGCCCTAATGTAATTACCAACTCCCGCAAAGACAGATTGATCCAATAGAACTTGTCCAATTGGCTTCTTTGATTTTTTCAATTCGGCTTTTATCCAATCTGACCACTTATCTAATGGGGTTTGTAATGGATCCCAACCAAATTCTCCAAGCTTTTCTTTGAGTTCTTTCTCAGATGAAACGAATTTAATGGAGCCAAAGTGTCTAGGATCATTGAAATAAACATCACTAAACTTACCCGCATCATCATATAGTTTCATGGTCATACAGATATGTTTACCAGGATTTGGAGACCATTGACCTGTCATACCAAAAGTACAAAACATATACCAGCCATTATCAAATTGCCAGTACATGAATTTGCCTTTAGATTTCACATCAACAATCTTCAAAGGCGAAACGACATATCCAATATCTTCTAACTTCCTAAAAGAATCCAGAAATTCTTTATAACCTTCTGCCTCTGGTTTATTGTATCCATATCTACTATCATCATCAAAACGAACTTTACTTACGTATTTGTTTTGAACTAATGGTTTTATTAGCTCGCTGCTAATCTTTACCTCGACCCCCTCTGGCATAATATAATCTCCAATTTAGAAAAATAATTTCAAATCATGAATACGAATCAGAAAACTGTCCAGCTTCTTCCGAACACTTTCTATATGAGTCATTCCAGATAAATCCGGAGATCCGCATTTGTTCAATACGTTACACTTACCAGCAAATCTAATTTTGTAATTGTATTCGTATGTAGAATCATCTAAACGTTTAACGCTTCTTTTCAGTTCCAAAAAATTATTGTAATCAACATTCTCGCACGAATCAGAAGCCAATAAAGGTTTTATCCACATATCTTCTCTCATAGAGGTGGAATACAATTTCCATTTACCAAACTGGAAACTGCCAACTTTTATAGTTTGCTGCTCTTCCATTATTAACCTATGATGACAGATTTATTACCTTTTGAAATTCCTCTACTATTGATAACTGCAATACCTATTGTTTCTCTGACTGTAAATCCTATTTTGCCAGTATTTTTTTTGACGCGGAATTTACCATCAGATGTAATCACAAGGCGACGATGTGCTGCCAAATGAACCATACCAGGATCAGCGTGCAAAACAATTAATTCTTGTCTAATAGGTTCCATAATTCATTCACACAAAGAAACAATTCTCTCAGTTACATTTCTCCAAGTATACTGAGGCAAGATTTCTTGCATCTTGGGAGAGAATTTAGCTAGATAATCATCGTAGTTAGCAATAACATCTTTCAATTTAGTTGCGCATTCATCAACATCTGGGGCAAATACTTTTGCATAAGCAGATGGCTCCCAATATTGCATTTTGATGTCAGCACGAATCTCTTTTCCACCAATTAAAATGGAATTATCATCATTCATGTAATCCAGCTGTCCACCATAACGAGGTGCAACTACAATCTTGTTGGCGGCAAATCCCTCCAACCCAGGCATCCAAAAACACTCACTATTAGCCATGGTGATTACCATATCACAAGCATTGTAAAGACATTCAATATCTACAATGAATTTATCGAGAATCTCTATGTCTCCATGGTTCTTGAATTTGGTTTTGAATTCTTTGTAAATCTCATCAAAATTAACTTCGAAAGAAGTTTTACTATTACGTTTTGAAATCTTCAAAACCAAACATACATCGTCATTTTTAGTGAACGCTTTGCCATAAGTTTTCAGCAAATTAGGAATGTTTTTTCTCAAATGCGGCTGGGCAATGTTGGCAAGTATCTTATACTTCTTTTTGGTTTTAAGAGGATATTTGGATAGGTTTTGAAATCTATCTAAATGAATACCATGTGGTATCATCACTTGATTCTCGGCAGGAATACCATTGTCCACGAATATCTTCTTCGAAAAAGAAGAAGAGGGTAATACTTTATCTACAGCTTTATAACATTTTGCAAAAGCTGTTGGTAATACCGTGGTTTCGTAGTTCCAAATACCAAATCTATTTTTGTTTCCTCTAACGAAATAGTGAGGAAAATTCTTCAAAGCAGTGTATGATAGTTGCATATCATACTTAGTGTCTAATTTGCCGCCGATTATAGATTGATAATTGTTTGCCGTAATTTGTGTAGATTCTTCTATAAAGCCTTTGAGATATGGTTTTAGATCTTCTGGAAAATGTTCTAAACCATTAGTAGAAAACAAATCTACTTCATGTCCCAATCTAATCAATTCTCTAGAGATATTTTGGGCAACGATGCTCCACGACATGTTGCGGGAAAGAAATCCAAACCAGCAAATTTTCATTTGATACCTATCAATATTTGTTCATAAATCATAAGGAGTACAAAGTATGGGGAGACCTTCCAAATTAAATATAGCACAACAAAATAGAATTATTAACCTTTATGTAAAAGATAAGTTGTCAACAAATAAAATTTCAAAAATGTTTGGCGTAGCAACGGCAACAATAAATAATATCTTAACAAGGCATAATATACAACTTAGAAGTGGTTCAGAAACTAATAAATTATCAACAAAATTTACATTTACCACTATGAATGAAGAAAAATCTTTTCTCCTGGGATTAATATATGGTGATGGTTCAATTAGTAAGAGAAATGATTATATCAATATCACATCTGGTGATTTAGATTTATTAGAGAAATCTAAACTCATTTTAGGAGATAAATTCAAAATTAGAAAAGTTGCCGATCAGAATTGTCATCGCGGCATTATCAATAGTCATAAATTATGTGAAGAATTATTTTTGCTTTTCAAATTAACAAATAACAAAAGTGATAAGCTTGCGTTTCCTAATCTAGAACCACAACTTTATCCATCTTTCATTTCAGGATATTTAGCCACCGATGGATGCATAAATATTAACAAAAAAGACAATTTAATTGTATTATCTTTTTATTCTTGTTCTAAACAATTCTTAGAAGATTTGAATGTATTTTTGTGTGATAAAACACAACAAAAATATCGAACCATATACGAAAGAAAAACTATCAAAGGTCATTTGGGTAAAAAACCATTATACACATTAGTTTTTAATGGTGCCAAAGCAGAAAAAGCACTTGAGTATATTTTTTCAGATAAAGATAAATCGATTAGATGTGATAGAAAATACAATATATATGAAAAATTCATTCAAACAAAGATTAACAAATTAAGCACTCGGATAAATTCGGATTCGGAATAATTCTTACCTTCAAATAAGAATATGTTATCAACAACGTCGTGAATTAAAAATGGTACAGAATCAGAATTAATAGTTCTATAATAATACGTATATCTATACACCTCTTCTTTGAAAATAGGTAATCCGAAAGCAATTTTTATGATTTTATCTATCCCTTCAATTTCTTTCATATCTAGATCAAATCTTTTATCAATAATATAAAAAATATTAGTCATACAAAAATTAATAGATCCAAAATTCTAGAAAATTCCTTTTCCGGGAATTCTTTATCAGAAAACAATACTTTTTGATTTTTCAGATCATGAATTATTGTACAATGTCTCTTATTAGAAGTAACACAATTATAATACACATATCTTTTATCCGAAGACAAAAATGTATAAATTTCTTTGCTGAATTTATTGTTTATTAACTTGTACAAAGTAAAATAGTTCATGTCGAACCCTATATCATCAGGTAAAAACTAATAGATCGAGCAGCCTGCAAAACTCATCTTCAGAGTAAACTTGCTGTTCATACTCGAAAGTATTGTTTACTGTATTTTGTACGAAAAATGGTTTAGTATTCGGAGTTATTTTGTTAAAACTCTCCGTATAAACCATAATCAGCTTCTTGTCGTTTGGGTTAAAACCAAACAAAAAAAAATATGGCAATACTTTTTCCATCTTTTCTCTGACTTTTCCATAAATCATAAGTTTACCCGCCCACCAAAGTAATTCTCGCAAATTACCTGTCAAGTGGGCGGAATTAAATTACATTGGGGTTGGAGATGGTAGATAAGGAACAAAGTTGGAACTATGAGCCAATGGAGGGGCTGCTCCAACTGGATTGTTGTAAGTCATTACCAAACGTGCCATCTTACATACCGCAATATCTGAGCCGCTAGATGGAGACAAGTTCAAATGAACTTCGTATATAAAATTCGTTGCGCCTTCAGATAATAACGACTTAATATCATTAGATATTAATAATGTTGGTACCATAGCTGTAGTTGATAAAATAGTTCCACTGCCATTGATATTAAGATAAGAAGCTGTTGCAATATTGAATAATTGAATTTGCGCCGTATTCAAACTGTTAGTAGTTTCCAATATTACTTCTAAATTAATACTCTGCAATCCTTCTAAAATATAAGAATCAAATCTAAATGGAAACGCCCCGATTACAATTGGGGTAGCGCTTCCATTTGAAAAGACTCCGGCAGTACCATATATGTATATTGGATTTTTATACATGAAGCTTGGATCTAATAATCCATATCCATCTGTTTTTGGAATTCTATCTGCATCTGAGGTACCATTAGAGAAAGGAATAACACCTACCATATCAAAAATGAATTGATAACTTAAACCGCTTCCGTTACTGGTTAACACCGTTCCGAAAGTTCCCACATCATTTAATCCGGTACCGCCATGAATGATTGGTAATACTCCTGTTACATCGTTTTGTAAATCTACCAAAGCAGATGGTCCACCATCGACGGCTCCGCTAAATACGCTGATAAGCTTCAACATATTTTGCATCTTGCCGGAATCCACAAATAGTGTTTGATTATTAAAGCCACCTTTCTTCAAGAAAACGTTGATTTGAATCTTAGTACTTAGAGTTTGTAGAACGGCGTCTTGATACAAGTTTGTAAAGTTAAGTGTTAACAATCCAGTATTATAATCAATTGAGACGCCAATCTTACCATCTACAATAGCTCCACCATATCCATCAACACTTAATCCATTTGTATTTGGTGAGAAAGATTGTACTGCTACAGAGAATCTTAGTTGATCATTGGTTAAAGCATCTGACTTAACTAATGAACAATCTGCAAATCTCATGGCGGGGAAACCTAAACGAGTTCTTCCGTCTCCAGCATAATCAGCAATGAAATCATCCAAAACATTAATGGTGCGTTCGGATCCAAATAATCCATCAGGTATTTCTAGAACAATGGTTCCAACTTCAAAATCTACTTTATAGAAATTACCATCTGATCTATGTAATTCGCCACCTTTACCAATGATTAAGTTATTTGGAATAAATACATCTACTCGACCCTGATCAAAATCTGGTTGCGACTCATATACATCAATAGTTACACCATCTACATGGCAACTATTGTTTTGGTATCCAGACAAGCTGGTAAAAACTGTGGGGGCGGCGCGGGGTCTACTGTTAGTAACTATAAGTGATTCATCCCATGTTAATTGTTTTTGAATTGACCAGGCTACAGAATTTAGATAGAAATCATGACCTGCAAAATATCCATCTGATAAGAAAATATCTGGGGCAGGATGGACAACTAAAGCTCTATCTATAGTAGCCGTAGAATAGTCATCCGCCCTATCTATAAACTCTTCTAATTTGAATCTGATAACATTGAATCTAGTACCAATTTTTGTGAACGGATTGGTAGAAGGTCCAGGATAAGTACTAGTTGGAGATGAGGTTAATACGGCTCTATCTATATAGTTTTGTAGTAAATATCCATCTGTGTAAGTAACATGGAAATCACCATCAATATCTGCTCTCAACATTTGCATCAACACATCACCAGTCAAGAAAACTTTTCTGAGTGTTAAAACATCTGTCAAAGAATCTATAGAAGTGATATCAAATCCACCATAATTTTCTTGATTTGATGGTACTAGAAGAACAAGTTTGAAAGAACCTAAACCAATAATTGTGCTAAAAGAAACGCTAGCGCTGGTGAATTGTGCCAATCTATTATCATTTGGATTGGCTACTAAAACTCCATCATTTCCGCTTGCTATTACCGCATTAGTGGCAGGATCTACCAACTGGAAGCTAATACCGAAAGCATTACTAAACGGAGCAGTGTAAGTATTGTAACTATTAGTAAAAGTAGTAGTAATACCATCAGTGTTTACTATTGTATTGACTGGTAAACCAGTATTCAAATCATAATTTAGATATGTATTTAATAGATTCAAATCATTGACATCAATAATGCCATTACCATCAACATCTCCTAAAATACATGACGCTAACTTAGCTGAAGCAATTCTAAAATAATTTCCAGTATTACTTGTGTGTGGGAAGATTTGAGCGCCGACAAAATCTCCATTTAGTAAATTGGTAATCAATCCGCTAACTGATGAATCAAACCTAACTACATCTGTTGAGTCATCTACGATTTTGATAATTAATTCATCATGTACCATAGTGGCAGAGTACAAATTAGAATTAACAATAGATGAAATAGAATTGAAAAATTTAATATTCTTGTCTGCAATTGCACCAACAATCAATGGCTCAGAAGCCTTTTCTAGATTGGTAATATCAATTGTATTTAGCAATTTGACATTTGGTACAAATTGTTGTCTGGATAAAATTGGATTACCTGTACGTTGATCTGGTACAGGAATGGTTTCCTCAGTAGAAGCCGCAACTACAGCTCTAAATACACCATTACCTGTGAATTGCAAATCTTCTAAAGAGTAATCCACAGTTGCCGAAGTATTTGGATCTTGAGCGGTTTTTGGAAGAACAACGCCATGACCATTCTCGTAGATTTGTCCGTCTGATACTTTTGCAGCATCAGTCCAAACCCTGAACCACAAATCTTGGTCTGGAATATCTGCCCACAAAGTACCAGTAAAAGTCGTAATTCTGGAATCTGGAACTCTATCAGATCCAACGGCTATTAGAATGTCGCATTTATTTGCAGAACCAGATCTCTTAATGGTTACAGCATAATAGTGTCCGACAGTTAATACATTTCCAGAAGCAACCAAAGTATTGCTAAATACAAAATCAACAGGTTGTGGCACAGGGCTTAAGATTATGCCAGAAGACTGCAATGTATTATAGTTGACACTCAATTGTGCTACTGGAATATTGGATGGTGAGAAATCTATTGGTAGACTTGGTGCGATATCAGAAGCGCATTCAATAGTGGATTGTAGTGGGTAAATGCTTATTACTAAATCACCATTCCAAACCAAATCATTTTCGTCTCCTACATCTGTATTTCTAACAGAAAGTAGTAGGCTAACCTTTTGAATATTATTGGTGGAGGCAACAAACTTTTGTCCAATTTGAGTAGTCACATCTCCATTCAACAAAACCTGATTATCCAAAGGGGCGGTAAAAATCCCCAAAGTATCTATGTTGTAAAATGGAAGAGCGGCACTTAGTAATGCCTGTAAAGAAAGATATCCTTCCAAAAAGAAATCTCTGAAAAATAGATTTGGCTCAACATCTTGAGCAATCATCAAAGGACTTCTAGATAATGAAAATGGATTAGCTTCACGAATAACAATTCTGCCACCCAAATTCAATGACAAGGTTGGATCGCCCACGAAATCATTGAAAAGAATAAGCAAAATGTTAGTGAAGTGTTTGTGACTAACTTGTATTTCATTGGTTCTAAAATAGAAAGTTTCATATTGTAGATTGCTTTCAAAATCCAAACCAATAATGCAAACTTTGATAGCCTTTTTGCCTGCAACTTGAGAGCCTGTTAACTCAATCTCAAGTTGATTTCCCAAATTATTATCGGCAGGCTGATGTTGTGCTTGAACGATTGTACCATCTAAAAAGCCCGTAGATAGCGCAGAATCAAAAATAACATTCTGTTCTAATACCTCTGGTAATACACCGGAACCAACATGGTTACCGATTATACCAGAAGTTATAGTATTGTTGTAGTCTTGCTCCAAAGTTAAATCAGTATCGTCAACCTGTTGAGCATCGAACCAGATATTTTGTGGAGCAGAAATTGGGCTTCTTTTTGTCATCGTTTTCTCATTTCAAATTATATTGTTTACAATACTTTCTAACAGTAATTCTAGAAACATTATATTTTTTAGCAATTTCAGTTAGATTTAATTTGTCTAATTCCACCGCTAATAATTCTTTGGTTAAAATATTATTTTTTGAAATTTTATTATTCAAATGACATTTTAAACACCATGAATTATATTTCATAATAGAAGTTGGCGAAGTTTCCCATATATGATTATTTCTGCACTTAAATTTCATTTTATAAGGATTATATTCATTTGACAAGCAAAAACCATTTTTGCTTGTAGCTACCGATATAATATCATTGAATGTATATTTTGTTTTTATATGATTTGTTTTATATATTTCATTAATATCTATATTAATTAGATCAAAATTATTTGGTATATCAATTTTAAGTTTCTTACATTCTTCTTTTATTACTTCTTTTAATCTATTTATTTTAGTCTTTTTGAATAATTCAGGAATAATAATTAATTTTACATCATTATTTTTACACATATCTTTTTTCAAAGAATCATTTTTTAGTAATTGGTTAAATGACTCTTTTGATTGATTAAATTTTCTATAATAATGTTGAGATCCATTATGTTCAAATGCTATTCCTAATTTTTTACTATAGCCATCTAATTCAAGTGGATAATGTTTATACCCAATTAACCAATTTGGTTTAACGGTTGGAAACTCTGTTTGAAAAATTTTTTCAAAAAATAATCTACATATTCTTTCACTAATTGATTTTGAACATAATGGACACCACTGCCCTTGTTGTATTTTATTCCAACACATATAAAAATCATGATTATTATGACATTTAAGATGTAATTTTGCTCTACTATTCTCATATGTAGATATCAGGTGTCCGCCTCTATTTTTTATTTCATTTAATACATATTTGAAAAATTCATTTCTCATAATGAATAAATACTCTACTATTGGCAGGTTTCAGTATTTTTATCAATTTCTCTAGAGCTTCTTTAGACTTTATACTACTATTAACTATACCTAAAGAATCTATTATATTTACTGAAAAATCAAACAAACCAGTTTCTCTGTTCTTTAATATAGCGAAATCAGTATTGATTGAAGATACTATATCAGAATTTAATAAATACGTTGTAAATAAGTCTGCTGTTACAGGGAACACTACATCCAAATTGGAGGAGTAATTGACATCTATTGCCTCACCATACGGAGCATAGATAGGTCTAGACATATTGCTTATTCTCAAGTTATCCAACAAAGTGAATGTTGGGAACTGCTCATCAAATTGGGTTCCGATAAACAATTGATTAATGGAGTCTTTGAATTTGATATTTCCCAGAGTGGCATAACCATCTCCTACTATAACAGATCCCATGATAGCTGGTGAAGTACCACAGATTAAATCAGTTCCAAATAGGACATTGTTATATTGGTAACCATCCAAGAACAATCTCATTTCATCAGTAGTTGGTCCGCTGTTTACGCGGTAACTAGCCTTTACTCTATGCCAAGTATTTCTAGACCAATACGTTGGTGCTCTTAATACATAGTCCTTGCCCGAAGCAGTAATAGCGAAGTTCATGTATCCCACTTCATCTTTGAAGATGGCTATGCGATCGCCTTGCAATCCCTTTGGCACATAGTTTACAGTCACATGTGACTTATGATAGGGCAGTTTTCTATTAAGTCTTACAACTTGTGTATTGATGTTTTGATTATTATTCTCTGTAGATTGATAAGTTACAACAACTGGTACATTGTTTGCTGGCAACAACCTTCCTAAATAGATAGTCTTCATATCTGTACCAATAGCGCCATCAACAAAATAATCCGTATTGGTTGGATCGTTGGCTATTTTAACAGTAATTACTTGTAGAATTGGATGAGAGACAACAACTGAGTTATTACCAACACTAGTGCTAGTTTCTTGTGTAGCATTTTGTGTATCAATTTCTATCTTTCCTCCGGCAAAATAATCTATACGGGGGTCTCCGCTCTTCAAATGAACGCTTAAAATTTGGTTAGCTGGCGCAGATAGCTTTAATGAAACACTGTTTGTACTTATTACATCTTCTGTTACGGCTCCGAAAGCATCAAAATAAAATCTCTTATGAGGATCATTGGATGTATCAAACAATGGGCTCATCCAGAACTCTATGGTGCCTTCTTTTCTGGTATTCAAAATACCGTCATTGGACAAGATAATAGGCTCATCCAACAAAACCAAACTATTTCCAAAATTCTCATTTACTACCAAAGAAGAATAGAAATGATTTTTGGTTGGAGTCGGGGAAACATAAAAGTCTGCTTGATTGCTGAATGGGAAGCTATCAAAACTAATCAACATCAAAGTATTAGAATCCTTAGTCAATGCTTTCAAGGAGTTAAAATCTTTGGTAATGGAGCGCTGATTAGTTGGAATGCTCTCTCCGATTCTAGTATCAGTTAGCATGACTGAGTATATTTTAACTTGATCCATCAATCCATGTAATTGTAGTTGACCATTAAAATCACTACCTACAAATACCTTGGCGTTTATTGGATCCAAACTCATTCTCGTATAAGTGAAGTATTCAAACTCATAGAATCCCTTATTCAAGTAGTATGGTACTCCTGGCATATCTTTAATTTCGAAAGTAAAGAATCCATTTTGCAAACCGCTTCTATAAGCATTGACGTTGAGAATTTGATATGTTCCATTGCTAAAAACTGGAACGTCGCCACCTAATGTTGGCTCTACAAATAAAGTCTTTCTATCTGAAGAAATACCAGTAATCAAATAGAAGCCCGCAGCATTTGATGGAGACGAAATGACTAAGTAGTTATTTATGTCTAATGCGCTGAATAACTTATTATCATCTGTGACAGAATTAATGTCACTTTGATGCAAAGTATAACCATATCCAATTGGATAACTGAATCTAACAACTGGTGCATAACCATCATTATTTTCTGCGTGAATAATAGAGTATTTTTCTTTCACTGTAACGGTACATGCTGCCCTGTTAAGCATCAATGGCTGAACAACTACATTGACGAAATTAACAGAAAGATATTGATTTACAGAATCTAGTGTGCCATAATCATTGAAAGTAATTATTTCATTGGCTGGTCCACCAAGTGTAGTTCCATCAATAGTAACGTGAACGGCGGTTGAGAAATCTACATTGGTTCCAGCAATAGTGGCGCTTAATGTTCTGCCAGTTAAAGAAAGAGAAGGTTGATCGACTACCAAATCAAAAGAAGTAAGTATGCCGCCTGATTCTGTTGAATTAGAAGTGCTGATAGAAGTATTTTGCAATATTACTTTTGTAATATCTACTTCATCCAATGAAATTGGTGCCGGCAATCTGGTCATCAAAATATTTTCAACGTCACTACTCCATACATAATAATTTCTCTTCACTCTTCTGTGATTTATTCCAAGTGTTCTTATAAGAATCAAATCATAAATAGTTACTTTATCAGAGATGGTTAGTATGTTATTGAAATTGACATCTTTAGATATGCTATAAGCCGGACTCAAAGCACGAACGCCTGGTATTTCCTGTTCTGTATCCACATTGTAGATAATGTATGGTGTATTGGTGATATTAACTGGCAATTCACCATTGATTATCAAGGCATTTCCAGATACTTGTAGAATAGTGTATACGTCAGTAACTGAGATGTCTTCTATCTTTAATAAATAACCTACTTGTACTTCTGCTGCTCCAAAATCTAATGATGAAGAGGTGACAATATTAGAGCCAATGAAACCATTGATATCTGAACCAACTATAAATGAATGTATAGTTGACACCGCGATATTCGGAGATACATCAATATCAGAAACAACGGTAAATTGAGTTCTGTTAATAGAGAATCTACCATTGGTCAATGTTTGTGGCATTGAGGAAGATAAAGTTAAATTCTGCCCGTCGATTATTAATATCGTGTAACCGGAACTAGAGAATCCAACTTCATCTATATAAATTGTATTACCTACAAATATGTTGTATGAACTGAAGTTTATACTGGATGTAACAACTGGGCTTCCAGCATTGGTTTGCAAATCAGTCGAAGCAATTATGTCACCATTGGTTGAACCAACTATTTCTTCCGGGTTAACTGTTCTGAACTTTTCATGTAAATATGGTCTTAGTTTCTGTCCTGATTTTATGATATTAGGAACTTCAAAACCATCTACAAACAAATGTATTTCGTCTCTACCATTTCTAGTATTCAACTTCCAAGACGCAGCTACATGATGTAAATCACCAGCTTTCCATCCAGACACATCCGCACTTACTATGTAAGGAATCTTGTCTTTATCGAACACTCTGAAATTCAAATAACCACTGATATCCTTAAAAATGGAAATTCTGTTTCTACTTTTCTCTTCTCCGGTATCCAAAATGTAATGATCAACATCTGAAACGAAAGTAAGACCTTCGTCAATTGGTGGTCCACCTATTATACTGAAACTAATTGTACTGGTTCCAGTAGTAATTTTAAGATTTGAGGGCTTTGGAATTACCAAACTTTTGGCATCATAGAATGCGCCGCTAGAAGTAATTTTGAAACTGTAATTTGAACTGGAAGACGCAACATATCCATCAATAATTTCTACATACCATCTCAAGAAACTACCAGAAATATCTTTGTCATAGTAGATGAAGATTCCATCTTTGTTTTTATTTGGAACACCTACTGCATCACTTAGCTTAGTAAGTGAAAAAATTCCATCATTTATTACTGGATGATTTTCCCCGGCGCCAATAAAGACAAAAGCGGGGTTAACAGCATAACCATCTTTTTGAATATTGAAAGTCAAGGAAGCATCATTATCCAAACCATTCCAGAATGGACTGATCCAAGTTTCGAAAGTTCCTTCTTCCAATCTAATATTAGAATTGAAAGGGAAACTAACTGATTGATCTGCGGAATCTAATAGAACACCATTATCATATTTTGCTGGAAGCAATTGAAATGAACCTGTGGTACTAATAGATTCCGGATTTAGTAGGCTGCTACCCAAAGACCAATTTTGGAAAACAGATTCTATTACTTCTGGCTCGATATGAGAAATAGTTTTGCCTATATTCTTGATGGCTGTTAAAGTGGGTCCTTGAATAAAAGAAGTTAATGCTGCTGTCAAAGCATCACGATATCTTTCACGATTGAAATCTATATCGAAATTGGCTAATTCCGGAACATTTACCAATGTTCCGAAGTTTCTCAACAAAGCATCTCTAAGTGCCCCAACCTTGTAACTAACAAAGTAACGAGTATTGGTTGGTAGATTCTTGTTTTTTCTAAAATCAATAACATTATCACCGTATTCGTAGCTAAGAATAATTTCATCAGCCACATAGGTGTAATCAATATAGTATTCTCCTTTATTGTAATCTACAACAATTCTTGAAAGATCATTGATTGTAAAAGTAAAGGTTACTTCAACCAAATCACCAACTATAGGAGAACCAATACCTGGTAGGATCAACTTAACAGGATTTCCAGGAACTACGATTCCAGAACCATCCCACAAAGAAACAGAATCAGACACCCTAACAATCTGAAAAGAATAACTGATATTTGATGATAAATATGGAATATTCTGATCAACCATTACATAATAATCAGATCCATCAAATTGTACATTTTCGAATGATTGACCTGTCAATGAATCTACTTGGATATTAAATCCGCTACTGGTGCTAGCAAAAGCAAAATTCAAAGGTTTTGTGCTGAAGAATAAATCTTCATATTCAAACACCGATCTAACAAACTTAACTTGATTTGTTACCCCTGTAATAAAACTAGCATCTACAAAAGTTCCAACAGCCTTATTACTTATTTGGTAAACAGAATTTGTATCATTGTTTAACGACAATTCATCAGAGTAATCTAAAGTCTGTGGAATAATAAAACCATCCCCGAAAGAATCGTAGGAGAATTTCTTATTCTTTTGATCCAAAACGCTGATTTGATAATAGATATCATCTACACTAATCAAGTGTGGGAACTGTGGAATAATGCTATTATTTTTGTAGGAAGCCGTGCCAATGTTAAAGTTTTGCGGATTTGCTACGGCACAGTAAATGATACCATGAGTATAATCAACAAGGTACTCCCCTAAATTAGATAGCCTATTAATGTTGGTAGCTTCATCCAATTGTCTATTGAACCACTTTTCGGAGGAGAAAATAGTTACATCAGAAAATGTCAAACTAGTGTTGAAAAAGGAGGCAATGCCATCTTCTGTTCCATCAATAATAGAATTGTTAGCCAAGAATATTTTAATGACATCAAGCGCACCAGAATTGACCATAGAAGTATTGACATACAATAATTCATTGATAACGTTATTGAAACTAACTCTTTCTCCAACCAATTGTTCTATAGCTGGTGGAGTATTGTATCTGAAATAAACTTTATCATTATTCCATCTGTCTAATGTATAGATTTCTCCAGATGTTTCATTGTAGATTCTGAATACATTAGTGACGGGGGCATTTTGTACTCTAATAGCATTAGCAGCAACTAGATTGTTTGCAATTCTTTCAGTCAAAACTTCTTGATGTATGTTTGCAACATAATCTACGCCTGGAACTAAAACTTCCTCGTAATTGAAATTAACATTTCCTTGAGCAGTTCTCAAGTTTCCATTTGGCAATGTAACTAAATCCAACAAATCAGAATCATATACATAATCCTGTTCTGGCTTGTATGTCAATAGATAATTATATGTAGCCAATGGTGGATATGGTCCCGTACCATCGTTGGTTAAATCGGCGCCATAAACATAAACTGTACCAGTAGTATAATCAACGCTGTATTGACCTGGACTAAATGGAAGCCCATTTAATCTAAATGGCAATTCGTACAGGAACGCCGGATGTTTCGTACTTCCGGCAGCATTTGGATCAATGAAGGAAATTCCTCCAGTGGTAGTAATAATATCACCATTGAAATTCGTTATAGGGGCATGTTGTAGATTGAAAATATTAATAACAGGAGGAAGAACTTCTCTGGAAGAAGACTTGACAGTAGTAACTGTTACCGTAGTCTCATCTACTACTCTGCCTAAATCCTTAGATTCATATTCCACTTGAACATTGAAAATATTAGTTAGGGAGAAATTAGGATCCTCTAATATCTTGTCGCTTATTCTAATTTGATTATCAGATAGTAAAGCATAATCAAAAGCAAATTCTTGATCATATCTAGAATTTTTGATTTGATATCCGTACTTGTCAATATCATAAGTGTAAGTGGGATTTATGGTCAACAAAGTGAACACAATGCTATTTACTTTTGTGACTGGCGAAGCTGATAGTGTCAAAACCAAACTATTAATGTTGAAATAGCCCACTTGATCAGTTGAGCTGGGTTTCAATTGCTCTACATTATCTTGTTTTTGTAAAGTAATTGGGAAAGCCGGGAAATTGTCAATAGGAAATACCAAGTGAGCATTTGCGGTACTAACGCCCCTGCCGACTCTAGTAATTTCATATGCACATTCTTGATTAAGTCTATCAGTTGGACCACTTCCTCTGGTTTGTGGTTCATCAGTGACGGTGAAACTTAAGTAGTTTTCATTCTTAACTTGATTGATATCATATAAGGCTCTAGATAAAGCAATTGATAAAGAATCAATATACTTAGAGATTAATCCATTGCTATCAGCTAAATCATATAGATTGTCTTGGAAATATGATTTGAAGTATTCTCTTACAATATTATCGGAAGGGAGTGGACCCGTAATTAGATATCTGTTTTGTACGCCATCTTCAAACATTTTAGCCTCTCCATTTACGGAGGTAAATGGATTGGTTGGCGTAGAGGAGAAGACAATGAAATATGAAGCAAGTGGCGTCAAAGGCTGACAGGTGATGCTGAGAACATTTCCAGTAATTTTAAGAATCAATGGATCTGAATCTGGTACACCTGTGGTTTCGGATATGATAGCAGCGTTAGATGTGACAAGACCCATTGTCAAATTTTCTGTGAAAGTGACATCAATATTTGAGCTATCATTTATCTGTACGTTAACTATTCTAAGATTTTGCATATTATCTAGTCTCTGTGTTGATAACTACATTATTAGGAGTTAGATATTCATCTTTTTGTGCCTGAATACTCTGAACTTGACCTTGATTACCTGTCTTATTGAAATATAAGATTCTTGCTCTTGCAATACCATTAACAGCTTGTGCTACGTTAATCAACGTTGGTGCGTCAACAATTTGACCAAGTTTGGTAGTAGTCATAGCAGAGACTAACTGGTCTCTTAGGTTCTGCAATACAGTTGTTGAGGAAGAAAGGAAACTATCTGCAATAACAACATTCATAGTCAAATCTGTTAGTACTTGTTTTGCTTGGCGCACCAACACATCCGCATTGATAGGTCTAGTATTTTCTATACTAAAAGTGACATCAGTGATGATTTTGTTGTAATTGTATCTGACTACAATCCTCTCATTTGGTTTAGGTCCAAGATAGTTATAGAAGACCTTGTATCTAGATCCCAAGCTGGGTTGTGTAAAGGAAGCTCCAGTGAATTTAGTAGACTGTGATGCCTTAAATCCGCTAGAAATATAGACCTTATTAATTGAAGAGAATTTCTTGTTAGTATATAACGCACCGTTTCTAGTATAAGAAAGATTTTCAGAATCACCGTCAACAGTATAATAGAAGGTAATTCTAATTTTATCTCCTAACGTAGGTAGATTATGAGTATTGGTATTCAGTGTATTGTTGCTAGTGCTTGGTAAGACTATATCTAGATTGTGAAGTGTCGGATCAGACAACAATTCATTAGCGTATAACAAATTATTCTGAATGGTAGTATTTTTTAAATCGTATGTAGTAAGTACTTGCAATACTTCGTCATTGCTAGCACTGGCTGTAATTACTTTTTCTAATTTGGTTATTCTAGCTACTTTTATGTTGTTAGGTATTGTCGTAGCACTTGAAATACTTAAAGCTTTTCTCAAAGCTTCAGAGATATTTAGCTTCAATCCAGTATTAGTAGCTGTAAAAACAATATCTTGAGCTTTGAATAAAGTAGTACCAGTGATAGTAATAACACCAGTGTTTACTACTTGATCAACTGTAATGCCGGTAATTTTGGTAGGAGTTTTTCTCAAGTTGTTAAAATTAAACAACATGACATAAACCTTATCATTTGTACTAGTAAAATTACTGACGGGCAAAAGTAATTTATTGTTGCTAACATCAATTACTCCGCCATAGTTCCAAACTTCTTTTCCATCTATCACTTTAATAATACAGATTTGATCGGCAGTAATCTTATCTACGATATTAGTGATAGTAAGAGTGTTTAATGTCAAATCATATCCAGTAATATCATATAATCCATTATTGAATACGTTAGCTGCTCCTGTGATGCGTACCTTTTTGTTTGTTAAATCCAACAGAGTAGAAAAAGATGTAGCGCTTGTTAAAGATGCTGTGGAACCATTATCTATTAACTGACCATCAGAGACTGTAAACAAAGCAATATCTGTATTTGGTTCTATTATAGAAAAGGTGACTGATGACTGAGTGGTAAACTTATTGATTGGTACGAAAAGTTTATTGGTGCCCGGGTCCACTTTCAAAGTATCTATTCTACTGCTGATTAAACTATTGTAGTAGCTGAATGGTTGGAATTTTCTCAAATCATAAGTATAGTAGATAACTAATACCTTATCTCCGACTGCTGGAGTGTGTACACCATTCAAAACTAATTGATAATTTCCGGTGTTACTAACTATGACGCTACCCAAATTATCAGAATTCCATAGTTCTAAATTATCAGAAAGCCTAATTACTGAAACAATCTGTGATGGAGCTAATGAGAAATCGATAACCAAAGCAGTCAAGTCTATATAGAATTGATTGCTAGTGTTTTTTTGAACAGATTGGTTCTCTCTTCTTGACAAATTAACTGGACTAAAATTATTGAATCCAATATTGGAATTCAATATGAATCCGTTACCGATCCTGCTAATAGGCAATGCAGTGGTTGCCAAAGAAAATAGGTCAGAGATATTGGCAATGTAAGTGACTTTCAAAACAATCATATTGGCGGTAGTATTTACCAAAGAACTTGGAATAGTAATTTGGGTTCCGCTAGAACTACCGTTAATATTGGTGCCATGAAACACATCAGCACTATTTAAGATAACAGTTACATTATCACCATTTTGTGCCACCGTGTCGTTTGGTAGAATGATAGTTGTGCTGTACACAATATTGATACCAGATACTACTGTAACATTGCTAAAACTTCCATTCCCTTGAGCCGTGGCGAACAATTCAGAATTATTATTCTTGAAAGTTATACTATCAACAGATTGCGTTGGAATTGCCAAATTGTTAATAGTAACGGATAACCTGTTGACAAAAATACCAGAAGTAATCTTAGAAACCACCCCATTTATTTCCAAAAATGTTCTAGCATTCAATACCGTGCTAATTGGATGGCTGGATACACCAGTGAAAAATCCATTGGAAAGATCTCTTGTGAAAGAAATTTTCTCATCATTTACTATTGATGCAAATCCCCAATCAATGCTATCGGTAACTGGTCTAGCATTTTGAGTATTGTACAAACCATCATAATCAGAGTACTGGTCATAGTTAACAATCCAACTATAATCTACCTGTAACTGATCGCTTGGAGAAGGCAAAGTGTTTCCAGAAATTTGTATTCTACCACTGGTATTAAAAGTTCCAGTATTATCCAAATTTTGATTTGTTACAATATACCTTTCACCTGTATGAACATTGAATACTCTTGTGACGTTAGTTGACGGGGTATGTAATAATTGAATAATTGATCTATCAGAGGTAACAATACTGTTTTCATTGGTGATAGAGATATTTTGTTGTACTTGTGGTATGGTTAAAACATCTGTAAAAGTAACAGCATCCTGTCCATTTAGTTGACCCTTAATAATATCTTCGCTGAATTTAATTTGATTATTAATCCAAACAAATGTATCAAATCCCCATGGGCTGCCGCCATAAATACCAGTATCTTTTACTAAATCATAATTTCCAGATACTCTACCTAATGAATCAACAGATTTTGGTAAGAAATTAGATCCACTACTTGAACCTGTAACTTCGAGAATTCCATTAATTGGTTGTATGGGTAGAATGCCATTAGCAAGATTATCAATTCTTTTTCTATTGATGGTTTTATTAGTATCAGTCGAAATTTGCCCAAGAACAACATTATTCTTAGAACTAGTTGGATCATTGCTATTACTTTTATCTATATAAATAAAACTATCTTTATTCTCTATTAAATTAGTTCCCAAAACTACAACATCTACTTTGCCGCCCGAGCCCTCTGAAACAATAGTTCTAGAACCATCGCTATTTATTTTAACAATGGTACCATCTCTAGTCATTAAGGGATCGCCGGGCTCGACAACATAAGCATCAGATACTCCCGTGGTACTCAAAGCTACGTTCAAATATCCTAAAGAAGTTCCTACACTAGATCCACTAAATGAAGCTAAAACACGATTTCTAAAAGATGCATCATTTTCTTGATCAGTTCCACCAGAAAATGGATTAACGTTTGTAACATTAGACACTCCTGGAGCTGTAGATCTAGAAAGAGAATAAGTTCCAATATTACCAGCAGAGCCAGCAGAAGTAGCTCTTAAAGTAACTTGTACGGCATATTGATCAGAAATACCAGCAGTAGCCAATTGATCTGCAAACTTACTAGCTACTGATTTGTAAAAATTGGCATTAGCTGGAGCTATCGAAACACCAGCAGTAACAGAATATGAAATACCATTGTTTGCAATAACAGTATCTCCTTGATTGATATTGATTGGGGCAGAAATAGAAGCAAAAGTTAACAAAGCCGTGCCTGTAGACGGAGTTGCTTGCCTTCTAACAATACCAAAATTCTTAGATAATTTGTCTAAATCAGATCCGACTACTAATCTTATGGATTGTTTACTAGACACATCACCAATTTGATCATAAAGTAGTGAAATTTGACTGGCAGGAGCTTCAATAAACAAATCTCTAGCAACTGTACCTTGTTTGGTATCCAAATCAGGTTGTGCCAGTCTAAAAAAGTCAACTAGACTTTGTATGATTTCATTTGCAGAACGTATCGTGACCATGTTTCCTCAATTATATAGTAGAAACTTTAAAAACTGTAGTAATAGGTTTTAATCCTTTAGTTGTAGCTTTAATAACTACATCAAACAGTCTAGGATCAATTTGGTTCCTTACTATAGATATATCTGAAATAAAATTAATTTGCTCATCAGCACTAACTCTCTGAAATGATTGCGTCTGTGCATTTTGTAAATTTTTCAAATTATCTAATGCGGTATTTAATTGAGATTTGGATACTTGTACCAAAATAGAAGTATAGTTGGGATTACCTATAATGGTTCTAGATAAAAAAGAACCATACCATGGTTGATATGGATTCGCTCCAGCCGTTGTTAAACAGATTTTAAGGATATCTTGAATCAATTTTTCGCTATCTACAACAGTCTTTAAAGCACCGCTATTGACAACTAAATTACCGTTTTTTATCTTAAGATCAAATGACATCTATAATTCTCCACTTTCAATAATGCGCAATTATAGACAAATAGTAAAATATCAAGTTTTATTATAAACCATTATTTTGAGATTGATCTTGATAAATCTTATCCATCAAGTTATAATAGTCTTTCACCGAAGAAATAAAAGATTTCATAGCTTTTTGAATTCCTGGGCTAGATTGGCTTAATTGTAAAGAAATATTCATTCTTTTAATAGCATCATCATCCAAAAAACCTAACAAATCATTCTTAGGCATAATATAAAGAGCCCCCATAATTGCTATAATATCACATAATCCCAAACCACTAAATTCGCCCATAATTATTTCTATCGTTCTTAAGGCATCGCTAGCTTTCTGTAAATCTACATTTCTTTTATTAGTTAAATCTTGTAATGTTTGAGTACTAGTATCTCCTAATGCTGTGCTAGAATCTGGTCCAAAAGTTGTCTTAAAGCTATCAAAAGAAAATCCGCCCACATCTGGAATACCTTGCACATTAGCAGTTTGAGCATTAATAGCATTGATTGTGGCTCTGATTTTTGCTTCAATGATTGCTTGATCACGAATAGTAATGAAATCACTAGGAACATTGGTAGAAAGAAATACACCCTGTACAGAGCATCCTCCTTCAGGACCAAAAGTAGATGGAACTGGAACCCAATAATATTTAGATTGTGCAGTAAAAATGGTAATTTGTGACTCTACTAATTTAGTCACCATCGCTCTAATGATATTGATAAACTTTACAAATTGTGTTTGTTCGGCTAACTTATATACATCCCCACTGCTAATACTGTTGATAATAGCTTCATTTTGAATAGCAGGAATACTTTTAATATAATCAATAACGGATTTATCAGCTGTTCCTATAGAATCGCCCTGATTAGCAACAGTAAACCTATCTCTAATAACTTGTTCAATAATTGGTCTATTAACAAATACACCATCTTTGACCATCAAATGATTTTTAGTGGGTACAAATGGAACAGCTACAAGCTTAGACGCATCATTGACAGTAAAATCAATAACAGGATCTACTATGAATGGCTTGATAATATGATTTCTTTGTGATTGTAATTTAGTAGGTGTGTTTCCTGAAACATCTACATATTCAATTAATTTTTTATCGTTGATACCTACCAAACTACTAAAATCAATTTTATATTGTTGGTTTTTTGGATCCATATCCAAAGCATCAGTACTATTAATTATAGGGGCAGCAAATTGTCTAATTTTGAATCCAGAAGACAAAGCCAAAGTAGCAGCATCAATAGAATTGGGAATATTGAAAATACTAGCTATACCTGTTACATAGCTTTCTCTTTGTAGAGACAAATTTCTAAACTTTGTTATTGGGCTAGCAGCAATACTTAATTTGGCTGTACTAACTGCTGCGCCAATAGTTCTAGATGAATCATAAACTATATCATGTCCCGGATTATAGATCTTATTAGCACTAGAAACTACCGGAAATCCAATAATTCTAAAAAATGCATGACATCTACTTTCTTGCGGAGTTGAGTTAATAGTTGTTTGTTGTTTTAATCTAGCTAATGTGGGATCTCCAGCCCGAAATGCTGTGGTAGCCGCTTGATCAGATACTGCCGCACAATTGGTATAGCTCCTAACTTTATCTATGGCAGAGATAAAGTCGCTATAGACTTTATTGATATCAATATTGAAGTTCTGCGCATCTTGATAATTAGCTTGATTAGGAATTTGATCAGCCATTAGGAGCCACCCATATCGCCCAAGTCCACCGCATCTCTTCTTGATTGGGTACCATCTGATTCATCACCGATTGGGGTAGAGATAACAGCAGGTGTAAATACAAATTGATAATCTACAACTTGCAGTGTGTGTGTCAAAGCAGTTGTGTCATTTGTACAAAACGTGTTATTATCAAAAGAGATCATTAATTGTCCCGCCCCAGCATCTTTACTAGTTAAATTAGCCGTAAAAGATTGATATCCATCGTACGTGAAGTTTGAGATATCACCAAAAGTAATATGCCCTTTAATTCTATCTGCTAAGTTAGCGGCAATATCGGCTGGAATTCCATTAGTTAATGAAATACCATTATTTTCATTGATATCAACTTTAACTACAATAGGCTTACTAGTAAATTGAGTTTGAGGAACTGCTTTAAATGAAGATTTACAAGGATCATTTCCTATACCAATAATAGAAGAAAGAGCGCCAGTCGTATCATCTCTTAGTTTTTGCAAACATAATAAAGCTGTAGTTTGAAATTCTGCCACGCCTTGTGGTGTTAAGTTAGCTCTCAAAGCTGATAAAGCAGTTGATAAACATTGTTGAGTAGCATCAGGGTTTGGAAAATTTGGCTCATTGAAAACATCTTTTAATAGTTGTGTTTTCAAAGCCACATCACCTGCTAAAGCATTATTAATAAAACCTTTAGCTAAAGAAAGATCGGGCATACAACCAGCAGTTACCAATTCTTTTGATAATAAGGTAGCCATTCCAGGTTTAAATGTATACTCAATGTTACTGAATAAATGCGCGTCACTTGGAGAATAACTTGGACTAGCAGAAATATTATCTTCTTTATGGAAAAAGTTATTAAGAGTAGCTTGCTTTTTAATTGGAGTGATACTATCTGTATCAAATCCTTTTAACTTAGTTTTACCATCGTCTTCATAACCTTTACCACCTGCTAAGTTTAATACGCCATTTGATGAAATTTCAATAAGATTATTGTATGTATTAACGATTTGAGTTGGAATTGTTAATACAATACAATCTTTAAATCTAACATATCTAGCTACTCCAATACGTCCCCAATCTGCTGGATTATAGAATAATCTTAAATCTACTGTATAAGCAGCTTGTTTAGCAGGAGTTTTTTCAGAGAAAAAAGAATCTGTTGGGAAAAAAATTGTTTTAAAGAATGGATCTGGACCATCATCTGTAGGTAATACATCAAATGCATTAACAATATTCATAAATTGTTGAATTATTGTTTGCTGAGGATCGTATAATTGCCACACTTCATTTCTTAGTTGATAACTAAAAAAGATTGGATCTGCTGGAGGTGGTAATGGAATTTCCACATTTGTTTTAACCCCAACTCCTCTTAAATATTGTAACTGACCTGTAAAATTAGTATATGGAGCATTTTTAATGAAAGCCGGACATACATCAGATGTGCAACAATCACTATCATCACATGGCGGAATAGCAAAAGCCATCCCTAAAATATCTTTGATAACTTGAATAATAATATTGAAAATAGCTAATAATACAAATAAATTCTGGAATACACATAACATGGCTCCCAATTTCTTTGCAATTGCTAAAACAGAATTGATATTAGCTTCTTGAAACGCACTTATCAACATGAAAATATTTCTCAAAATAGCAGAAATAAACTTTAGAATTTGGGCAATAATATATTCAATCAATGCTATCAAAAGTAATAACAAAGATATGATCATAATTATGATTGCAAAAATTGGAAATAATAACAAAAAAGCTGGAATGCAATCTGTAAATAGTTTAATAATTGCGGGTATTAATTTGAATGGATTAGCAATGGCACAAATAACCTCAATAATACAAACAATAATTTTCAAAATTGGTAAAAAGAATTTATATAGCATCAAAAATGGCATGAATTGATCAAGCAATTTCATAATAGCATCAAAAATATCTTTACCGAAATTCAAACTTAATGTTGGTAGTAGCGCGCCGGGCGGAATTAATAATTGCAATGCGTTAAGAATACCTAATAAATCTTCTGGAAATCCCGCTGGAAATGGATTAATATTTGGCAAATCCAAAGCAAAAGGAACACCAAATCCAGGAATGGAAGGACCAGACGGACCATCAGGAGGAGAAATACTAACATCGCTAGGACTACAGGGGCTCATCTATTACCTTTAATAAAGTTTTCTTTAGCTGATAAAGGTCTTAAATTTTCAAGTGACCAACACTTCTTAAAATTTTCATCTTCCATATTAGTATATAACAATTTAGATTGTGGAATTATATGATCGATTTGCCATGTCCATGTTGATGAGTCATTATCATCCCAATTATTGATTCTATAGTGTCCATAATTATCCCAAGACATCCATGATTCAAATTGACGCCCTATATGTTCTTTCAAATCACATATAGAATATCCCAAATATTCTAAAATGCTTTGTCCACTTTTTGAAGAATTAGATACTTTTAGTATATATCTAATTCTTCTGGATATATTACTTTTTAATTTAAAAATAGGATCGACGAGTCGTTTTTCTTTGGCTCTTACTTTTCTCTTTTCTTTTATGACGTTTTTATTATCATGATGATATTTGTTTGCTCGTTTCTTTTCATTTTCTATATTTTTATGATATCTTTCTCTGCTTTCTTTAAGTAATCTTTCTCTGTTCTTTTGATAATATCTTTGTTGAGGTGTCATAATAAATAATTATATATCATCATTTAAAACCTTTTTCACCAGGTAATTTAGGCTCTAATGGACCTTTTACCAAATTGGATACTTGCAATGTTTTTTCCAAATCACTAATAATCTTTTCCGCCCATACAGATAAAGATTGATCTATTTGTTCAATATTAGCACTATCCAAATCATGAAACGCCAATACTTTAGTGGCAATCCTCCATAAATCTTTATGAACCTCCTTATCTAAATTCAATGATGAATATTCTTTAGTTTCAAATTGTGGAGAATTACCAATAGCAGTATCTACTGCCTCAGCTAATTTTTCCATTCCCTGTTCTCTAGCCTCATATGCTTGTAACTTTAGCTTATTATAAGTTCCTACTTTTAATCTCATAAAGATCCTCCAAATTCTTTTTTAACCATTCTTCCCTGTACAGTTAAAGTTTCACATTCAATAACAATATCTGCATCAGCAGTAATACGCATATTTTGCCCTGAATGAATGGCTAAATTGCTTGGAGTTAAAATCTTCACTCCTTCATCATCTATTCTAATCATTGTCACTCTCAATCCAGAATTAAATACTCTAATATCTAATGCAGCACCGATATGTCCATTATTCTGCTTAACAAACCTACTATCTGTTGATACGCCCATACCGCCTATTTGAACAAATACGTCGCCATTCATAGATAAAGCGCCACTCATATTGTTGATATCTCTGCCAACGTTAAGTACCATTCCTCCGGCTAAATCAGCCCATAAAGATTGCCTATCAGAAGTGTTAGCGCCAATGTTTAAATCCAAAGATCCGTCTAGGCTAATAGATCCGCTGCGCCCACCAGCATTAGCTTTATCTCCGCTCATCGTAATAGTATCATTAGCTATTTTGGTTATTAATGGAATTTTAGTTACCGCACTTTTACTAAATATTGGATTTTGATCATCGGTTACATATTGCAAAAAATCAGGTTTTTGATGCGTGTAACATGTCGCCAAAATGTCATGGTAAGCTGTTCCATGTTTGATATGAGATTCTGTAATCCTATCCAATGGGGCGCCATCGGAACCATCATCATCTAATTTAATAGAACCCCTGTCTTCAGCAAATGTGCCATCATTGATATTAAAAGTAGAAGCTGCGAAACCATCTTGAAAAATATCTAAATTATCCTCTCTAAAGATTAATTTATTGGGATTATTATTATCTTCAGAGCCGAATGAAGAATAATTTTCATATCTTGTCAGTAATGGAATATTTCCTGTTTCACTAGATGCCGGAACGTTCCATTTGAATACTCCTTCTTTATCAATATCAAAAAAGAAACGACTTCTATTTCTAGCATAATCATCATTAGAAGTAATATCTGGTAATTTCAACTGTCCATTTTGACCTGCTAAATCTTTTCTAGCATTAAGCTCAAAATGATAAGCAAGACTTTTTCTTTCTAAAGCTTTGATTAATTGAAATGATTTAACTTTATCTGTACTAGTTGATGCGCGAAGTGTATTTTGATCTTTTCCAATAGGTAATGGAACTCTATTCAAATCTAAAATATTTCCAAAAATATCAACAACAGTTCCTTTAATAGTCTCCATTAAATAATTAGGAGCCGCCAAAGTTAAACTTAAAGTATCTGATCTGCTTTTTCTACGATTTGGAAAAGTAAAAACAGTAGCAGGTGGTTTTGTGTTACCATACAAAGTGGATTCAAATAATTCATCATTTATTTCTGATGAATATTGAAATTCATATACCATTTCCCTTTTCTCCACAAAAGGGGGATTTTTACCTGAGCCCGTAATAATAGGATTTGGACTGACCGTGGGATCTAGACCAATTATATAGAACTTGGAATCATAATTGTCATTTTCTAGCTTTGAATTCTGATCAAAATTAGTATTTGGCTTCAAGTCTCTTTTAACTAAACCATCAACTCTTCTTGATGCTTGAGTAAAATGGTTTTCATTGTAGAAATTGGTAGTTATTAAATTAGATTTTGAATTGATATGTATTTTATTATTAGCGCCACCAATATTGATATCATTATTTGTATTTAATGAGATTTTCGATTCATCAGTTGCTCTAACTAACAATTCTCCATCTGTTAAAGTAGGAACAGCTGATAAATTTTCTGCTAGATATGAAACGAAATAGTATTGTCCACCACTACCTTGTCCTACTACGACTGGCGTACCAGGTATAGGTTTAGTTCCGATAAATAATCCATTATTGTAAAACAAAGCATGTGGCGCAGGTACATCAATAGGTTGCGCTTGCCCTCTAATGGATGAAACAGTATTGAGCCTTATTTTAAGCAAACCTTTACTGGCATCATATCCAATAATGGCGCCAGTTCTTAAAAGACCAACCTGTTCATCGAAAACATGATTATTTACCATAGTGTTAGGATCCGCTATTCTGTGTAAACACAAGCCAACAGTCTACTATATAACTAAATAAGGCTTTTCTTATTTTATCAATATGTGCCGGAGGAGTAGCATCTGTAGAGACTGGTGTAATAGTACTTATTGATACTTGATTGCGAGCAGCATCAATAGCTTTTTGACTTGGAGATCTTCTATCATTAACATCTTCTAGATTAACAGCTGTAATACTAACGTTATTTGGAGAGAATGATTGATTTTTAATAGGACTATTAGGATCGCCAGATTTTCCAGTCAAAATGTCTTTTATATTGTTTGCAAAAGAATTCAAACCACTATCTACTCCACCACCATCATGATAAATTCTTAATTCTACATTAGCTGTAACGTTATTTCCTTTGGTATTGTTTGCGTTAACAGTATAGGCAGCCGTAAACATAATATTATTCAATGTTTGACTATTAAATGCGCTGAAAGAATTAGGCGGTGTACTTTGTGTAGATAAAGAAGCTGCGCCACCCACACTGGAAGGATCTTTAATTACTACTCCCAAATTGTTTTCATTTCCAGAATTAGTTTGTCTTTGGATTGTATATTCGGCAATATCCCTATTATTGTAAATCATTTTACCAATAACATCAAGTGTTGTTGGAATGTATTCTCCTGGAGAATGTCCATAAGACAAATCTAAAGTAGTAGTAAATGTGTTACCAAATCCAAAATTATGTCTGACTGCGGTAACATAGAACAGCATTTGTCTGTCTTGCAAAAAAACAACCTCTCCTGGCTGCATATATTCATTACCTGAAATAGTAACGTTTCCTCTAAGAATATTTTTTCTGTTACGACTTAAAATCATACTGGCATATGGCGCACATTGTGAATTAGGATCGCTCAAAAATGGAACTCTAATGGTAGCTGCATTTTTGAATCCATAATTTCTCCATGAATCATAATCTACTGCTACAGCTGTTACCAAACCATTTCCATTATTTGGGAATGAATTTAATCCTTCTGGTAAGGCATTAGGAGCAAATGTATTTAATACTCCTTGTACCTCAACCATAGTAAAATCGGGCGGATTAACTGAAATTTGAATACTTTTTATTTGTGCTCTTTTGATAACATATCTAGATCCTGAACCTGGACCATAATCATCATAAGTTTCATCTTCAATCATGTGTTCATATACTTCTGGAACATTGGAATTTCCAAAAATTCCAGGAGCTAATAATTGACTGCCAGTTTGTAGACTTTGATCATCTAGTGATTTGAATTCTGTAGAACTCTTAATAGCAGAATAAAATAGTTTGATAGCTTTTTGTCTATCATGTATTTTTTCTTGTAATTCTTTAGTAACCTTGAACACATCAATAGTTTGACCAAGAGGAACTACAACATCTTTTTGACCATCAGAATTATTAGTGATATAATCTTTCTTATCTATTCTTTGACCCGATTTAGTTTGTATTCTATTTATTAAAATTTGAATGTAATTATTGTTTGAAGAAAATATATTTTGAACAGAATATCCTTGTAATTTTAATCCTTGCGCCATCAACTGAGCAACTATAGATGAATATCTTTGTGAATTAGAAAAAACAATTTTGGTTGATTTAGCCTGCTTCAATAATAAAGAAGATAAATCTTGTACTGAAGTATTTAGTGGATCTGTACTAGAAGCTTTGATTAATTGATTAACATCAGTAATTGCGCCAGTATTGTCTGAAATAAAACTAAAGGAGTCTCCTGTGCCACTAGCTGCTCCGCTAGAGGCGATGAATTGCGTGGCAGAATTATCATTTCCATAATTTAAAATAGCACAATCTAACCTGATCATATCTTCTATAATCTCAATTCTTTTTCTCAAAGTATCTATTTGATTTCCAAAAATATCTGATAAAAATTGTGGAAAGATTTGAATACCATAAGCTTGTTTCAAATACATCATTCTATAGAAAATTGAACTTGGCATTCTATTATACTGTGGCGGACGAACTCTAATGTGACCTTGAGTGTCTGCAAATACTTCTAGATTTAATAAGTCAGATGCTAAAATAATTTTATCTCTAACAGAATTAAAATCATTGTTATACAGTTTAATGCCATCTGTTAAAGATTGTTCATAAGCCAAAATATCAAAATCTTTATCATAAAAATCATCTACAATAAATAGATTTTTATCTTCATTAGCTCTAACATTATAAGACATGCGACGAGTCAGATAATTCAATTGCCTTCTTAATTCTCTTCTAGTATTTGGATTAGAAGGATTTGAAGGTCCGCTAGCACTAAGGTTTGAATCTCCACCACTATCAAAAGTGGCATCTGGACCAGAAGCTGCTGCCAATTGATTGTAGTCGCTATCTGCTTGCTGAATGTTGTCAATATCGTTCTGAATAGATTCTTGTAAATTAGTTAATTGAGCTTTAACTTCCAAAAACTGCGGATTAAAACTATTATCAACGTCTGAAAATGCAGAAGCCGCACCAAATAATGAAGCATCTCTATTTAAATCAGCTAGTTTTTGCAACTTAGCATCTAAATCTTTATTTTTTTGTACAATCCTAAATTGTGATTGCATAGCTAAAGCAAAGCTTTGCTCATCCATAGTCAAGTTTTTAAATGGAATAAAATTGCCCCATAAAGTATTATTCTTGACTAACTCATTTTTTAATGATGAAATATATGAATGTGCGGCATCCTGCTGACTTTGAGGATCTCTTCCAAATCCATCTATATTAGCAGTAGCTTTCCAATAGTTAGCATAACTATATGGTTTACCAGTAATCAATAATGAAATAACATTCATTACATCTTGTCCAGCAAATGGTTCTTTAGCAATATTAGGATTACCTACTTTATTTGGATCATTCAAATCTAATGAATTACCAAATTGAACGAATACTCCAATACCTTCTTTCCATCTATAGACTAATCCATCAGGAGCAAAAACTTCTTTACTTACATTTCCAGTATTAGGATCTACCAAAATACCTTGAAAGAAAGTGTCGCTTGTTATTTTTTGTCCTGCGGTTGGTCCAGCCTTAGCTTTTAACAGTCCTTTTTTATCTTGAGAAGTTCCAAGAATAACAATATTTTCATCCAACAATTCTGGCGTATCATTCTTAGCATTGCTAGTGATAGTATCGAAATTAGATTTGAATGGAGTTAATGTGTCATAAATAGCGCCGTTAAAAGAATCTACTCCAGGTTTGAAGTTTACCTTACCCTGATCAAAATAAGCGGTATTATCTCTACCATTAACATTGACAATAAACTTACCATCTGACCATGAATCAGTTGCATCACTTACTACTCCGGCAAAAACATGAGTACCTTCCTTTTCATTAACAAACTGACCTCTCAAGGCAGTCCATAAATAATTAGGAAAATCAGCCCCAACATAAGCGGCTTTTTCGGCTTGTAAACTAATATTTCCGGAAGGATTAAATAATGCAGTAACAGAATTAGTTAAATTAGTAACTGTTTTATCCAGATTTTGAAGAACACCCAAACCAGTAAACATATTTTGTAGACCTGATAACAGTTTATTATCATATCTACTTTTACTACTCATGTAAATATGTACCACATCCATAGGTTGAATAATCAATTGTCCGGAGAAATTAAATCTTAATTTTTTACGAGCGTAATTGGTAGCTTTATTTGTTAATTGAAAAGCATTTTTGCTATTACCCAATAATTGCATTTTATTGAAAACAGAACTTATTAGATTAGAGAAAACCTTTAATTCTGTATCTGGAATTGCTTGTCTAATACCTCCATTATTGCCAATTCCTACACCTGGTTGAGTGTTTAATCCATCAAATCCTGCAACAGCTCCGCCTTGTAAATATTCCGGAGAAACATCTACACCAGCCTCAATACCACCAAATCCACCATTATAAGTAAATACCAATTCTATTCCGATTCTATCTAAAACAGCAGTAACTCTTTTTCCAAGCAAAGTATCCGGATCTATTTTTAATGAAATAGGGCTGGCATCACGTGCCGCTCTTAATTGATTCAATCTATTTTGAGCATCATTAATAGTTTGATCCGCTGATTGAGTTGCAAATTGAAAAATACCGTGATTGCTAAACATATTGGTAGCATCACTGATAGCTTTTTCAATATCCCAATCTGTAATCAACATAGATTCATAGGGGTCGGTAATTGTCAAATTGAATGAGCCAGGATTTTTAATACCATCTACTGAAACATTAGTACTTAAGCTGGTAAAATTAGTGATTTCAATAACACCAGTTCCTTGACCAAATTGTGATTGAAATAAATTGGTAGCATCTGTTATCCAGGTAGTAGATTTATTGGTGGTATTAAATCCATAAATTCTTCTCACCTTATCCATAGTCTGTGATAAGGCGGTGGCATCAGTAATTCCACCAGATCCCCCACCACTAATAGAATTAAATAAACTACCACCAGAATTGCTATTGATGATATCTGAAAAAGTAGCAATGATAGGAAATAGTTGATCGCTGATGTTACCTGTGGCAGAGGTAACTTGTTGAATTTTAGACAATCTTTCCAATGCGGCAATAGCATTACATTTATTTTGGAACAAAAACTTCATGGCGCGATAATACAGTTTTTCATCTTGATCCATGAAATCAGGTCTGAAGTTTTCAGCAATGGAAGAAAACATTCTTTTCTTCACAAACACGGTAGCATTAGGTTCTTGAAATAGAACTTCTAATTGTTTAGGATCCGCATTATATGGGTCAGTTCTTAAATAACCCTCTTCAATGTATCTACGCTGTGCTGATTGATCAAACTTGGATGCAAAATCGCCCAAAGTGCCGTATTTCATGTTTTGTCCAAGAACTACGGCATCCAAAGTATGATTATTATTTTCGCCTGCAAAAAATTGGCTATTAATTGCTCCAGCTAAATCGCCTAAAAAACCCATTGTTAAAACCCTGAATTAACACTTCCAGAAAATGATGGAGGTGTAGTGTATTGACTTGGACCATTGGTTGCGCTCTTTGCCCAAGGGAAGTAATTGACTCTATATCCTCTTCTTTGAGTTGCAACGAATGTCATTTGATATTCCATTAAGAAATTATCTGCCCTCTCATTAACAGTCATATTTTCAAAATAACCCCTGTATGCCCAACCATTGTAGTACATTTCTACAGTAAATGCTTGTTGCGCCAAAGAGGGAATATTTTGAGCTGCCAGATTGCCATTAGGAGAACTTGTACCTAAAAGCCCACCAACAGCGCCACCAATAGCTCCACCCACCGCACCACCAATAGCGCCTCCCACATTGGAAAAGACATTAGATAAGGCGGTTGCAGCATTGTTTGCAGCTAGGGTCAAACCAGTAGAATCAAAAGCATATTGTTCTGCTCTGTAAATTTCATATAGAACGTTAATACCTTCAATACCTGAACTGCCTGTAGTACCAGAAATATTGATTGTATCTAATTCTTCTCCCCAATATTGAAGCGTATATCCACCTTTAGTTCTATCCTTGTTAATTAGTTTTCTATGAGAATAACTGATAGAAGATGGATTAACAAACATTCTTACTATTCCAAATTGTGGAACGAACCAAGTAATAGTGTTTCTTTTGAGTTGAGACTCTCTAAAAGTTGCAACCTTGCTAGAAGGCAAACCTGTGCCATCTGCTGAATAAGTAGCGGGCAAAAGAAAACCATCAGATTTGAACTGACTGGTTTGGTCGGCATTTAGAGGAGAAGCTCCATTCAATGCATTTTGAACAGAATTGATACCATTGATTACATCACCTAATGACATGTTTAAGTCCTCATACCTACAGGGTTAACTGCGGCTGCCTGCGCGCCGCCTTCGATTTCTCTCTTACACTTTATACAATATCCATCTATATGTACTGTCAATTCACCTAACTTCCCTGGAGGTAGAGCAGCCACGCCTACTCTTCCGTCTGGATTGCCAGGGGCACCCGGTGCGCCTGCTCTTTGTCTATTAGCACCCATAACTCCGGTAGCTCTATTAGCAGCAGCCCCAACTACATTAGCGGAACTTTGTTGTTTATCGAGAAGTATACGACGATCCCTTTCGTTCTTAAGAGACTGTTCTTGTTTATTTTGATTGATAGTTCTATCATGTATATTGAAAGTTTTTTTGAAAGAATCTTTATATCCTGATAAACTAATATCTGATATGTGTTGTGAACTTTTATCAACTTGTTGACGCAAATAATTGCCAGGGATCATAATTCCAGAATTGGGGGCGCCGGTTAATGCTAATTTAGCTTTTTTGGTACGATCTCCACTAGAAATAGACGCTTTTTCCATTTCATTTCTAATCCTTTGTCGTTGTATAGATTGTTCTTTAGTAGAAAACTCTCCTGCTGGACCCACGCTTGCTCCAAAAATTTGTTTCATGGTTCCAAAATTAGTAATATCAGCATGTACTTGTAAACCATCTAACTCCGAGCGTGCTTGTCCCCAATCTGTAGCAGATAATTGTTGTAATTGTGTTCCTCTAGTCATTAACTGTTGACTAAAATCTTTTGTCAATTCTTCGCCGCCTATTCCTTCTTGTCTTTTTCGTAACCCTTCTATAATTCTATGAGCCTCTGCTTCACTTCCCTTGCCAATACCAAATGATTGTAATAATTGCGTTTGTTTTGTTAGTTGTGCCGCTGCGGATTGACTTTTCGAAGCCTCTTCAACAGTAACCATTTTGCCGCCGCCAGATAATTTCTGAATTTGCTTAATATACATATCCATAACTTCTGCGCTTTTACCCTTTCTCATCATATCTTCAATTTTATATCCGCCCATTAAACCTCCTGGTCCACCACTTTGAGCTGATAAAAATGCTCTTTGAGCCAGGCTCATTTGAGTTATTGATTTTGTCATATCAGTTACTATTCCAATAGCTTTATCTCCACTTAATCCTGTTGCTTTGAGTCCCCCCACATAATTATTTAATATTTGTGTGGCACTTTCAGCATTATTTCCAAATATCATAAAATCACTTGATAATCTATGCAAAGCATCTCTCACAACATTAAATGACCCACCAAACTTATTATTTAATTCTGTCATTCTAGCTACAAAATTTAATGCATCATCTCCCGTTATATTGTAATTTTGATAAGCCACCTTCAAATCACCAATAACTTCTTCAGTCTCTCGACCAGCGCCTTTTGCTAATTTTATAGCCCCTGCTAACATACTAAAACTATTGGAAGCGCCAGCATTACCTTTTATAATAGCCTGGATTGCACCCGGAATAGTTCCAAGTTCAACATAGTATTTATGTATTGTTTCTATCGGAAGATTAGTAGCCTTTTCAACATCCGACATTATAGCCGCCTGTTGGTGTAACATAGAATCTAATCCTTCTAGTTCCTGACCAGCAGCTCTATACATTTGTCCAAGTGCACCGGTTTTTCCAGCTAATTGCACCATAACATTACTAGCTTTTAAACCATTATCAGCAGAATCAATAAATGCTCCGCCAAGTTTACTGATCATTTCGACAGGTCCGGATATAATTTGTTTTATTTGTTCAGCCGGAACGTGCGCCGCTTTTAATAAAGCTGTTATGCCACTTTTTGCGGTCTCTGCCGCAATGCTTCCAATTGGGCTATTCTTGACAGTATTAACTAAATCATCAAATTGAGATCTAAATGTACTTAATGATTTCAAGTCAATACCAGACAAGCTTTCAAAATGTTTTTTAACTCCAACTAATCCTGTCGTCAGTAATCCCAATGTCTGATTATTTTCTCCTATTTTATTTTTTAAAATATTCAATATATCAGTAGTTTCTGAAATAACAGAATCAAAATTAGAAAAAGCCGTTTTAGCTAAATTAACAGAATCAATTTGCTCATCAATTTTTTCTTTTGTTTTTTGAGCAATATCGTTATATATTTTGGCTTTATCAATATCGTTATCTGTTGGGATTGATTCAATCGGTGGCGGTGGCATTTATTATCCTTGTTTCACAGGACGACGCTTCTTTCTCTTTACCTGCTTGGTGTTCTTTTGTTGTTCTAGTTGTTCGTTGATTTCTTTGACCATTCTAGTAGATTCTTCGAACTCTTCATCAGTAGAGGCGTGTATATTACCTTCACCTATTAATTGCTTAACAGCTTCTGGGTTCCAGAATGATGCTAATAAGTATGCGTGATTTTTAGCTAGTTCAGCATTTTCATTCTGATCTGCTAACCAGTTTTCATACATCCATATTTTTTGAATCGGATCCATGTCTACTATTCTAGGATCATCGGGAGTAGTCTTAAAAATCTCTTTACACAAAAACCATGCAAAGCGATGATCCGATTCGTGTATTATTTTTTTAAGTCTTCAATTATCTCCTTTGCTTCCATTTCATTTTTTATGGAATATCTGTTCTTAGCGATGTCTGCCATCTTCAAATATTCATCATACAATCTATTAAGCAAAGGTTCGGGCAATTCGTCAATAAATGATAGTTTAACTTCTAGATCTTCTGATCCAACAAATTGGGAGAAACTGACGCCAGCAATTTCTACTAGAGAACGAGCTAAAAATTGTCTTCTGACTTCAAAAGGAGATTGAACTGTTCCATCATATTCTGATGCTGCCATGATAGCTTCACTCATTGATTTGCCGGAAAGAGTTTGTAAAACAAAAACATTTCCATCAATTTTCACATCATGAGTAGTGCGCGTCATATTAAGAAGCATTTCAAGTCTTCTCTTGGCACCATCATTTAATTTTTCTTTTCCAGAAATCTTAGCTTTTCTAGCTTCTCTGAATTCTCTTTCTAATTCGGCAGGATCTTGTTCCGCTTCTTGAATTCTATTTTGAAAGCTTTGAATAGCAGATTCATCTAGTGGAGGTAAAGATGCCCTTCTTCTAACCACTGGATTGACTATATTCTCGGGCGACATCCCACTTTCATCTGGAATATCAATTTCTCTCATTCCAGGACCACCAAACTTTTTGTTTCCTAAAGGACTCTCAAAACCAGGCATTGTTTTATTTCTCCGTTTTTATATCTGTCTCCCATTTAATTATAACATTGTATCCCGCAGATTTAAGTGTATTTTCTCTCTTAATAGTTTTATCATATAAGTATCCGAAAGTTTTATTTACTACACTATTAACATCATTTAAATTATAAACACTAGGGTTGCCATGCCAAAAATCACCATTAAATTCGTAGATGGTATTACTACGTGGATCATATCCATCTACTATAAATTTTTTATTGTCTATTTTTATACAATATTGTCTATTTTCAATATTAAGTGAATCTAGCCATAAAGTTTCTAATCTGGAAACTTTATTCTCTATACATTTTTGACAACCTTCTCCTCTTAAATGAGAATTCGCTCTTTTGATAAAAAGCCCATGTTTTTTGCATAAAATGTTTATTTTTTTATCACCTTTAATATACCTTGTTAAGCTATAATCATATTCATCATGGTGAATTTTATTTGCTTTTTTAATAAACTCTTCTTGAGTCATACTTATTTTAATATCATGAGAAATTTTACCACACCTAGGACATCCACTTCCTCTCAAATGGGTACCTATGGTTTGTTTAAATAAACCATGTAAATCACACGTTATTTTTATATTACTCTTACAATTGTTTACCATACCATGATCATAAGTATACTTATTATTATGAATTTTATTTGCTTTTTCTACGAACTCTTTGTAAGATAATTTTTGGTCTTGTATCTTACATTTAGGACATCCTGCACCACGTAAATGATTACTGGGAGTTTGTGACCATTCTCCATGTTCAGGGCAAATTATTTTCAATTTAATGTTACTAGCAATATATTTTGATAAAGAATAATCATATTTATTTTTATGTTTAATGCGAGCTTTTTCCACGAAAAACTTATCTGTTAATCGACATCGTTTAGAAGAAATTATTCCACATTTACAACAGCCGCAGCCGTTCAAATGGTTATTTGGCTGCTGTATAAATTTCCCATGTATTTTACACAAAATTATTATTTTAGTATGACTATTTACATAATTTACTAACGTATAATCATATCTATCTCCGTGTACGGCGCGTGCCTTATTAATAAATTCTTCATGCAATTTTAACATTTTATACCTCTTCACGAAGAATAATCATTACTTTTATCGTGTCAATTTTTATTAAAATATATAGCAATTTTATGATATAGGATTAGCCGGGAATGTTTTCTAAAGGAATAAAATGTACTACGTATATAAAATAACAAACAAGATGAGCGGAAAAATATATATTGGACAAACAAATGATTTAAAATCAAGATGGCTAAAGCACTGTTCTGTTTCTAGAAATTCTAATTATAATCATCCATTATACAATTCTATCAGAAAATATGGGATTGAACATTTTACATATGAAATAATTGATCAATTTGAAAATTTGGATGATTGCAATAAATCAGAGGAATTATGGATACAAAAATTAAACACGCAAGATAAAAACATTGGATACAATATTGCTTTTGGTGGAGATAACAGGACCATATCAAAAGAAACCAAAGATAAATTATCAGAAATTAATACCGGTGAAGGTAATCCATTTTACGGAAAAACACACTCTGAAGAAACAAAGCAAAAATTATCAGAATTAAAAATTGGTACAATGGCTTCTGACCAAACTAAACAAAAAATGTCAAAGTCTAGATGTGGAGAAAATAATCCTATGTACGGAAAAAATCATACAGAAGAGTCTCTTAATAAAATGTCTCAAGCTAAAATTGGAAAATATGATGGAGAGAATAACCCATTTTATGAAAAAACTCATTCTAATGAAACTAGATTAAAATTATCAAGAATTAATACTGGTAAAATTATACCACAAGAAATCAGAGATAAAATATCTCAATCACTTATTGGTAAAATGAACGGAGAAAATAACCCCATGTATGGAAAAATCGGAGAAGAGAATCCCATGTTTGGAATACCCCGCTCCGATGAAACCAAGAAGAAAATATCAGATAGTAAAAAAGGTAAAAAGATGTCCGAAGAAACTCGTAAAAAAATGTCTGAATCTAAAAAAGGTAAACCATCTAATAGGTGGAAAAACAGATCAAAACAAGGCGCCACTGCTGCCGATATCGATCAAACCTGCGGCATCGAGTGATCCTCTTCTACCATTAGAACCAGTATCAACCAATTGTTCGATATTAACAATACCATCTCCGCTGGTGATGTTAAGAACTCCGTTTGGACCTGCGCCCATGTGTAGAATTCCTCTTTCTCCACCAACTGCGGCTGGTACGCCTCCTGGAATTGGAGAAGATCCACCGTTAAGTATGCTAAAGATATTTTCAGCTTCCCACTGCATAGAATCAGTGATAATCCAATCATTAGCTTGGTAAGTGTAATCTAGACCAGAAATCCAAACATTCTTAATAACAGTAGATATCTGACTACCTTGATCTCTCTTCTGCTTATCCAAGATAACAATATCAAATGGATAAACTTGTGAAGCGGCATGCAAGAAGCCTCTACTAAATGCTTCGGTAATCCTTAATCTATCAAATCTAATTCTCTGGCAAGTTCCAGTGATGTTGGTAGAAGCAGTTGGTACTGAATCAATATGACCGTCAGTTCCAACTTCATCAATCATTCTAAGCTGTCTCTTCTCAGAGATAGCCATAGATTGAATTGCTCCAACAGCAGTGTTGTTGACCAAAATGATTATATTTGTTGATAAGGCTGTACTGGTCTTGTTAACACCATTTGGTAGTGTTAGCGTAGAGCTAGTATTTGGTGCTGTAGCCATTTATATCTCCCTAATTATATTTGTCCTACACTTACCTTAATGTAAATGAAGTTGACTGGATAGCTTGGTTGTACTCTTACAGAAATATTCCATTGTGTTGGATCTACATCATCTTGTACTACGTTTAGATCGGCGTAGTTAGTGATTAATCCTTGAGATACCAAAGAGTTTAACAAGATAACTGCGCGAGTATTTAATATTGCTCCAGTGTTTTTATCTTGTGGCAAACCAATGTAACCAGCGAAGCCAGCTCTTAACGTCTTAGCAACTCTATCTCTAATGAAAACAATAGAAATTTCTTGTTCCTCAACGAATCCACTTTGAGATGTAGTTAGTCCCCAAATGACTCTACCTCCACCTGCAACTGGCTGCAAAGTGCAAACACCAGCAGCCGCCAATTGTTCAAGTGTGGCTGTAGAAAGTGTTTTGTTTCTTAGGATTGTAAATCCAGATAATACTTTGTTTGTTAGTGGATTTTCAATTCTTACATCTGCTGATTCATATCCAGCAGCAGCGGCGGCAAGATAGAATCCATCAATCAAGACATTATCTGAACTTGCTTGTACCACAATCTGATCAGGATAAAAATATACACATCTATAAGTATTACCAAATGCATTTGATACCGAATAATTTGCAAGATCTTCTATGTTTCCAGCCAGAACATCGGTAACAGTCTCTCCTTGAATTCCTTCTAGAACACCAATATCTTCTACGGCGGCTGGCTTGGCTCCGGTCAAATTCTCAGGTAACAATCCATTGATTGCTCCAATAAATAATACTCTTTCTTTCTTATTACGAATATTACTCATAGACTTACAATGTGCGAGTGCATTTTGGAAAATAACAGAGATTGTTTGTTTTGGTAATGGTACTAAAATATCACATTCTACTACCTCTAAAGAAGCTAACGCATTAATCCATCCAGCATCGTAAAAAGATGCTTCCTTGGCATCAACTAATGTAACTCTCAATCCAAATCCAATTGGCACTACATTATGATTAATAACTACATAATTGCTAACATTACTTGAATCTAATACTTCATATCTCATACCAGTTTCATTAACAAGCGCCTTGCTAATTGTAATAGTATTGGTAAGACTATCGTATCCAATAATATCGTATAAACCATTATTATCGTCCGATCCATTAATTTGTAATCTGCGGGTAAGTAGATTAGTAATTGTACTAAAATCTACATCTGAAGAGTTTAAAGTTGCCGTCGCACTATCAACTAATGCAACCAAAGTACCATCAACACCTGAGGCGCCACTAATTGGTAGTCCAGTAGAAACATCAATAACTTGGAAAGTTGCCGAAGATTCTGTAACAAAATCTGAGAAAGCCGCACGAGTTACATACAATTGACCGCCACTAACCGCATCAATAGTGTAAGAGCCAATATTAGATACGTTAACGGCATCAATAATTTTTAAAGTTTTTCCAACATGAGAAGAATCGAATACAATAGATGCATTAAATACGCCTTTGTCACTGAAAGCAGGATTTCTACCAACATAACCATCTTCCCCGGTTGCCATAACTGCTAAGCTTTGTACAACAGTATAGAAATATGAGAATCCGCCGGGCGCAGAAGTATCATCAAAGACGAACTGATTGGTAGTTGGATTGCCCGAAGTATCCAAGGTATAGAAGTCCAATTTATTAGGAAGAATCTGAGTTTCTACATTAGTAGAATTATTCTTAATAAAAAAATGGATATTAGAGTTAAAATCTGGAGTTATACCCAATGGTAGTGGGAAGATAAAATCATCTTCATTTAGCGAAGCAGAATTTACAGCAGCCTCTAAAACGTAAGATTTTCTTCTTGGCATTGGCGGTGCGGCTTGAACTGTGATTAGGGCTGGCGCATTGTTAGCATAAGCTAATTGAGCACCCAAAGCTAAATTGTTAGTCAAACTTGGGAATCCATGTCTAACAACTACATCTCCCATACCTTGAGTTAAAATAGGATCATTCAAGAAAAGAGATGGAATATAGTTAGCAGTTAAAGAATCACTTCTAACTAATACTCCACTGTTAATTTTAACAATGAAAGCATCACCTTCTCTAAATGGAGAAGTAACTACAGACATAACTTGAGTTTCTGCAATAGAGAATCTCAAAATACCATTGCTTACAACTTGATCGTTGGCGACCCAAATAATTGGATTACCATTTGCATCTAGTTTAGAACCAGAGATAGATCCAATGGCTAAAAACTTAGCAGTTCCAGCAACTGGTTGATTTAAAACATTTCTTTGAACAGACACGCATCTAATAGTCCAGGTCTCTGGCGGAGCGTTAACGTCAACCAAAGTTAAATTACTAACTGTTCCTAAACCAACGTTAGTAGATAATGGAACATAGAATGCACCGCCTTGGTCCACAAGATGTGCTTTTTGTAATTCAATTTTGCCAGAAGAAATATCAATTCTGTAATCATAACTATTACTAAATGAATTTGAATCAATAAGTGACTCCAAACCAACTAATGAAACACCATTCTTAAATAATGTTGTTCTATTAGAGATTAATGGAAAGTTTGATAATTGGAAATGTCTACCGTCAGCGCCTGATATAGATGAGTAGGAAGAATTCAAACCGTCACTACCACCACCATTTGCTTGTGATACTAACGTTTCATCAGTTGAACCTTCACCTATTATAGCAGCAACACGTGACCCTCCAGGAATTGACGCCCCACGTGATGCAGTAATTACGTCAGTTGTTACGCCTGGTATTAAACCGGCTCCTCCAGGTTGATTTGCCATTATTTTTCTCCTCTAAAGATTTTCTCTATTGCTTTCGCAGAGCGATCCAACATAATTGAAGTCCTTTTACACTTTTATAGATTGTATCATTAAAATGTATTAATATTCCTATCAGGATGGATATATTAGTGAGTTTTGTCTATTTATCAAGGTATTTAAACATCATGATTTGTGTCACGCAAATCATTTAATTTATAATTCTAATAGTAAATCCGTGATGCTAGTTGAGGTATTGATAGTTAAATTAGCAGCTGGAGGGCTATCAGATTTTGATAAATTAGCAAAATTCATGGTAAATAAAATGGTATCAACCACACTGTCAACTGGTATTTCTCTACGCCATTCCGTTCTTATATCTAATGTTAAAGTTTGCCTAAATAACTTATCATTTCTATCATCTGTTTCAGATGGTGCGCCAATATTAATTGGTTTAACTATAACACCAACATCAACTAAAGTATCAAAATTAATTTCAGTAAAACACATTGCTATTAATTCAGACAGATCATCTCTTGATCTTAAACTTCTAGTCATAACATCAATTATAATTGATCCTTCCCAAGCCCCAGCTGTAATAAAAAATTTAGGTTTGCTGATTATTTTTTGATTTCCATATCCATCTTCAAATATCATATTTTCATATTGAACACCGCTTTGATCTCTATTAATAGAGATTGGAACATATCTACTACCGCCACTTTTCACCAAAATGGCGGGATAGTAAATACCATCATATCTATAGTTTTCTCCAATAAATACGCGGGTGTTTAAATTGATAGTATTACTTAAAAATGGTTGCGCCCCTGAGCCAGATGGCAAATCTGCCCCAGGAGGAAGATCAGTATGATCAGTTGTGTTAGCAAAACCCCATTGATCTTTGGAATAATGGTAATAACTATCTTTAGAAAAGAAATCTTTTAAAGTGGAAATAATAATCTCTTTTGGGTATACAAGCATGGAGGCTTGTATAATATTGTGAAGTGGAAACAAATCACTTTTGAAAAAATTTCCTGAACTCATGAAATTCCTTTACCAACGATATTGTACGTATATGTTGCCAATAAATACATTTAAACTATTGCTGCTTTGCATACTTAGATTAAATCTAACCATAGTGGTACCATTTTCTGTATTTTGATAAACATTTGTTGAAGGAGCAACTATTAGATTATCTAATAATGTAAACTGCAAGTTACCAGTATCAGAATCTGTTAATGATGTCACTGGATCTACAATAGATAATGTATACTGACTACTAGTTGTAGTCAAGGCGGTATTACCAACTGTTACAAATGCCTTCACTATTCTTGTTCTTTTGGGTATCAAAGTATATACAGGAATGGTCCATTGATAGTTGTCAAACAAACCACTTCCACTAACATATATTATTCTAACCGTTCCATTAGGATCATCTTGAGACCAAACATCTATTCCTCCTGGTACTGTACCAGAGAATACACGATGTGATGATCCATAGGTATGTTGTCCAGTTGAAACATTAAAAGCTGTAGTTACAGTTTGATTTATATTTCTTTCAGCAATCCAATTTTTGGCATTTGTACTTACGTCATCCAATCTAATAACTTTATCAGTTGTCATAGTTTGAGGAAGGATATCATTAATAAATGGAGAATCAAAGAAATTACCCATAATAACTCCTTTTGATTCAGCGCCATCCCAAGCACTGGGTGTTTCAAAATTAGCAAATGCTACATAAGCAAAAATAGAATTGGTTCCTCTATAAATTCTATTGTTTTCTACAATACTGGTTTTTCCACCTAAAAGAATCAAAGATCCATAATTAAAAGTCTCACCAACGCCCTTCAAAACATTATTAGTAATAGCACAAGAAGATTGACAATAAATATAACCTAAATTATATTTAAGAGAAGTTGGTGCAAAATTAATAGCATCCCAATAACCAGTATTAGTTATGTTACCTGAAATAATACAACAAGAATCATTACCTTCCCCTAATGTTTGAGTATTAACTAATGTATGCTTGTTGGAACTAACAAAAATTGCATAACCAGAAGAAACATTAACCAAAGGAAATGCGGGGTTGTAAATAGCATTTGGTAAGTTTTCACCATAATTTACTAAATATGTAGTGTCATAAGCACTTAAAGTATTATTTAGTATTCTTAAGGTTGAATTTTCTTCATATGCAATTCCAGTATGAATCCAATTACATTTATTTCTAACAATATCAATATTACCAGTTGAGTATTGTGTCTGATTAATAGACACACCAACAAACGGAGAAGAAATTCCAATTCTAGACATCAAGAAATATTTGCCTGTATTATCTAAATTAGCAATATAATGGCAAATATTATCACGAATAGTTAAACCAGTCATCTTATCATTAAATGTATTAACAACTGGAGACATAGATATAATTTTAGTTTCTGATCCTACTAAATATCCGATAGTTCCACAGATGTTATTAGAAATCTCACAACCATGAACAGTTAAACCAGGAAATAACATAGCTCCAGATTTCAGCACTGAAGTAAGAATTATAGCTTGATTTTTATTGCAATAGTTGTTGGTAATAACAGAATTCAATAATGCTGGTTGAACTGCTGGTGGATTTATAGTTGAAGCAGTGTTAATGATTGAAATAGCGGCTCTAATATCATCTTTAACACCGTTAACATTCAAATTCATAAACTTACAATTTTTGATTCGCAAACTACTTAATACTGATACAAGTGTAGTTAATTCAAAATTGATAAAACTGTATCTATCATTTGAATTTGTTGCTGGAGCATAATTGAAAACAGCATTCTCAATAAGAATATCATCTAATACTGTTGTTACGTGACCACAAATATATCCTTGACCACTGTTAACTAAGTTAAGTGGATCATATGATACGCCATCATATGAATCTGCTGTACTACCAGCATTAGGATTATATGTGGATGTTACAACAACATTAACTAACTTGAAGAAATTAGAATCGGTTATATCCACTAATTTGTTAAAGTTTCCACTAATTACTGAATTAGTAATAGAACAAATTGGAGAATTTACTAGAGTAAATACGTTTCCTGGAGTGACTGCGCCAGCAGAAATAACATAATTAGTTGTAATAACACAATTATCAACTTTAAAGTTAAGACTATTGTTTAAATAGAATACTGATCCCCTAAATACATTTACTGAATCGTATAGTGATGTAAATTGTACATTTAAAGTACTGTCTTTAAATATAATGTTGTCACCATTCACAATATTGAATATTATATTGTTAACTGGTGCTGTAGATGGTACGTTTATAGTAATATTACAGTTATCAAAAACAAGGTTTTTAACGTCATCTGGAACAAAAATATATCCATTAAAAATAATATCTAAGTTCTTAAATGTAATATTAGATCCCAATATTACATCACCATTCATTGTTAATAAAGCGTTATTAACACCATCAATTACTACGCTATTAGTAAAATCTAAATACATACGAGCAGTAATGGTAGCATTATCGACATTTGCGCCCTTAACAAAAGCAGTACCATTAAACTTATTGTTGTATTTGATCCAATTAAATATAGCTTCTGGTTTTTTGAAATTTCCTTGAGCCTCATCTGAGGTTAATTTTAATGGAAGATTACTATCAGCGTCATTAATATATTTTCTGGCGTCTGTAACTGTTAAAGTAACAGTAGGAGATGTTGAAACTGTTACTATTGAAGAAACAATATAAAGAGGTACTAAATCTTTTCTTTTGTTAATTATATCTGAAAAAGTGGATGCGTCAATGTAATATAATAAACCATTTACAACGTTAATTGCTTGAAAACGCCTATTAGGATTAGTTGGTGTATTTTGCCACTGATCAAAATCTAATAATGGTATTGGTTGATATTCTCCTTTATCATTAACACACAATACCCAATTAATATTATATAATGATCCAAAACTTTCTTTAATAGCAGGTATAGTTACAGTTTCATTATTAACAGAAATCAACTTCCCATTTACCAAAACTAAACCACCATTCAAATAAATCTGATTTCCATTTGGATTCGTTAAGGTTCCAGGGTCTTGCAAATCAAAACCACGAATAACCCCATTAGAGTGTAACAACTTTTCAGGCAAAGAAATAAAACCAAGCGCAGAAGTACTTAAATCCTTTTCACTGGTGTTACCAAATTGTCTTTCATCACGAAGATAATTAACAGTATTAGTAACATCATTTACTTGACATGTTCCAATCAACATTATCTCTTCATCTAAAGAAAGTGTTGGGAACAATTGAAAATCAATATATTGATCAACAAATCCAGCAATAGAAATATTGTTTTCAAATAATACATCGACGTAATCTATGTTTGTCTCATCATAGAATCTAGTAATTTGACCTAATTTACCAGTTGTAGTTGGTCCATTATGAGTAGAAGTCAATCCATCATAAGATACCAAGTTTCCTACAAATATTCCTGTTAAATTATCCAAATCTACTATGTGTAACGTAATTTTATTAACAGTTCCAAATTGATATCCTCTTAATTTAGAACTAACTTTCATAATGTTCAATTTGGATAATTCAGAGAATGTATGCAATGGAACGTTATTAATATCGAAAGTTACCCCACTAGCATTTATTCTAGTTCTTTCATGCGTAAATGATTTTCCATTTTGATCAACATACACTTCAAAATGTCTCTTAAATGGACCAGCATTACTGAAATCTGTGGAGCTTTCTTTATTGAAAGATACAGAGCCAGCATTAAATCCAATTTCAACTACATTTCCAACTGCCAATGTAGCAGTTGGAGAAACACTGGTAGCGTGAACTGCATCATATACAGTAATATCTGTATACGGATCTACAGGGTTTGGCGTTGGGCATGGACATACTGGTATATTGAAAGTTATATCTTGGATAATGAATCTACCAAAATCTACTAAGTTACCTTGTCCAGCAGATTGTACAACAAGAGTTTTGCCAACCTTCAATCCAGAAGTAGATAGATCTAATGGTATACGATACGTAACTTGTACTCTACCATTTGGTGATGGTCCAGGGAATACATTAATAGCTTGTATAGTGGCATTCCAATAACCATCACCATATCCATCAACTAATTGATCAATATCTAAAGCCAACTTATCTTTTTCGATACCATTGACATAAAAATTATTTCTCTTTAACGGCAAAAATATCTTAGTTGGAACTAAAGCAGCTTCAACTGATTCATATGATATTTGATACAACGGGCTTGCCCAATTTCCACCATTAACACCAAATCCTAATGGATCAATAGTAGATGTTCCAGCTCCTGGAAATACATCCACTACATTATTTGGGAAGTTAACTCCGGTAGCTAATGAATCATAAGTACCATCACTTCCAACAACTGCACTTACAATGGAAAAACCGGCATTTCTATAAGAATCTGCCAACATAATTCCAAATTCACCCTGATGAGAAAAAGCAATAAATCTGTAATTAAAACCAACTTGTCTCATTGCGGCGTTTGTAGTTTCTACTACAGAATCTAATGTATAAAGACCTGGTGTTTTTCCACGATTACCAGTAACATCAATAGCTGGTAAAACCGTATATCCATCTTGCGGATGACCAGTTGTATATAGTACCAAATATAAAAGATAATGTGATGCATTTAATTGATCTGGATTGAATCCAATACCTAAAACTTGAGCACCATATGGACTACCAATAATCAAACTTGGAATTTCATTGAATGAATTATTAACTGGCGCAATAGCTAATACACCATGTTTGTTATTGTTGAATAATGGTCTATCTATGCGCGCAGAAGCATTTGTAGTATAAAATAGATTTTTACCATTTATTCTAACTACATACTTTTTAACACCGCCATTTTGTACATATTTTTTTTCTTTAATAACAAAACTTACTTCTACGGCGCCATAATTGACTCTAATAATGTCACCAATCTTGATCAAAGCAAATTTTTCATCAAATGAATTAGAACTTATTTCACTATCAATAGGTTTAAATTCAATGATGTCATCACCAACATTAATATCATCTACTGGAAAACTACTAGAACCAATATTTAATAGATATGTAATAACTGCAGTATTTGTAATAATAGGTGACCCATAACCATCAGCAACCAAACTTGATGATCTTGATGATCTAGAAATACCATTTGTATATAGGTTTTGTATTCTAGTGCCTAATAAAAAGATACTAGAACTGTCTACGAAATCAGCAAATTGTTGCAAATCTTGAGCAGTTTGTGGAACTGTTGAAAATCTACTTGTATTTAACCAAATTCCACTAGCAGTATGACCATAATTAGCAGGATATGTAGATCCATCAATAGTTGTAATTAATTGTGTGCTACTGCCACTGCCATCTAAAAATTGATGGACCAGCAATTCATGATTCATGTCATTAACTAATGTATATGAATCATGATTGTCTCTTAAACCATTAAATCTATTGAATAGATATTTAGACGAATCACTACTCACATCTATTTGATTTAGTTCATGCCTATAGATAGCGCCTAAAAGATGTGGTTCTAATTTAATTCCTGTTAAAGAAATCCAACTTAAACTAGTATTAATGCTACTTGATATGTCTTGAATATAGTTGAATAAATCTTGTGTTCTGTGATCTAGTCTCAATTTAGATTCTGGTATTTCAGCAGAATTAGAAATTTGATCATTAGTGATTGGTAAAGTAACCAATCCCAAACTAGTAATAGCAGATGATTTAATTGAACCATCTGGTTCTAATGAGATACCTAACCTTTCAGAAATAGAATTAGTTGTACCAGCACCACCTAAGCCTAAATACTGTTGTGTATTAAATGCTGCATCACGCAATGCATTAATTGCTTCAGCCCCCAAATCCTGAATATTATCGTTAATTGGAGGTAAAGTTGTATCATCATCAAAATCGTTTGGGAAATTGCTACTCATTTTATCACCGTATATTTAAGTGAATATAACTTAACTTATTCTTTATTGATTGATTCACTAACACGTTTTACTAAAGCATCTGCCGTTGGGTCTTCAACTGGAACAGTTCCTGGAGGTAAAGATGCTGCTAACTTTTGATTAAAGAATGCTTTTACTATCCTATATAATAAAGTTGACAATAAACCGGCTACCAAACCAAAAACTAATCTACCACCAGCCGCAGAAATACCCTCTGGATAAGGATAATTTTTGATTAAAATAGCAGAAAAAGATCCTAAAATTACTGGCGTGATTGGTAATATCAAATCATTCCATAATTTAGATTCTTTAGCCATAACTTTAACGTTAGCTAATAAGTACTCAACAACAGTTCTTAATACAGATGTTACTGCTACTATGCTTAAACTAAAAATTATAAACTGCCAACTCATCAATATTTGCAAAATATTATCCATAGATTTCTCCCTATGGGTATGCAAAGTAATTAATATATGATTTACTAAATCATTTTAACAATCTAATGATTCTACATTAAAATCTGATGAAATACTCCCATTATAACAACTATCTTCTTTTACAACAAATGTAGCTGTTAATATATAATTTCCTATGCTTGTAGTATGATTTGGAATTGTTACTGTTACAGTAGTTTCCGTACCATAACCTTCAACATCAAATGGTCCGAGTGTAATTCCATGTCCATCTCTAAACAATTCTAGTATAACTGTACCTATTAATTCTCCTGGAGGTGATATTGAAGAGATTTTAATATCATAATTTGTATCAACACCAATACAAAGGCTGGAAGGACCAATTATTACTGTAGTAGTGTCAAAAATACTAGGAGATAGTGTCAAACTACCTGATGAACTACTATTAGCATAACAATATCCATCACTAATATAATTAGCAGTAACATTCCAAAAAGTTCCAGGATCAAATGTATTTCCAAGAACCAAAAGACTAGCGCTACCATCAACAATCTCTGTTGTTCCAAGATCCATTGTGGTGTAACCATCAGTGCAAGTGAATTGCACTGAACCAACAGATGGCGGCGGAAGAAGAGAAGCAATTGTACCAGAAATTAAAGTAATATTTTGATGAATACAGAATATAGGATTATCCGATATGCTGGCAACTGTAGTTGTTACATCATTCGAAATAGAATGTAAAGTTTTTCCTAATATTCCGCCAGGAGATTCGCTAGAATTCCAACATCCATAACCATCATATACGGCTTGTAACCAATAATCATATCCATCTGTAGTAGTAAAAGCAGGAATTATACTGGTAGCATCACCCAAATCATTTAATGTTGCTGAGGATAATTCTACAAAATTTATATCATCACTATACAATATAAATCTTACTGAGCCAGATGGAAGTGGTCCAGAAACTGGTGTAACGTGCGCTGAAATGAACATTGGTTGAGCATAACAAAAATAAAGATTATTTACTGTAAGAATAGTAGTAGTTGTAGTGGTCAATCCTATATTGTAATTTGAAATATCACTAGTGCTTGTTTCAAATAAATTATGAACCCCACTATAGATAGCTATGTATTTTCCTAAAGACACGTTAAGAGTAGTAGATATAACTACCGAACCCGCCGTTAATGTTCCGGTAGCTAATACAGTTCCACTTACAGTATTAATAATTGATACAGTTCCTGTAGGAGTAGGTCCTCCACCAGTGTTATTTGTTACTGTTACATGAAAAGTTATTGTATCTCCACAATTAGGTAAAGTTGGAGATATACTAGTAATTGTCGTCGTAGTACGGTAAATATTCAATCTACCAATATACATTAAACCTCTTCCTAATGGCATATTATCCTTGTGACATTGCTAGTTGTATAATTACTAACCAGTTAACAGTATTAGTTCCAGAAAATCCTGTGTAAACTTGTAAATTATTTCCAGATGTAGTAATAGTTGGAATTGTCCAACTTGCGGCAGCTCCAGTAGTTGTTCTAGCATCTGCATTAGTGACACTGCCCATTGCTATTGGACTTCCAGTTGTTCTTAAGTAACCCATACTTAAGTTAAATTCGGCGCCATCAGCAGCGCTTGTAGCTTTACCCGTAAAGATAACATCAATTTTAATTGAAGTATTATCTGGTATAGCAAAAGAAAATGCCAAAGCAGCCGCTCCAACAGAAGAAGTTACATATGAACGATATGTATAAGTTTGCTGTCCGGCAGATCCCCAGATACTAGGATTTGGGATAGACCCGACTGAAAAATTATCTCCATCCGCTTGTTTTACCCATAGCTGACCGCCAGATGAATATACAATTGTTCCATTCAATGGATTTCCAATTGTTGGTGGGGTTACGGTATCTCTAACATACATTACAAGATCACCTGTATTGGCAGGCATATCCAAATTTGTTAATGGTCCATTATGTAACAATGACAATACTCTGCGATTAGCTGCTATTTCTGTTGCTTCCAACATAGTAGTGCCGGCAGAATCCAAAGCTAATGTTACTCCGCCTTTTAATCCTCCAGAACCTGGACTACCACCAGTAATAATTGCATCTCCTCCATTTTTGGAGGAACCTGAAGCGCTCTGTGCTCTTACAGTAAAATCTGCTCCATGATTTAATACTGTTACCGATTGAGAAATAACAGGAATTATTCCATTGATCCAAGTTAATCCGCTTGAAGATACTCTAGTAGATCCTAAAACGCCAGTTAATCCAATAACTTGCTGTATAGCGTTAGTACCAGCTAAATCCCCACTAGCACTAAATGCATTAACAGCCGGTGATGGCATCCAAGAAGAGGATCCTCCATCCCATGTCAAAACGTCTCCGCTACTTGGAGGCAATGTACTAACTGATCTGCCTTGTATTTTAGTTACTAATACATTGGTAGCAGTTCCACCAATATCTCCATTTAATTGAATTATACCCTTACTAACAGTAGTGGCATCATCAATAACTGGAGGTGTTACAATAGTAGTTAATCTTTCAATAGCTTCTTGTACATTTGAAACTACTTGAGACTCAATAGTTATCAATGGTGATAAATCTATTTGATCAGCTTTGTGTCTAAAATTAGCACCATCAACGTGATTTTGAAAATCAAATCTATCGGTGGCTAATCTGCCAACATCTTTTTTATAATTTGGTACGGGAGGTATATTAGTCATTATGACCTTCCATTTTGTATTGTTTAACTAGCTGTAAAATTTTTTTGCTCAATATTTTTATCTTCTTATCATCTTTATCTATTTGCGCTCTAGCAAATTGCTGTAAAACTTTCATTTGAGCAGGTTGAAAAAACCATTGTACCAACGCATCATCTATGTGTACATTAAAATGTTCTTGCAATAACATTTTAATATTTTTTGTCATTTTTTCTCTGTAATCTCTAACTATTTTATCTATTTGTTCTTGTTGAGACAATGGTGGATTTTTTTGTAAATGTTCCTGACGCTTTCTTTCCTGCTCTTCAAAAAGCTTATTTTTTATTAATTCTTCCTGTTTTTGTTTTTCAGTGATTCTTTTAATATACGCTTTATACATGGGATCATTGCGATTTTTTCTAAAACGTTCATTCATTAATTCGCGCTCAGCTTTTTCTTCTTCACTTTCTGCCAAGGATAAAAAACTATCAATATTCTTAATAAGCTCATTTATTTTTTTCATAGTTACCCTGATGATTATATATCCTTATTATCTTAGCTACAGAATTATATTTTAAATTAAATTGTATTGCTAACTGTTTTTTAGTATACAAGCCTGTCAAATATAATTTGACTATTTCATTTTTAATTTCAATAGGAATACGAAAAGAACGGTCTTGATTTTTAGCTGCTTCACTATTTCTTTTTTTATGTTCTTCTGTTAGAGAGCCTCGTAATCTCATGGATTGGAAATTGGACATTTTTTTTCTTGTTTCATCACTAACAGTTTTTCCAAATCTTCCGTTGTTTTCACCAGAATTTGCCACGGAAATTTTTTGTCTAACTTCTTTAGTAATAATTTTTCCTTTATGGCTTTCTGAGATCTTTTTATTATGTTCATCAGTATGTTTTCTACCTAGCATTTTTAATCTTCTTTTTTCTTTACTTTCTTCAGATACATTAATCGCGCCATCACCACCCGAAGTCAAGTTGTATCCATAATTTTTATCTTGTGTTTTTAACATAGATATCCAAAAAATCTCTTTTTCATTAACATTAATTTCATTACATACTTCAATAGTTTCCAAGAGAAAATTCTCTTTTCCATATTTTTTTATAGCTTTGTGGATAATTTGAAAATGATTATCTGATTCTGAAAATGTTTCAGAGATCTTAACGTGACGGGCAAATCTAGAAATAACGTTTTTAGTTTTTCCAATATACATTTTACCATTAACTTTATTTGTGATTTTATATATATAATGTAGGGTCATATTCATATAGTAAAATATTATTAGATCACGGTAATATAATTGTATGATTGTGCCCAAGCACCTTTTGCACTACACCCCCAATTATTGGATGATTATGACCTTGATTAACGGCAGTTGTTTGATTGATTTGATTAACAGAGATTATCTTTTCGTTTATTACAATTTCGTGAACATGAGGAGGAATTCCAGGTACAAAACCAACGGTAGTTGATAATTTTGATGGAAACATTGATGTATTTCTAAACACTCTGATTTGATAAGCTGGATCAAACTTTCTAATTCTCATAACTCTAAATAATTGACCACCTTGTTGATTCAAAATAGTATTGTTTCTAGTTACAGAAATGACTTCATATCTAAATTCTTCATTATCATCAATATCAAATAAAATTATGATATCTCTAGTTTTGATCGTAGGAACTGTTAAAGTCCATAAATTCAATGGAAATTCTGATTCCATTCCAGCTTCATACATTTTAGTTTGTTCATCTGTTGGGGATGGTCTAACCATAATTCTGCCATCTGATTGTCTTGGATTAAAATATTGTTCGTATCCAAAGACAAACTTGGTACCATAGCATAGCGGACATCTGTCATCAGGATATTCGCTACTAGCCAAGTAACAAGAACAAGTAATACCAGTTTGAACTCTTTTAATCAATACGGCTGGTCTACCAGTAACAGATAACTCAACTTCTTGTCTTTGATCATTATGATCTTGCAAATTGAATCCTCTCAAAATATTGTAGTTACCATAACCGTCTATGCAGCCCATTTCTCCACCAATATAACTTCCTACACAGGTACCATTAAGTAAAAGTACCGGATCGGTTCTGTGATATCCAGCATAATCGTACATTGGAAAATTTACATTAGCGGCATCGGAAGCTCCAAGATCAGTAGATAACAAATCTTTAGTTACTTGATGATAGCCATCAATTAAAGTATATGGATAATTAGGGTATTCAAATCTAGATTGACATACAAAAATTCTATCAAATAGAGAAGATTCATCAATGGTAAATTGAATAACTGTCGGATCCCAAAATGTGATGCCATCAAAACCAGCCGTAGTATGTGATCTAGCAATTGAGTTATTGTAGCCCCTTTGTAATAGATCTGTCAATATCAAATTCATATTGACGACATCTATAGAAGAATATTGTATTAATTCTGCACCAACTTTAATTACACCGCTTGGAGAAAATCCACTCACATCCAATAATGGAATAACCAAGTCAGTTGCAGAAATATCTTGTCTTAAAATGCTGAAAGGGTATACTCTCAAATTATCATAAGCAACGGGCAATTGATTCAAATCGAATGCTAATGGATCATATTCAACTGGTCTAACGCTAAAGAAATATTCTTGACCGGGAACTAAATCAATAATATTGGCTTCTAAAGTTCCATCTATGGAAACATATTTAACACCATCAGTGAAAACATTTTCTTTAATGGTGGAATAATAAAGATGATATGCTATTTGATTGGTTTTTATTGTTGGATATGCTTGGAACCATTTCATGTTGATGGTGTACCCGTCGCCCAAGCTTTGGATGTGATCTAATCCGGCACGTACAGGATTAAGATAATATGGCATTGGGTTCTCCATTTTTAGTAATTATGTTTTCCAATTCTATGTATTTTTCATATTTTCTATCAAGGCATAATATATTACTGTCTCCATACAAAAATTTCAATATTGAATGTACATTATTATTTCCAGTATATTGAAGAGAGCCTATACCACTATCTTGACCAATGATTTTGGTTTCAGTAGGAATTTCACAATTTTTGAACAGTACATCATGAAATGAAGTTAAAAACTCTTTTGTTCCACGAAGATGTAATCGAGCTTGCGGCGTTTTTCTTAATTTACCATTGCTATACTTTTTATCAAATCCTATACTTCCATCACCATCAAAATATCCTGCTAAAAAACTATTAATGTATTTATGATTCTTAATATGATCTGGCAAGTTGTATGTTAATGATTTATTTGAATGTATTCCAAACTTTTTCAAATCTTCTATATATTCTGGAGAATACAATAATAGAGTATAACTTATACTATCATTATACTTAAGGTTTCTTTTACTATTTTTTATTACTCTTTTGTACAGTTTATGATTTGATTTTATCATATTTTGTATTTTTTGAAGATGTGATTTATCATTTTCTTTTAATGATATTCCAATGTCATTATGCTTTTTGTTTCGAGAATCTATTTTCTCATAGATCCATCCATCAGCAGCTATAAATCCTGCTAAATAAAATGATTCACAAGTCTCTTCTTTGAAAAAATCTTTGTTGAATGTATGTTTAGTATATCCCATATTACAATACTATGATATTACCATTTTTCCATTTCTTTCCATAATAATTTGGCGGCTAATTTCCATTTATGTAGAGCATTGTCTTTTAAGTATTTAAAAAAATCTATTGGATTTGTAGATATGAATTTAGAAAAATGTAAAATTTTTCTCTTATCATTTTGTGATATTTGATAATTTGATGATAGATCTTTTAAGATATTTTTATACAATGTATTAGGTAATCCCAAAGCAGCTTTACATAATTCTATTTTATTATCTTGATAAATAGTACGAGATTTAATAATCCTTTCTAACAACATAAAATTATGTCTTAAAGAAGGATAAAATTCTGTATCTTGCTTATCATGTGGCAATGTAACCTGCCAAAACATATCTTCTGGCTCTCTATATTTTTTAGGCGGCAATCCAGATACATCTGGATCTTTTTTACCCTCATTAATAAATCTATTTAAAGAATCTTGAATATAATGTGTTAATTCATGAGCAATGACTTCTTTTAACCAATGCACTATTTGTTTAAAACCATCAATGGAATCAACGTCTGGCAATATTACTTCCATTGAACGTGTAGAAGAATCATATGTGCCGCCATGTTTTACAGTCCAACTATTTGTTCTAGTATTAACAGTAATGTCATCTAAAATAAATCCAGTTTTATCTTTTATATTTTTCACTATTTCATCATATTTGGATGACTTAAAATATCTCAATTGATATAGAGGAATATGAAATATCCTATATCCAGCATTAGGATGTTGCCCATTATCTTTTCCTAAATATTGTTTGGCATAATTTATCAATTGTTCATCTTGTGTATTTGCAATAACATTTTTTGCAAATAAAGAAAACACAAATTCTGATATTTGATTAACTGAACTTTCAGGAAGCTGAACTAATCCCGCCAGTTTTTCGAAATATTCGCATCTACTTAAAATTTCACTTATTTTATCCATATTAACTCTCGACAAAAACTTGGGGACTATATTATTAGGGGAAGTAGTATATGATCTGATCA